TTTGTATCTCCGGGTGTATATACATCTGAAAAAGACTTAACATTCGTAGCACAAAGTGTTGGTGTGAGCACATTAGGTTTGGTGGGTGAAACCTTAAAAGGTCCCGCTTTTGAACCTGTATTAATAACTAATTTTGACGAATTCAAGTCATATTTTGGGGGAACAAGTCCGTTAAAAGACAACAATAACAATCCAAAATATGAATTACCTTATTTCGCAAAATCTTATTTAGAAGAATCTAACCAAATGTTTGTAACAAGAATATTAGGTTTAACGGGTTATTTACCTGTCAAAACTTATGGTGTTAAAACAATTGGTGGGGTTACATTGGGGGCTCTTAGTGGAACAACCACAAGTTTAACAATGTCAGCATCGACCACAACAATTACAGCAAGTACGATTTATAGTGAACTATCAGATAAAATATCTGTAGATGGAAATTATATTACAGAATATATTGTAGCAAACTTTAGTGGTAACACATCATCTAACCATGGACAATGGTTTGTGATGGGTGAAGTACCAACTTCAGGAACAAGTGGTCAAACATCATCACTTGAAGAAGTTTCTCCTTTAACAGGTTTGAATAACGCAAGTAATTACAACAATAAGGAATGGTTCAATAAACTTTGTAACACCACAGGTTCTGAAGTATATTCTTACTTATTTGTTTATAACAGCGGTGCGAGTAGATTTGATGTGACTAAGTACACATACTATGGAACATTGAACACGGCGTATGATGGACAAGTGGTTTTAGCGTTCAGACCAAGAGGTTCTTACAATGGACAAACATTAAACTTGGAAACTACCGCAGATGTAAATTTTGTGGTTACAGGTTCAGGAATCACTACAAATCCATTAGCTGAATTTACAGTTAATGTTACAGGTTCAACAAGTGGACCAAAATCATTCACTTGTAGTATGGACTCTTCGTCATCAAAATATGTAACAAAAGTTTTTGGTACCGATGTTTATGACAAATTAAAAAGTGATGTACCTGTGTATGTTTTTGAATCTTATCCAAATTACTTACAAAGAGCATATGAACAAGGTTTAATTAGAGGTTTAAGTTTAACAGAAGTTTTCGAACATGTTGGTAACGACTTTAAAACATCTTGGGATACCCCAATGACACCAACTGTTGTATCAGAGGTTAGAGGTGGTGAAGTTGATGATTTATTTGATGTAATCACAGTATCAGATGGTGATTCTGCAAACTACGAAGTAAAAGTTTCAATTATTAATATTGATGTAAACACTGGTGACTTTGACTTAATCGTTAGAGACTTTAATGATACAGACGATAATTTAGTTGTACTTGAAAAATTTGGTAGATGTAATATGAATCCAGATTTACCAGGATATGTTGCTAAAAAAGTTGGTACATCTGATGGTGAATATGAATTACGTTCAAGATACATTATGTTGTCAATGGCTGATAATCACCCAACCGACGCATATCCTGCAGGATTTAAAGGATTTACAAACAACACATCTTTTGGTTCAAGTACTTTAGGTTCGGTGATGTACAAGACTACATTCTATAACGCTGGTGATACTACATCTTATCAAGCCGATGGAACACCTGTTTTATCTTCAGGTGACAAAGTAAGAAGAACATACTTTGGTTTATCAAGTCCAACAAACGCAGTAACATACGATAGAGACTTGTTTAAATTCAAAGGAACATCAGCAGCTGGAACAACTAAGGGTTTCCACTTATCAACAAACGCATCTACAATCACAGGAACAACCTTCTTAACCACGTCGTATGATTTAGAGGGTCAAACAGGTGGAGCGAATAACGTATTAACAAATATCAATTATCGTAAATTCACATTCGCAGCGGCTGGTGGATTTGACGGTTGGGATATCTACAGAAATGTGAGAACCTACGGTGATGGATACATCTTTGGTAAAAATACTTACACAAGTGGTAACACTAATAATGGTGGTGTATTTAGTACAGTATCAGGAAACTCTGACTACTACGCTTACACTCAAGGTATTGATACCTTCGCAAACCCTGAAGCTGTTGATGTAAACATCTTCGCAACACCAGGTATCAACTTCTATGACCACAGTTCATTAACATCTTACGCAATTGATATGATTGAAGAAGATAGAGCGGATTCACTTTATGTGATTTCATCACCAAACTACGGTACAGCGGATGAAGTAATAGACGCTTTGGACGGCGTAGCAATTGATAGTAACTACTCAGCGGTTTACTGGCCTTGGATTCAAGTTAGAGACGCAGACAACGCTACACAATTATACTTACCACCAACAGGTGAAGTATTGAGAAATATAGCATTAACAGATAACGTATCTTTCCCTTGGTTCGCGGTAGCGGGTTATTCAAGAGGTTTAGTAAACTCAATCAAAGCTTATAAGAAATTAACTTTGGATGAGAGAGATGACCTTTACAAAGCGAGAATTAACCCTATCGCAACATTTGCGGATACCGGTACAATCATTTGGGGTAATAAAACACTTCAAGTACGTGAATCAGCTTTGGATAGAATTAACGTAAGAAGATTACTGTTAAGAGCAAGAAAATTAATTTCAGCAGTAGCGGTAAGATTGTTATTTGAACAAAACGACGAACAAGTTCGTAATGAGTTTTTGAGATTGGTTAACCCGATATTAGACGCAATTAAGAGAGAAAGAGGTTTGTATGAATTCCGTGTAACGGTTTCCAACGACCCTGAAGATATTGACGCTAATACTTTGAGAGGTAAAATTTACATTAAACCAACAAGAGCTCTTGAATTTATCGATGTTGAATTCATAATCACACCAACAGGAGCATCATTTGATAATATCTAATAAAAAGGGGAGGGGAAACCCTCCCTATTTTATGTTCCACGTGGAACATTATAATATAGTGTGACCTACGGAATTACCAAATATAAAAAAAATAAAATTATAAATTACCCAGTATATGCACCAGTATTCTAGTTCTAGTTCTAGTTTATTTTTATCTAGTTTATTTCTTTATAGTTATTCTAGTTTCTTTAATCTAGTTCTTAATTTACTAGCATCTAGTACTAGTATGGAAAAAATACGAAATAATTTTCACAAAATCAAGTATTGAGAAGATTTTTTTTGTTTTTTCATATACAACATATTTATAAGAAAGATTAAAAATAAAAAAATTAAAAAACAAATATTGACATGGCAGATTTATTAATGAAAATGCCGGTTCCTTACGAACCGAAGAGAGTTAACCGATTCATACTTAGATTCCCATCATCATTGGGTATTAACGAGTGGTACGTAACCTCAAGTGCAAGACCTAGTGCAAAAATTAACTCAGTTGCAATTCCTTTCATCAACACATCAACATACGTAGCTGGTAGATTTGAATGGAATGAAATAAGAGTAACCTTCAAAGACCCTATTGGTCCTTCAGCGGCACAAGCATTGATGGAGTGGTTCCGTCTACACGCTGAATCAGTTACAGGTCGTATGGGTTACGCAGCTGGTTACAAAAAAGATATTGAATTAGAAATGTTAGACCCAACGGGGGTTGTGGTTGAAAAATGGATACTTCAAGGTTCTTTCATAACCGACTTAAACTTTAACGAACTTGATTATTCAAGAGATGATATTGCATCTATCACATGTTCGTTAAGAATGGATAGATGTATATTAGTTTACTAATCAAATAATAAAAAATCTGTCAATAAAAGGTCTCTCAAAAGGAGACCTTTACTTTTTTTATAAGTTTTTGTAAATTATACTAGTTATTAAATAAAACAAATATGGAAGAATTTAGAGTCGACCCAACAATCGCTTATGATGTTGTTGAACTACCTTCAAGAGGTATACACTATCAAAATAAAAAGAAATCACTTAAAGTTGCATACTTAACGGCTGCGGATGAAAATATTTTATCCGCGCAAAATTTAATTGCGACAAATGGTGTAATTGATGAATTACTTAGAAGAAAAATATTAGATAGAGATATTCAAATTGAAGACATTGTTGAAGAAGATAGACAAGCAGTGTTAATATTTTTAAGAAACACCGCTTTTGGTCCCGAATATAAATTTTATTTAACTGACCCAAAAACTGAAAAGGATTTTGAGATTTCTGTTGATATGAGTGAATTAAAATTCAAAGATTTTAATTTAGAATCAGATTCAAACGGTGAATATCCATATTTTATGGAAAAATCAAAAGTTCAAATCACATTTAAATTTTTAACACCAAAACAAGAGAAAGAACTTGATGATTTAAGAAAGAGTTGGAATGGTCAAGGTGTTGCACCTGTTGTCACCAAACAATTAGAAATGATGATTAAGTCTGTTGCCGGCAATAGAGATATGATGAACATACATAATTTTGTTGAGAGATTACCAATTAAAGACTCTCAAGATTTCAGAAAATTTCTAAAAGAAAATAAACCAGGATTAGATTTAACAAAAACAGTAAAAACCCCGTCAGGAGAAGACACCCAAGTTGAAATTGGGTTCGGGGTTGAGTTTTTTCGCCCTTTCTATGGCTTATAAGAAAGGACAGTTAGACGAAATTTTATTTTTAATCAAAAGAGGTTTTAGTTATGGTGACATTATCACCATGCCAGTTTTCATACGTAGATATTACGTGGAGTACATTATTGAATTAGAAAACACTCCTAAATAATATTTATTGATATGACAATTAACGAAGAAGTATCCAAATTAAGAGCAGGTTTAAATTATACTCAATTCAAAAACGAGTTCTTGAAATTTGAATCCGTGAAGAATAACAGTTCTTTAATGGGTCAAGTAGATACTTATTGGTCATTTTATAATCAAAAAGAACCATCAAGTGGAGGAAATACAGGAAGTGGTGGTAGTAAAACAGCCGCTTTTGCTACAGACCTACTTAAAACTCAAAATATTGCGGACTTAGGGTATTCAAACCCCGTTTCATCATTATCATTATCAAAAGATACTGTATTCCAATTTAGTACCATATCTGAAACAATAGGTAAAATTGCAAGAGAATCAAAAAATCTACCTGATTTTATGGTTCAATTAGGTGTTAAAGGCGCCAAAGAGATGGTATCTTTTCTTGGTGATGAATTAATAAAAATACAAACACAAGAAGTAGAGTTAAGAAATAAAATTAATTCTGAACTTGGATTAACAGGTGAATTATCAAGAGAATTTAGAAACAATATATTTGAAACATTACCAGCCGCTACCGCTATGGGATTTGGATTTGAGGATGTAAAAGATTATGCGGTACAAATGGTTGAACAAACAGGTAAGATGACAACATTTGGTAGTGATGTTTTACAAGAATCACAAAAAACCGCTAGAGCTTTTTACGGTGATTTATCTAAATTGGGAGCTGCACTGGATTCGTTTGAAAAAGTAGGTATTGGAGCAAAAGACGCAATCAAAGAAATTGACAGGGCGGGTAAAAGTTCATTAACTCTTGGTTTAAACGCGAGAAAGGTGGTAGCAGATGTTGGTGCTAATATGGACAAATTAAACACTATTGGATTTAAAAATGGTGTTGAGGGATTAACCAGAATGGTTCAGAAGTCTATTGAATTTAACATGAACATTGAAAAGGTTAAATCAATGGCGGAGAAACTTTTTGACCCCGACCAAGCAATTGCGTTGTCCGCAGAATTACAAGCTATAGGTGGAGCGATTGGAGATTTCAACGACCCATTGAAACTAATGTATATGGCAACAAATGATGCCGGTGGTCTACAAGATGCGATGATAGGTGTTGCGGGTTCATTAGCGACATATAATTCCGAATTAGGTAGATTTGAAATTACAGGTGCAAACTTAAGAAAATCTAAAGCTTTAGCTGACCAAATGGGTATGAGTATGGAGGAAATGTCCAAAACCGCAATTAAAGCTGCGGAAAGGTCATCGGCGGCTACCGCGTTATTATCCTCAGGTTTACAAATAGATGAAAAAGAAAAAGAATTCTTAACCAATATCTCCAAAATGGAAGGTGGTAGAATGGTTATAGATATTCCTCAATCTTTAGCAGATAAGATGGGATTAAAAGATACCAAAGTCGCTTTGGATGAACTAAATCCTACGATTGCAAAAGGGTTATTGGAGAATCAAAAAGCGTTTGAAGAAATGTCTGTTGAGGATATTGCGAGAGACCAATACACGGTAACTCAAAATATGCAAAAAGACATAAGTGCGTTATTGACGGTTGCTAAAGTACAAGCCGCCGCAGAAATAAGAAAACCTCTGGCTGAGTTTGACAAATACATTGAAGGTTTAGAATTATCTAGAAATTTAAAAGAAAAGACAAGTTTAGGTGGTTTACAAAAAACAGACGAAGGTTTATTTTCCAAAATGGTTAGCGAAGCGGTTGCACCTGCTAAAGCTTTAGTTGCTAAAAGTATGGGTGTGAGTGAATCTGATTTAGAGAACAGATTAAAAGGAAAAGAATCATCTACCACACCAACAACTTCAACAGTAAATGTTAACCATACACATACTGTTAAATCAGACGGAGCCGTTGTTGATAATGTTGTTAGGGCGATTAATAATAGTCCATCATTGGCTAATGATATGTCTCAAAGTTTTATACCATCGGATTTAGATTACACATCTTTTACCTTACCACCTCAATTTAATTAAAATTAAAAAGTTTCTATTTATAATATAAATGCCAACATATTTAGATTTTAATAACACCAAAACTTTCAGGGACTTTTTAATTTCAAAAACTCTGAATAGACCGAATGGACCTCAAACGTTCACGGATGCGAATTATAGTGTTCAGAATCTAAATAATTTTGCTAATGTCGACCCCGGTGACGTTAAAACAAATTGGGCGGTTTATTTTGGACAAAATTTTATCAATTTATATGTTCCACCCAATAACACAATTGAAGAATATACTGACACATCTTTACCGTCTTTAGCTTTATTATTAGGTGGTATAAATCCAGCTGGATATGTAAATTCATTCGAACCCCAAACAACAAATTTAATTAGTATTATGGCGGGCCAAAACTTCGATAGTGATTCGAGGTTAATGAAATTCGCCACACAAAACATTAGAGAAAACAAACAAGGACCTGTCTTTGCTAGATTACAACAAAATTTGGAATCCGCAACATTAGGTAGGGTTAGGGCGTTAGATGCGTTAGGTGGAAATACCGCGACTGCAATTAATATTGTTACAGGTAGAGAACCTTTAGTTGAAAAAAATTATAAGATTACCGTTGCTAAAAGTTTATTAGGAAAGGGTGTTGATTTTCTTCAAACAGTTGCAGGTATTGAATTCCCTTTTAGTGAAATACCTGGCGATTATTTAACCAACCCAAGAAACCCTATTGAAAATAGACCAACACCAAAAACAGAAGCCGGCGCTATTTTACAAGACGTTACTGGTGTTTTAGGAAGTTTAGTTGGTATTCAAAGAAGACCTAAACTCGGAAGAAAACCTTCCGATTTAATGATTGAATACATGGGAGAGGGTCAGAAACAAATATTATTTGACCAATTAACATATTCAACATATGCTCCAAATTATACAACAACAGCGAGGTCACAACAGTCATCAAAAATTTTCAATTTTGCGAATAGTTTTGCTCAAGGGGTAAAAACTGTTTTAGGATTAGAAGCACCAAAAGGTGTCGCATATATTGGAGACGATAGAAGTGAAGACGTGAAATATACCATGTCAGACTTTAATGACAACATGGTTAAAAGTAGTTACTTCTTAAGTTTAATGTTTGACCCGGTACAAGCCGCGTTATTCGAGAGACAAAGAAATATTTCCCAAGGTGGACCAATTAGTGGTAAACTGACGTGGATTAGTAAGAACTCACAAAACAAAATTGGATTATGGAACGAGGAATTCCAATCAAGAGAAAGTGATACGTACAACAATTCAATTTCAACAAAATACGGATTTAGAGAAGATTCAATTTTGGGTAAAACTCAAGAAATCTTGGATTCAATGCCTAAAGATGGTCAAGCCACAAGAACACACGTTGGTAATGTTATTGACCAAACAAGTAGAATTTTTAAAGAAGGTGACAGTATGTTGTCTCGAGGTTCCGCAATTAAATTTGTTGACAAGTATAAACAAGAAACAGGTGCTGAATATTGTAGGGTGTGGACCAAAGATAGGTCTTATATGAACTATTCAGACACAATGAAAAGAACCGCTAATATCAGAAAATTTGATGATAGTGTAATGGGTGGTGAGAGCAGACCTTGGAATATTAATATCGCACCAATGTCAAGCGGAAACTATGATGCAAAAAATAGTTTTAAAAACTCATTTGGTGCAAAGAATTCAACAAACATATTTGAATCACCCACAGGTGATGGATTTTACGCTAAAAAATATATGTTCTCAATTGAGAACTTAGCATGGAGAACATCTAATACACCTGGTTTCACATACAATGATTTACCATTCTGTGAGAGAGGTAATAATGGAGGTAGGGTTATGTGGTTTCCTCCGTATGATTTGAAAGTTAGCGAGAACAACCAAGCTAGATGGCAAGACAATACGTTTTTAGGTAGACCTGAACCAATATATACTTATCAAGATACTTCTAGAAGCGGTCAATTATCATTTAAGGTTGTAGTGGACCACCCAAGTATTTTAAATTTATTGGTTAGAGAATACTTTAAAGGAATGTCCGATGAAGAATCGGAAAATTATATCAACGCATTTTTTGCGGGGTGTGAGGAATTAGATTTCTACGCATTAATCAGAAGATTCGCTCAATTAGATACAAACGATATAAAACTAATTCAAAGTTTCTTAAATCAAGGACAAGACCCCGAAACTATCAAACAATATAAGGTAACCACTGAGTATCCAACAGAAACAACACCAACAAACACAACAACACAAGGTAACGAAGCAGATTCTAAAGCTGTTGATGAGGTTATAATTAAATTAAAGTATGAAAACGATATACCGGGACCAAGAGATAAAGTTGATACCACACAAAATTATACACAATTATACAAAGCTTACAAAGACCAAAAACAAGCTTATATTAATGAATTAGGTGCCGCGTTAAATACTTTAACTGGTTTGTCTCAAACAGACACTCAAGTAAAAACAGAAAAATCTTTTATTTTTGGTGATGCTAATCACGTTATAACACAATCCGACATTGATGCTCAAAAAACAAAAATCGGTGATTATTTTGATGAAGCCGATGTGTCATTTAATAAATATGAATCTAGTTTAAATAGTTTAATATCAGACATATCTGGTAAAACAGCGGAAACAATTAGATTTCAAATTTTATCTTCATGTTCATCAGTTGCAACCAATGATTACAACGAAAGATTATCACTAAGAAGAAGTCACTCCGTAATTCAAGATATTTTTGATAGATTATCGGCTGTCGGAGGAAAAAAAGAATGGCAAATAAAATGGCCAACAAATTTAAATTTAGTAAATAAAAATAATTCTGATAACGACAAAGAAATAATTCAAAAAGGAGAACCTATTGTAATTGTAAAAGAATATAGTACAAAAGATTTTGGTTTTGAACATGATACTAAAATTATTGTAGAATCGGTCAATTATGGTGAAACATTAACTGGAACCCAACCTGATAAAGATTGTGTTAATAAAGATTTCGTTAGAGTACCAAAATTAAAACAATACTCACCAATTGCGTTCTATTGTAGACAAACTGCAATGTCTTTAAAGTACAATAATAAATCAGAGAAGAAACAACCCGAAACACCCGCACCACAACCACCCATAACAAAAATTGAGGAAAATGGACAAGTTGTTGTAAATCCACCAACAAGGAAACCGGCAATTGACCCATTAAAAAGAATCATTGCAAAAACACTATCTGAATGTTTTTACTTTAAAAAATTAGAAGATAGTGACCCTGTTGTTTTTTCATCACTTAAAGAAAAATTAAAATATTTTCATCCCGCGTTTCACTCAACAACACCTGAAGGTTTAAATGCGAGACTTACATTTTTACAACAATGTATAAGACCGGGTGATACCATACCAATTAAAGGTATATCAGAAGATTCGGATGTTAGAGCAAGAAATACCTCTTTTGGTCCACCACCTGTTTGTGTATTAAGAATCGGTGATTTTTACCATTCAAAAATAGTCATTAGAGATGTGAACATATCTTTTGATGACGGAGGTCAAATATTGTGGGATTTAAACCCTGAAGGTATTGGTGTACAACCAATGATTGCTTCGGTCACACTATCGATAAACTTTATTGGTGGTCAAGGTCTTTCAAAACCTGTTGAACGACTTCAAAACGCTCTATCATCTAATTTTTATGCCAACACCGAAATGTACGATGAAAGGTCAATTGCAACAAATGAAACAATCGGTGGTAAGAAGGCCGAAGAATTTACTCGTGAATTTTTAGAAGATTTGAACAAAACTTATGGTAATGCCATTAACAAAACCAATCAATCTCAAAATACTAAAAATGTAAAAGGTGGAAATTATATGGGAGCCCTTGATGGTAACAGTATAAAATATACGGACATAATTAAATCCGTCTTCGCCTCAACAGAAAGTTATTTTGATAAGTACCAAGACACGTATAACAAAGTTTATACAAAATACGGTAAAGATATTACCGCTCTTTTATTTAAGGGTGAATATAGACCAATAAATCAATACGACATTTACACCTCAACATCACCAACACCGGGTAAAACATTATCATTACTTGGTTTATATAAAAAGACACAAGAATTAACAGTTTACACAACTGGATTAAAAACAGGATTAGCTAATTTTCTTAACAATTCATCATCAACTTATTTAGTTGATATGGTTGGTTTTAATAAAGAAATGACCGGCTCAATACTTACAGATACGAATGTTAAATTAAAAGATTTTATAACTAAAGAGATAATTGAAAATAAAATAAATGAACTTACCGTTTCCACTCAAATATTAGATGAACTTGAAAAATCAAGAAACCAACTAATATCTGATTTAGATAGAGTTAATTTCGTTATTAAAAATGGTAAGGATTCAACAGTACAAGACAGTGTTGTTAAATCTGTGGCAATTAGTGGATTTACTTCTGATTTATTATATAATGAATATAGTACCTGTATTGATTATATTGAGACAAATGCACCGAAATTAGTTGATGGTCTATCTACCAATATTACATTTTTAAATCCAACAATACAATCGGCGGATTTTGAATTTATGATGAAACAATTGTTATACGATAAAGTAGATGCATTTATATCAGAGCTAAAAGACCCTTCGTTATATAAAGACCCTCTAAAAAATCAATTGAAAAAGAGATTAAATAAATTTGTTGAAAAACCAGAAGAAAAGAAATTTAAATTAACCAAATTCAAAAAAAGGAAAAGTGATAAAGAAATTAAGTTTGGAATTTCATCCACAACAGATGAAACAAACCAAACAATAATAGATGAAGCGAACCAAATCTTTTCAACATCAAACGAAGTAAAAGATAAATTAAATTATTATAGACCACAATAATGAGTAGACAGTATTTTGATAGATATCAGTTTTTTGTTGAAGATGGTAAATTTAGGATTGTACCAGGTATTGAAATCCCAATAAAACCTTCTGACAGATATATGTTTTATAAAAAAGGTAGAGATAGATTCGATAAGATATCTCAAGATTATTATGGTTCACCAGTATTTGGTTGGTTAATATTACAAGCAAATCCAACCGCTGGTAGTGTTGAATTTCAGATACCTGATAATTTTGTTATTAGAATACCTTTTCCTCTCACAACGTCTTTACAAGATTATAAAAGAAGTGTAGAATTGTATAACCTATATTATGGCGAGCAATAATGATTACCCAAATAATGAAAACATACTTGTAAAAGTTGACCAAAACAATCTTATTTATGTTGACCCAAATAGTGTTGTTGATGCAAACGGAGAAGTTCAACCAAGAGGACATAAACAAGAAAACTTAGTCATGTATGTGAACTTGGAAGCTGATTTGATTCCAAGAACGACTCTTATTGCTGACGATAACGTAGGAAATACACTAACTCAAGTTGCAAAAGGTAATCTCAATTTTTTAAGAAACGCAAGTGGTGATGGGAACTTTGATGCCACATGGACTGACGCTTTTGTTCCCAAACCAATTCAGGGTCAAGAATCTACATATAAAGATGGATATGACGTAACATTCGGTGAGGACCAATTCAAAGACCCAACAGGACAATCTTTTGGTATTGATTCAATTAATATTGACGTAAAAGGTGCCAACTTTGTTCCACAAATCACTATAAACTTTGTTGACGTAAGAGGTAAAACTCTTTTCGAATCTTCTGAAAACTCACCTTATCGAGCTTTCTTCCATTTACCGTGGCCAATTTTTTATTTAACAGTTAAAGGTTACTACGGTAAAGCCATTCGTTATAGATTACATATGACCGATTTTAAATCGAGATTTAATGAATCTAATGGTAATTTTGAAATAACAACAAAGTTTGTTGGTTCAACTTTTGCATGGTTAAACGATATCCCATTGTCTGCAATTATCAACTGCCCTTATATGTTTTTGGTCGAAGAAAAAGACAATACAAAATTTAATGAAAGTACAGGATTATATGAAAAAAGAGTAAAACAATCATCAAGAGGTTATACGATATTAAAATCGGTGTATAGACAATACGAACAAAAAGGTTTAATCCCAAAAGGTTTTCCTGTTCGTACCCTAAAAGAAATTGGTTACATCGCTGAAACTCTTGATAAAATACTTGAACAACAAATTTTTAGTAAAGTCAGTATGGATGTCTTTTCTGGTATAAAAGAAATGGACACCCTTCTCAATGATTTTGAAAATTCAATTAAGGCTTGGGGTAAACAATATCTATCACAAGAATATACATCATTTACTAAAACTGCAACCAATAATGAAACAATTAGTGATTTATGGTTTTATTTGAACGCGAAAGATAAGACAGAGACAAAACATATATTAGGTAACGGAGCGGGTGCTCTTGAACTCCTTTTATCTAGTTTCAATGCCGCTATGGGTAAAACCAAACTTTTAACTCAAGAACTATTAAATCAAACAAGTGGAGACTTCAAAAGGATTTCAATTAGGAATGTTAAAAACGTAAGTTCATATTATAAAGTTCTTAATGATAAAAAAGTAGTTGTACATATTGATGGAATTTTTGAAGACATTTTTCAAATAAGAAAATCATTTGAGGAACAAAGAAAAAAAGTCGAAGATGATGTTGAATCAGAAATGAATAAGGTCATCAAAAGTAAAGAATATGGATTTGGATTCGAACCAACCGTAAGAAATATGTTTGCGGTTTTATTAGCTAATGCTGAGGTTTTTATTAGGTTAATGAAAGATGTTCATAACAAGGCTTTTGATGCTGCTAATAATAGAAAAAAGACTTTAACAAATTTATCAAAAGAATCAAAAGGTGAAAACATATATCCATGGCCTGAAGTAAAAAAACCCCAAGGTGGTGGTAAACAAAATGTAATTGCGTATCCCGGTGATGAAGAATTAGTTCACAAATTAAAATCTTATGACAAAACCCTTTGGCCTGAAATTGACTTTATTGAAGAGTATATTAAAATTGTAACCAATAGGGTAGAAACAAACGTAAATGGGGAACCCACAAGAAATGATGTAAATTATGTTTTTGATTCAAATACTGAAAATCAAAAAATTGAAGACTTATCAGGTATTGACGTTATAAATGAATCTATACCATTTATTGATAAAAGTTACGCGGGATTTGTTTACGAATTGTACGAAAGAGCACTGTATTCAACATTGTTTGATTCTTTTAATGACCAAATGATTAGACAGTTGGCCAATGAAGAATTTAAAAATATTCAAGAATTAATAAAAGACGATAACGATATTATTGAGTTAGCAAAAAAAATAACCAATAAAGACCAATTAATTGCTCCTGTTACAAAAACAGAATTAAGAGAAAACGGTGTTATTCAAAAAAATGAAGATGGGACACCTAAGACCACTACGGTTTATGATGGATATCTACCTGGATTATCACCATATGAAAGATTCAATTATTTTAAAGACCATCTACCAACAACCAATTATATATCTTCAGTCATTGACGAACCATTTAAATTTGAAAAATATGACGAGACAGCAACTAACCCTACGGGTGATTTAAAAGAAGATGATTTAAATAAAATTTTAATTGATTACGAACCTGAAACATACAGGACAGACATATACCCCTTCAATTCAACAACATATTTGAATTATTTAGGTAAAACAAATTTCACAAGAGATAATTTTAAATTTAATGGCATTTTAAAAGTTAACAGTTCTCAAGGTTTTATATGTTCACCAATAGAATCTAAATCATGGGTTAAACCATCAGCAGACAGCACTGACTTTTTTAAAAATACGATTAATGTTACAGGAAACACAACCTCAATATTAAACACACCATATTTTCATAATCAATTATTTAATGATTTTAATAAATCAACTTTACGAGGTAAGTACGCTGGTTCATCGTATTTGTTATTAAACTCATTACCTTTCATTGATTTAGATGAACAAATAACATTTGGAGGTCAGTCAATATTAACATCTTCTTTATTTAGAGAAGTATCGTCTACACATTTTATACCATATCATTTAATGTTAAAATGGGGTTCAATTTATCATAGATATAAAACACACTTAATAGATGGTTACGATATTTTGAATGGATGTGTAAATTCAAGCTATGTTACAAAACCATTAACAGGTAAAACCCTATTTGATAATAATGGTGCACTAATAACATACACATCAACAAACGCAAGTAGTAGTGGTACTACGATTAATGTACCAAGTACAATAGGACTACAAACAGGAATGACCGTTACGGTTATTGCTGGTACAGGACAAACAGCGCCGAATACGTACATTACAAATATTACAAGTACTACAGGATTTACAATTTCACAAACTCCACTTACAGGACTAACAGGTGCCACAGTATTTGCTGTTTATGATGAATATGTGACCTTTGATATAGTACCAAAAATTTCCACATCATCAGGTTCAACTTCAGGTGTTACATATACTGGTTACACTAATGCAGGTATTAGACCGTTCTATCAAACTGTGTACAGTCAAATAGTAAATGACTATGCAACTTATGATATAACTTTAGGTAATGTTTCATATTCTTCCACAAGTACATCGGGTAAATTATTACATAGGGTTACACAAAAAAGCGGTATGAATTATTGGGACGTGGTTATGGATAATTCCAAATACATAACCTCAGACAAAAACTACACTTTATTACCATCTCTTGGGGGACATAAAAATAGTGACATATCCAATAGTAACACATTCACAGTAGCTGAGGAGTTGACATTTAAAACACTTTGGTACCTAAACGACACTCTTTCAACTAGTTTTAGTGGACAAACGTTCCCAAGTCCGTACGATTATTTTAGGACAACAGGTAACACATATTCAATATCAACTAATTACAAAAAGGCGTTAGATTTAATCGGTACATTTAGCCCTCAAATACTTGAGTATTTTGAAAGTTTCTTTCTTGATTTTGCTAGTGAAAAAATAAATGAAGAAATACCGTATAACATTTTTAGGAATATTAGTTATCCTAAATTCCAAGATATGTTAAAGAAATTATCCGTTGTTGAAAAGAAAGACGATGATAGTAATGATATTGATTTATTAATTGGTAACACATTAAAAGAAAGACAAAAAAGAAACGCTGAATCTATCACTACAGATATATTAAGTGCTAACAACTTAATAAAATTTACGTTAGCAAACCCAAAAGAAATTGATGCCAATTCTTTATATGGTTTGACAGCGGTTCAACCTTATAAGTCTTTGACAACTTATAAACCACAACCTTTCAGTGCTTCAGATTTAACAACCCCAAATCTTAATTTTATTAAATTATATATTGGTGAAGATATTGATAGTTACTATGTTAATTTCTTTAGTTTATTGGACGTTAAATTAACTGAAGATAACATAAAAAAACATAGGCCGTTGGCTCAAATATATGGTGGATATCGAAAAGCGGGAGGAACCAACACCAAAGCCGCGTTTTTAACTTATTTACAAGATTCAATAATACTTAAAAATACAGGTGGAACAAATGTTCCAAAAGGGGCTGAAGCTAGACTTGCTTTGTATTTGAATACACTTTTACCATTATTAGGTAATTTAACGAGTAACGCCACGGGTAATCCTGCTGCTAGTATTGATATGTTTAGAGGTTACAATTCAACTCAAACAAAGTTAGAATTGTATAACACTTTCAAATCATTTAACGATAAATGGACCGCCGGTAATTCAATTGGTCAACGTTTGTTACTTGAGGAATTTTTATTCTTAGACAAAGCCAATAGAGACATTGGTGATAAATTTTATTTAAACATAGATAAGTTTACACCTTTATTGGACCCAAACAACTCTAAACTTCCTTTGTACAACGCCATTTCTATGATAATACAAGGTACTGGATTAGATATGAGAGCGTTACCTGCCTATATAAATTTTTATGGTAATAACTTGACAAATAAGAATAAAATAACACCATCAAAAAAAGTGGCATCAACTTTATTTGGTACATTCTTAGAGGTTGATTATCAAGAGGCGACACCAAAAGTTATCATACAATTAGTTGGACAAACATCGAAAAGAATTGATATGTCCAATAGTAAGGCGTATAAGTTTGTTGACGATAGTTTTTATATTGGTGGACAAACTCCAAACCCATTATTAATAACATCATTAGAAGGTTTCTCACAAAACGATTTATCAAAATCTAATAGGGTAGTTGCGTTTGAGGTGAGTTTTGGTGACCAAAATCAAGGTATATTCAAAGGAGTTACATTAGACCAAAGTACACTAAAAAATACATCAGAGTCTTTTCAAGTTTTAGAAAATCTATCAAGGTCGGCTTCAGGTGCTGGTGTTCATAATGTAGACACAAGTTTATTCGATTATTATAAACAAGCATCATATAAATGTGGTGTAACTGCCATGGGTAACGTTATGATTCAACCAACAATGTTCTTTTACTTAAAAAACATACCTATGTTTAGGGGTTCATATTGGATTACTGAGGTTTCTCATCAAATCAAGGGTAATAACATCTCAACAAGTTTTTCAGGAACACGAATACCATATACTTCATTACCTGACCCTAAAGACTCATTTGTTGCAAGTTATCGAATTCTATTTGATAAAATTCAAGCAAAAGCTATTGCTAAAATCAAACAGAGAGCCGCTAACGATACCGACACCGACCAAGAAGTTATATACCAAGGAATACCATATGTTACGGACAGACAAGGTAAAAATATACAGGGTGAAACGGTTATTCAAGAAGTTGGTATTAACAGATTTGGTGTACCATATAATGGATATAATGAAACTCGTCTAATACAAAAAGTTAGAAACGGTAATGAGGAATGGTTTAGAACTATTGTATATAAAATGGGTGGAGAAAAATACCCAATAGATGACGCACAAGGATTTAATCTCACAAACGGAATTACATGGTCTGACGTTAAGGATTCAAGTTATAAATTCTATAATGTGGATTTTCAATTGTCAAGAACCATTACTAATGATGTTATAAAAACTGCTAAAACAACATTTAAGAACCCTAAAAACAATACTCAATTAACAGTAAATCCTAATTACCAATTAGACAAAACTGTTGGTTCAATAGTGGTTGAAGGTCCAATTAGTAGAGGACCGAAGTCTACCGAGATTGGTATGGGTATGTCACCGAAACTTATGTCCGAATTAGGACTATACGATGGAGACGTTGTATACTTTAAAATGGATTAATTTTTAAGTTTTCCACTTTTTTAGATATTTATTAAAGAAAATACCATGAACAACGAAAAATTGAATAATACTTTGGATAACTACATGAAAAATCCAAAACAAGTAAAATCCGTTTCAAAAGACGGAATGGAAACAGAAGAATGCGACCTTCAAACCGGTGAATGTTATGTTATCAGGTCTAAGGATGGTATAGTAGAAAGAATAAACAAAAAATTTATAACCGAAGACGGTAGACAACTTTTACAAGACTAACTATGAAAAAATTAGAAAAATCACTTATGGAAGAACTCGCGAGATACAACGCGATTAACAAATATGCAAAAACCTTAATGGAACAAGGTGAAGTACCACCTCCTGTTGGAGATGTACCACCCCCACCACCTGGTGATGTACCACCTATGGACCCAGCAGCACCGATGCCCGCTGAAGTCCCACCAGCACCGGCAGCACCCGTGGAAGATACCGAAGAAATCGATATCACAGATTTAGTTAATATGACTAAATCAATTAAAAAGGATTTGGATGATAGCAAATCTAATAACAATGATGTTGTTGGTAAAATGGAAACAGTATTTACTAAACTGACAGATTTGGAACAAAAATTATCTCAGATGGATGCGGTAATGAACAAAATTGATGAATTAGGTAGCAAGGTTGAAACCATGAAAGAAAAATCACCACAAGAAAAGTTGGAGTTACGTTCTTTGGATTCATACCCTTTCAATCTAAATCCCCAAGAGTTTTTTGCTCAAAAACAAGGTGAGATGCAACAAACAGGTAAAAACGAATACGTCCTCACCAAGCAAGATATTGAAGATTATTCAAACGACACAATAAAAGATAGTTTTAACGCAGAAACAGAGGAAGATGAATTTAAGTTCTAAAGTAAACTTCTTATTAGGTTTACAATTACAAATGAAAATAAACCATTGGCAAACAAAAGGTATTGCCAGGCACGACGCTTTTGGTAAAACCTATGATGGTTTATCAGACCTTATTGACGAATTTGTTGAGGTTGCCATGGGTAAATATGGTAGATTTACACTTGAAGAGGATACAAATACTATTCAGTTAGTAAACCTTTCAGAGGTCAATCCCGTTGACATGGTCAAAGTTTGTACTGAAGCTCTTGTTGAGTTCTCAGATGACTTAGATGATAGATTAGACACTGATTTGTTAAATTTAAGAGATGAGATGCTTGGTTTATTGAATAAATTACTGTATCTTTTAACTCTTGAGTAACCCCTTCCCAAAACAATTTTAAAAAAAAAGAGAGTCAGATTTTGTAATCTGACTTTTTTTGTCTATACTTTACATAGAAACATTTTCTAACTTTTAAAAAACAAACATATGATGTCAACAACAGAGTCAGTACTGGCACAGTACGAAAAAGACAAACAGGTCGCAAGCGGCAACACAAACAAGGTATCCCAAGAGGATAGAATGAAGAAGTATTTTACCACACTCCTACCAAAAGGTGAAAGAAGTGGTGAAAGAAGAATTAGAATCCTACCTATGAAAGATGGTAGTAGCCCATTTGTTCCCGTGTATTTCCACGAGGTACAGGTTGATGGTAATTGGGTTAAACTGTATGACCCAAATCAAGAAGGTAAACGTTCACCATTGAACGAAGTACATGAAGGATTAAAAATGACAGGTGACGAACAAGATGCTATTTTAGCTCGTCAGTATAAATCTAAAATGTTCTATATCGTAAAAGTTATTGATAGAGATAGAGAACAAGATGGTGTTAAATTTTGGAGATTTAAAAGAAACACTAAAAGTGAAGGTGTTTTGGATAAAATTGCACCTCTTTTCAGAAATAAAGGTGATATTACCGACCCACAGAAAGGAAGGGATTTGATTCTTAATCTTAACCTAACTAAGGCGGGTAACGGTAGAGAATACACAACAATTACATCTATCATCCCTGAAGACCAATCACCACTACACTCTGATTCAGTTATTGCAGATACTTGGATTAATGATGAATTGGTTTGGTCTGATGTATATTCTAAAAAACCTGAAGAGTATTTAGAAATGATTGCTAAAGGTGAAGTCCCAAGATGGGATACAACAACTGGTAAATATGTTTCAAATTCCACTCAAGAAATTGAAATGTCTAAACCATCTTCACCAACAAAAACATCAGTTCCTCAAGTTGACCCACAAGAAGACATGGAGGGGGATGACGACCTACCATTCTAATTAAAATGAACTTGGACACATACTTAGACATTGTGTCCAAGTTCTTCTTTTTTAATTAAAAACAATAGAAAATATACAATGGCAATCAAGAAAAAAGAATTCGATTATATATCCAAATTCTCATCAAAAACAAAATATAAGGATGAAAACTTTTATTATTGTGGTGAGGCGTTTAACAACGCATGTGGATTACCAGGACCCGTGATGGGAGGTATTAATATGTTCTTAGGACATACAAACTCATCAAAAACAACCGCAATGATTTTAGCTGCGGTTGATGCACAAAAGAAAGGCCATTTACCCGTACTTATTATCACTGAAAGAAAATGGAAATGGGAACACGCAATTGAACTTGGTTTCCAAGCTGAAAAAGATGCGAATGGCGAGTGGACAGGTGATTTTATTTTCAATGATTCATTTGACTATATTGAACAAGCAACCGATTTTATAAATGACATCATTGATGCTCATGAAAAAGGTGAAATCCCAAGACACATTTTATTTTGTTGGGATTCAATTGGTTCAATACCATGTAAGATGACTTTTGATGGTAAAGGTGGTAAACAACACAACGCAAGTGCATTATCCGATAAAATTGGTATGGGTATTCACTCAAGAATTACCAAATCAAAAAAAGAAGATTACCCATCTAAAGACTCGTCATATTATTTGACAATGGTTGTGGTGAATCAACCATGGGTAGAATTACCTGACAATCCAATGGGTCAACCTGAAATCAAACCAAAAGGTGGTGAAGCATTAAAATTAGCGTCTTCACTTATCTTCTTATTTGGTAATCAGAAAAAATCAGGTATCAACCACATTGATGCAACCAAAGACGGTAGAAAAATTGTTTACGCTGTTAGAACCAAAATTTCAATCCTTAAAAACCACGTTAATGGATTAGGTTACAAAGACGGTAAAGTTATCGTTGTCCATAATGGATATATTGCCGACACCAAAGAAGCTTTGGAGTCGTATAAAAAAGAATATTCAAGTTTTTGGAAAGAAAAATTAGGGTCTAGCGACTTTGATTTAGCGGAATCAACAACTTACGATTTCGAAGAAGAAGATTAATTTTTGTTTAACCCTATAAGAGTGATGATTAATGTCTAATGTATTATTGGTAGATGGTGACAATTTACTTACTATTGGTTTTTTTGGATTAAAAAATCACTTTTATAAGGGGGAACATATTGGTGGGATATATCATTTTATAAACACCTTAAGACGAACAATTGAAATCCATCATTTGGATAAGATTGTCGTTTTTTGGGATGGACAAGATGGTTCTATAACAAGAAAAAGGTTCTACCATCAATACAAAGAGAATAGAAAATCTCGTATCAGGTCTGAAGAAGAATTACATTCTTACGGAAAACAAAGAAACAGAATTAAACAATATCTTGAAGAACTATTTGTTAGACAAGGTGAATATGAATTCTGTGAGTCAGACGATTCAATCGCATATTATGTTCAAAACTCACCAAAAGAAAACAAAATAATTTTTTCTTCAGATGGTGATTTGACTCAATTAGTTTCAGAAAATACCAAACTCTTTAATCCCTCACACAGTAAAATATACCAACCAAATGATATGTTCGTTTATGACCATGAACAAATTCTTATACAGAATATAAAATTGGTCAAGATGATTTGTGGTGACCCATCGGATAATATTGCGGGCATCAAAAATTTAGGTGTCAGGAGATTAATTTCATTAGTTCCTGAAATTAAAACCGAAGAGATTACCGTTGAATTTATTCTTGAAAGATTTAACAATTTATTTGAGGAAGACAACGATAATCGTCTTGTAAAGAATCTTCTGACAGGTGTTACCAAATATGGGATATTAGGTGAGGAATTTTTTGATGTCAATAGTCGTATTGTAAGTCTTGATAATCCTTTCTTAACTGATGAAGCAAGGGAATCTATAACTTCATTAATAAACGATTTGATTGACCCTGAAGGTCGGTCATATAAAAACACCATGAAGATGATGATGGAAGATGGTATATTTTTATTACTTCCAAAATCGGATGATGCGTGGATAAACTTCCTCAATCCATTTTTAAGATTAACAAGAAAAGAAAAGAATAAAAAATTAATTAAAATCAAAAACAATGAGTAATCAAGAAGTAACAAAGTTCGAGTTCCTTTTGACATTAGAAGGAAACATTATCTGTCAGCGCTTCTTCAATGTAAGAGAGCATAACCCAAAGTCGAGACGTTCTATGGATTTACACTATTACGTTAAAAATATTTGTGACGATATTGGTGTAGATTTGAAAACAAAAACATTGGATTATCTACATGAAAATCGTGATTATTTTTACGGTTTGGATAGTGCAGAAACCGATGAACAAAATGAAAAAGAGTACTTTTTGCTCGAGATTAAGATGGGTGACGATGTATTTATTCAAAGGATGTTTTCCGCTAAAGTCTATCACCCAAAGGTTAGATATACGGTAGACATTCGTCCTTATTTAAAGAGATATTTGTCAGATTTAACCGACATTTTATCATCTAGAGATTTGGAAACAACTTATTTAAACTATCAATTATAAAAAAATAAAAAACTATGTCAGAAAAAAATTTTGGTTTTCTCGGAGCGTCATTTCAACAAACGTTAATTAAATCAATTGTAGAGGATAAAAAGTACGGTGAACAGATTATTGATGTAATCGAGAGCAAATATTTTGATAATAGTTCTTTTAGATTTATTACCTCCCATATCAAAGAGTACTATCAGAAATATGGGAAAATTCCTGATTATCAAAGTTTGTGTCAAACTATAATTCTTGAAATGGGTTCACAAGAAACCGCGAGAATACATTTAGATACAATTCACGACATCAAAGAAAATACCGTAGATGACCCAATGGTCAGAGAAGAGGCTTTGAATTTTTGTAAACAACAAAATTTAAAGAAGGAACTTAAAATGGTAACAACCATTATTGAAAATGGTAAATTCCAAGAGTATCATAAGATTGAAGGTATTATTCAAAAGGCACTACAAGTCGGATTACCACCTGAAGAATGTATGGATGTTTTTCACAATATCGACGCCGCTTTAGAAAAAGATAATAGACAACCAATACCAACAGGTATAGAGGGTCTTGACACCGCTTTAAAAGGTGGTTTGGGTATTGGGGAACTTGGTGTTGTATTAGCACCAACAGGTACGGGTAAAACGACCATATTATCATTATTTGCAAATACTGCTTACTTACATGGGTACAATGTTCTTCAAATATTTTTTGAAGACAATCCCGATAACATCAAAAAGAAACATTACACAATTTGGTCAGGAATTGCACCCGATGAACAACCTGAAAATAAAGATTTTGTAAAAGAAAAGATAAACGAGGTTCAAACTCAAAGTAAAGGAACCTTGGATATTTTAAAGTTACCAAGTGATTCAGTTTCAATATCTGAGATTAAATCTCGATTGAGAAAAAGAATTTCAGAAGGTAAAAAGATTGACCTTTTAGTTATTGATTATGTCGACTGTATCAGTCCCGAAAAATCTAATTTCGGTGAAGAATGGAAAGGTGAAGGTTCAGTAATGAGAAGTTTAGAAGCGATGACAAGTGAATTTGGAATTGTTATATGGACGGCTACTCAGGGTAACAGAGAATCTATTTCATCTGAAGTTGTAAACAGTGACCAAATGGGTGGGTCAATTAAAAAAGCGCAAATTGCCCACGTAATTTTATCAATAGGTAAAACCATAGAACAAAAAGAACATAACTTAGCAACCATGACTTTACTTAAGTCAAGAATTGGTCGTGACGGAATTATTTGGCAGAATTGTAAATTTGACAATAGACTGTTAGTCATTGATACTGAGTCTCAAACAACACTCCTTGGTCATAAAGAGGAGAAACAAAAAAACGCTGCTGACAGGGTGAGAGAAGCTTTCACCAAAAGACAGGAAACTTTAAACAGAAATTAATAATTATTATCACCATGACAGAGAAGATTTTGAAAGAAAATCCAGGACGTTTTGTCCTTTTTCCAATCGAACACCACGACATTTGGAAACTTTACAAACAACAAGAAGCATGTTTTTGGACTGCTGAAGAAATTGATTTAGCTCAAGACATTTATGATTGGGAAAACAAACTAAATGAAGATGAACAACATTTTGTTAAAAACGTATTAGCATTTTTCGCCGCTTCGGATGGTATTGTAAATGAAAACATTGCAATGAATTTTGTGAATGCGGTACAATATACGGAAGCTAAAATGTTTTATGGTTTCCAAATCATGATGGAAAATATTCACAGTGAAACTTATTCTTTGTTGATTGATACATATATCAAGGATAAACAAGAACAAGGTAGATTATTTAATGCAATTGACACAATCCCTGCTGTTAAGAAAAAGGCGGAATGGGCGTTAAAGTATATTGAAAAGGGTACCTTCGTTGAAAGACTTATTGCCTTTGCTGCTGTTGAGGGTATTTTCTTTTCTGGCTCATTCTGTTCTATTTTCTGGCTCAAAAAACGTGGTTTAATGCCGGGTTTAACCTTTTCAAATGAGCTTATTTCAAGAGATGAAGGAATGCACTGTGACTTTGCTTGTCATTTGTTTAATCACCATATTGAAAATAAATTAAGTGAGAAGAGAATTAAAGACATTATCTGTGGAGCTTTAGAGATTGAAAAAGAATTTATTTTAGAGGCACTACCTGTTAAACTAATTGGTATGAATTCAGATTTGATGTCTCAATATTTGGAATTTGTGACCGATAGACTATTAATGTCATTAAATTGTTCAAAGGTCTACAATGTTGAAAATCCATTTGATTTCATGCAAAATATTGCTCTTCAAGGTAAGACTAATTTCTTTGAAAAAAGAGTTGCTGAATATCAAAAAGCTGGTGTGAATAATAACGTTTCCATTGAAGATATGGATACATCATTTGAAGATATAGATTTTTAATTAGATTATGAAAGTAAAAAAGAGAGATGGCTCATTGGAAGAAATGAGATATGACAAAATCACCAGAAGAATACAATATTTCTGTGATGATTTGAATTTAGAATACATTGACCCAACATTAGTGACTCTTAAAGTTACTCAAGGGATTTACGATGGTATATCTACAACTGAGTTGGACACATTAGCAGCCGAGACGGCTGCGTCTATGGTAACAACACATTCAGACTATGCTAAATTAGCTGGAAGATTGGCGGTGTCAAATCTACATAAAACGACACCAAAAAAGTTTTCCCAATGTATTAAAGAACTTCACTCATTTATTGAACCAAGAACAGGAAAAGATTCATCTTTAATATCAGATGAGGTTTATCAATTTGTGATTCAAAACAAAGAATCTTTAGATGGTGCGATTGTTCAAGAGAGAGATTTTGATTTTGATTATTTTGGATTTAAAACTCTTGAACGTTCTTACCTTTTGAAAATCGGAAGAAGAATCGTTGAAAGACCTCAATATATGTACATGAGAGTTGCTGTTGGTATTTGTAATGGTGACTTAGAAACTGCTTTGAGAATTTATGACGATTTATCACAACATTTTTACACTCACGCAACTCCAACTTTGTTTAATGCCGGTACTCGTAGACCACAAATGTCTTCTTGTTTCTTAATTGGTAATAAAGGTGATGACATTGATGGTTTGTTTGACACAATTAAAGATGTTGCTAAAATTTCAAAATGGGCTGGTGGTATCGGACTACATGTTCATGATGTTAGAGCCAAGGGTTCATATATTAAAGGAACAGGTGGTGAATCAGACGGACTACTCCCGATGATGAAAACATACAATGAAGTCGCTCGTTGGATTAATCAGGGTGGTAAAAGAAAAGGTTCTTTCGCGATTTATCTTGAGCCATGGCACGCAGATGTTTTTGAATTTATTGATTTGAGAAAAAATCACGGTAAAGAAGAATTAAGGGCTCGTGATTTATTCTTAGCGATGTGGACACCCAATCTTTTTATGAAAAGAGTTGAGGAAGACGGGGAGTGGTCACTATTTTCACCTGATGAAGCTCCTGGTTTGTCAGACGCTTATGATGACCCATTTTCTTTTACTCAAGAATTCACAGAATTGTACGAAAGGTATGAGAAAGAGGGTCGAGCAAGAAAAGTTGTTAAAGCGAGAAAATTAATGGACGCAATTTTAACGGCACAAATTGAGACCGGTACCCCATACATGTTGTACAAGGATGCTGCTAATTACAAATCAAACCAAAAGAACTTAGGTACAATTAAATCATCTAATTTGTGTACCGAGATTATTGAGTACTCAAGCCCAACAGAACAAGCGGTTTGTAATTTAGCGTCAATCGCATTACCAAAATACATCATTAATAAAGAATTTAATCATGAACTACTTTATGATAATGTATATCAAGTTGTGAAAAACCTAAACAACGTTATTGATTTGAATTTTTACCCTACTGAGGAAACAAAACTTTCAAACATGAAACATAGACCAGTTGGTTTAGGTGTACAAGGATTGGCGGATGTGTTTTGTATGTTAAAATTACCTTTTGAAAGTGAGGATTCGGACAAATTACAAGTAGAAATATTTGAAACAATTTATTTCGCGGCTCTCACATCGTCTAAAGACTTGGCTGTTGAAAACGGGGCGTACTCTTCATTTGAAGGTTCTCCGTTATCTAAAGGTCAATTTCAATACGAGTTATGGGGTAAAACAGACAAGGACACAAGTGGAAGATGGGATTGGAAGTCACTAAGAAAAGATGTTGTTAAACATGGTGTAAGAAACTCTCTATTAGTTGCTCCTATGCCAACAGCATCTACCGCACAAATTCTTGGTAATAATGAAGCATTTGAACCATTTACATCTAACCTTTACTCAAGAAGAACATTAGGAGGTGAATTTATTGTAATCAATAAACATCTCGTAAATGAATTACTTGAAAGAGGATTGTGGTCTGACGAATTAAAGAAAAAACTAATCATGGAAAATGGTTCTGTTCAAAACATTCCTGAGGTACCTGTTGATGTGAAAGAAGTTTACAAAACAGTTTGGGAAATGTCTCAAAAAAGAATCTTAACCATGGCGGCAAACAGGTCAATTTACATTGACCAATCACAGTCTTTAAATTTATTTATTGACAACGCAAACAAAACCAAAGTTTTAGCCGCACATCTTTATGGATGGAAACTTGGTTTAAAAACGGGTATGTATTATTTACGAACCAGAGCTGCTGTTGACCCATTAAAGGGTTTAGGAATCGACACCTCAACAGCAAAACCCACAGTTGAAGCTAAAGAAGTACAAAATACTTCATACAACCAAAATAATCAAAAAGAAGAAGAAGTCGTGGAGATGTCAATACCATCAAGACCAACAGATTCTCCTTTTGAATGTGAAGGTTGTGGCTCGTAACTGTAGGTGGCTCCATTGATATTTTATAATTAACCATACATCTACTTTGTTTGATTATACAGGAGCAAAAAAATCAAACAATATATAATCCCAACTTCGGTTGGGATTTTTTTATTTATTAGTATTTGTTCTTTAGTTATATTTATTAGTATGGCGATTACATATGGTATAGATTTTCCATTCAGAATTAGTCCTAAGGGTGATTTTTTGGTTATGACCGAAACCCCTGAGAGAGAGATTCGTGCAAACTTGATTCACTTGTTATTAACAAGAAAGGGTTCAAGATATTATTTACCTGATTTTGGGACTAGATTATATGAATTTATTTTTGAACCAAATGACGCTGTAACATGGGGTCAGATAGAAGATGAAATAAGAACTGCGGTGAAATTATACATACCTAATTTAGAAATAAAATCAATTAGAGTTACACCCGCTGACCAAGACCCTGAAGAATCTATGAGCCCACAAGAAGATGAGGACTCAAGATTGTTTAGAGTTTCTGATTATTCAACCAAACCATATACCGCAAAAGTTCGAATTGACTATGACATAAATAACGAACCTTTTGTTTCGTCCGATTTTATAATTATTAACATATAATATGGCTAAAAAAATATCATACGCCGTCAGAGACTTTGCGAGTTTAAGACAGGAACTAGTTAATCTCACAAGGGAATATTATCCCGATTTGATTAAGAATACAAATGACGCATCAATTTATTCTGTTTTATTGGATTTAAATGCCGCTGTGACAGACAATTTACATTTTCACATTGATAGGGTTTGGCAAGAGACAATGCTAGATTTTGCACAACAAAGACAATCATTGTATCATATTGCCAAAACATATGGTATGAGAATACCAGGTAATAGACCATCGGTTTCTTTGTGTGATTTTACAATACAAGTACCTGTTAGAGGAGATAAAGAAGATGAGCGTTATTTGGGGACTATAAAATCAGGTGCACAAGTATCGGGTGGGGGACAAGTTTTTGAAACCATCGACGATATTGATTTCTCAAATCCCTTCAATAAAAGAGGTGAACCAAACAGATTAAAAATCCCAAATTTTGATGGTAATAATAGACTCATATCATACTCAATTGTAAAAAGAGAAGCTGTTGTAAATGGTGTAACAAGAATATATAGAAAAGTTATAACAGAAGTTGACCAAAAACCTTTCTTAAAAATATTCTTACCTGAACAAAACATATTAGGGGTGAGTGGAGTAATTCATAAAGAGGGAACAAACTTTGTAAATAATCCAACTAACTCTGAATTTTTAAGTTCTGAAAATAAATGGTACGAAGTAAAATCATTAATACAAGATAAAGTATTTGTGCCCGACCCAACATCGGCATCTGATAGTGATAATTTCATATCGGGAACATACGTTCCAGTTACAAATAAATTTATTACAGAATATACTCCCGAAAATTATTTTTCGGTAACATTTGGTTCTGGTAATGTTAATCCATTGGATAATTTGGACAACTATAACCAAGGTACTTTAAGAGTAAGTCTTGGAACGTATTTGAATAACCTATCATTAGGTGCTTTACCGAAATCAAATACAACGTTATTCATAAAATATAGAATTGGAGGAGGTAAGGATAGTAATCTCGGTATTGATATTATTACAAGTGTAGATAATGTTGAATTTTCTATTAATGGACCTAACTCATCAACGAACACTCAAGTACAAAATTCTTTAACCGTAACCAACGTAACACCAGCTGTTGGAGGTGCGGACCAACCCACAATTGAAGAAGTTAGAAACATGATAGCATATAACTTCTCTGCACAAAATAGGGCGGTAACTCTTAATGATTATAAATCTTTAATTGAGACAATGCCATCAACATATGGGGCTCCCGCTAAGGTAAACGTGATGGAAGAAGACAATAAAATAAAAATTAAATTATTGTCATATGATGAGAATGGTAATCTTATTGATACTGTTTCAAACACATTAAAAAACAACATTTTATCTTACTTAGCCGAGTACCGAATGGTTAATGACTTTTTAGAAGTTCAAAGCGGTGAAGTGGTTGATTTCACACTAGAGATTGACGTTGTTATTGATAAAAATGGTAACCAAACAGAGATTGTTAAAACTATTATCGAGGATACTGTTAGTTATTTTTCAATTGAAAAAAGAAAAATGGGTGACCCATTATTTGTTGGTGATTTATATAAAACAATAGGTGAAGTAAATGGAGTGGTAAACGCTGTCGATATAAGAGTTTTCAATAACGTAGGTGGAGAATATTCATCTTCTGAAGTGTTACAATCATATATTGACCCAACCACAAAAGAAATTGCTCAATCCGATATGACTATCTATATGAAATCTAACCAAATATATCAAATAAGATTTCCTCAGAAAGATATAAAAGTTAGAGTAAAAACATTAGGAACGACTACATTCTAATTTAATTTTTATTTATTTTTCTGGAAATCCATAATTTTCTATTTATAGAATAATGCAGAAACACAGAATTTCCACAAATATAGGTAAAGACCAAAAAGTTGTTGTCGAATTAAAAAACGACTTTGACTTATTGGAAATATTATCCCTTAAATTCACACAGACGGAGGTATACTCCTCAATGTGTGCGGACTATGGTGTTGTTTGTGGAAGAATCTTTGTAAACAATGGATTCGGTGTTCCAAATGCTAGAGTTTCTATTTTCATTCCAATATCCGAAGAAGATTCAAACGACCCCGTAATTTCTGAGTTATATCCATTTACCACGGTAGATAGTAAAAATGATGAAGGATATAGATATAATCTTTTACCAAGTCGAAAACAACACGGTGGACACGAACCAACCGGTACATTCCCTGACCAAAAAGATATTTTAACGAGAGAAGAGGTTCTTGAGGTTTATGAAAAATATTACAAATACACTGTAAAAACAAACGATGCTGGTGACTTCATGATTTGGGGTGTTCCTGTAGGGACACAAACAATTCATGTTGATGTAGATTTATCTGATATTGGGTGTTTTTCACTTAGACCTGACGATTTTATTAGACAAGGTTTAGGTGTTGACAAATTCAAAAATACATATTCGTACAAAGCGTCAAATGATTTAGACACTTTACCTCAAATAGTTTCTTTTAATCAAACTATAGAAGTTTATCCTTTTTGGGGTAACGAAGATTTATGTGAAATTGGATTAACCAGAACTGATTTTGATTTATCAAGTAAAGGGGTTAAAGTAGAGCCAAAAGCGTATCTATTAGGTTCAATATATTCGGATAAAGGTAAAAATACAATAAATAAAAATTGTAGACCAAGAGGTGAGATGGGTCGAAAATGTGATTTAACCACATTTGATGCTGTTATTGAAATAATAAGGTTTACACCAAATAAAGACAGTAGTGGTCGACCAATACTTGAGAGATACGAAATACAAGAAGATATCGAGGACGATGGTTCATTTGTGGTCCCATTACCCATGAACATGGATTTTGTGTACACAAATGAATTTGGTGAAAATGAAACAACAAATGACCCTAACAAAGGAATACCAACATCGGCTTGTTATAGATTCAGAATATCAGGTAAAAATGAAACTTTAGGTAGGGTTAGATATGTTGCTAGTTATTTGATACCAAACATTAGGGAGTACAATTCCGACGTTGATGGTTCATATGCGTTTTCATTAAATTGGGACGACTACCCAACTTCAGCCACAAGTTCATCAGTAATATTCAATCAGACTTATGGAAGTTATTATCCTGAGGATTATTTCTATAGATTTACATATAACAAAGTCTACACTGTAACATCTTACATGGGTGGGCATTTTAAAGGTGGTAAAGACAACTTTTTAGGTATAAAAGATATTGCACCAAAAGCGGAAGAAGATTGCGAATCAAGTGTTGTCACCCCACCAATAAATTATGCGTGGAGAAAGTTTAGTTTTGCAATTCTTTTGGCGATTATTATTAATGCGTTCGAAAGAGTCATATATACCGCCTTTGTTGGTGCTGTTCAAATTATCATTGCTCCATTTCAATTAATTTATGAAAAAGTTAGAATTGGTCCTTGGAATATTTTAGGATGGACTTTTTATTGGGCACCTTTTGACGGGTGGGATGAATCAATTATTGAACCATTACAAGCATTGGGAACAGTAAGATTAAGTTTAACAATATATCCCGAATGTGAATCTTGTGATGAAATTCAAGTTTTTACGGAAGATTCGTCGACTGACACCGACCCTTCTAACATATATCAAAAAGTCGCTAGTGGTACCGCGGTTCGAGACAAACTTACTTTTTTGGTTAATTGTACAACATACACTTTACCACCACCAACTACTGGCACAACCACCTATACTTGGAGAGATTGTACTAATAACTCAATTCAATCCCAATCAATACCATTTAGTGGGTCATCAGTTACAGGTGTTTGCGCTAGAGATGGTTCTATGTCCTACGCTGGTGGAGATGGTGTACCCGTGGTAACAGGAACCTGTGATTCCACGGTGACAGATATTTTTATATGTGACTATGACCCAACTGAAAGAGAATATTTTTTAAGTGAATCACCCTCAAGTGGTTTAACATCTTATTATTATACGGGTTACACGTATGGACAATCATTATCAACAATTATAAACAATATAATAGTAAATCCTAATAGAAATTATTACATAAGGGTTACTTCTTATCTAGCTCATTCAGGTGCACAAACGGCCGATATTACAGCATTAAGTGGATTAACAACAGGAAATAGTTATACTTTTCTTTACAGAAACTATACTTGTGGTTCAACAACAGGTGTTTTAGGTAGAGATTTAGCGTCCGCAAATTCGTGGTTACAATGGAACGACCCAACAATCCCAAAAGATTATGTTTGGTCGGGATTCACTTACGAAATATACGATTCAAATTACCCGATAACCGGTTCAACAACAAGCTCGTTTGATTCCACATCTTTACCCGAAGGGTGTTTATCTCAAAATACAATATATGACGATAGTGGTATTGTAAAAATAAGTTACTGTGCAAGCGGTACTACTGCCGATTATAGTGGAACAACGGCAAACCCTGGTACAAATTGTAATAATTTAAACTTAATGGTAGTTGGACAAGCAGCAGCTAATGACTTGTCCAAAAACCCTTGTTCGATAAAATGTGACACGAGAAGTGGTTTTTCTGAATTTAGATTTGGTGTTTACACAGTAATTCCCGCGGCTCATACAGACAATAGAGATGTACAATTTAAATTAATCAGAGAATATGCAAGAAGAAAATTGGTAAATAAAGTTTTCTGCGAAGGTATTGCTAATTATTCCTTTTTTGACAACTGGTTAGCGGGTTCTCTTTATATGTTCCCTTTCAAAGCTAGAGTGAGATGGGACAATGAAGAAACTTTAGATTTGAACGTCAGAGGGACCAATTACTGTCAAAATTTACTATATTATAAAGTTTCAGAAAAAACATCAAATGACGCAGTAAAAAAATTTTATTACAGGTCCACAAAATGGAACGGCTCGATTTTCCAAAAAACGGCATCAGGTTCTGAATTCAGTACCCTAAGACACCCAACAACAATAATGGATTTAGGTCCAAGAGATGAATTTATTAAAGAAATTTGTGTAGACCCAACATTAGACCCAAATTGCTCTATTGTTAGAAGTATAGGTTCAACATCGTATCAAAATTTTAAAGAAATGTTGGGTCTTTACATTAATTACAGACTTGACACAAACGCCAATTATAATTATAAAGATTTTTTCTCTAATAATGGATACACTTCATACTACCCGTTTAACACTAATAAAGAAATATTAAATGGTGACGTTTTACAATTAATATCAATTAACAATGAAGCCGGTATTGAGGAATTTGATTTACAAAATAGATATTATGGTCAATACAGTCCTGTAATTCTTGACCCTGATGATTATGTTCAATTATTTAAATCACAATCCGGAACAACGAATGGACCAATGCCGATAAATTTTGTTTTAGACGATGACGGTTATAGGGTTAGAGTTTGTCTAAATGAACCAGGTAGGTTAACAGAATCGTCACAAATTGTTCCATTTTTTTATTGGGATAAGGACGGACAAGGTTTTGGTGAAGGATATGGACAATCTTGGGATTATGCCACTGTTGTTTCTCAGAGATTACAAGGAATGACGTATAATTATGCGTTTACGGGTGATTCAACATATAATTATGTTTTATTTCCGATGACAAAAACATATTCGGGAGATACATTCACAATCGCAGGTGCTGATGTTAACGATGGTTCGTTTGATGTTGAAGATACAAACGACGTGCATCTAAACTACAACAATCAAGAGGAAGGGTTTACTGTTTTACATATAACATCAGGAACCACTTTATCACCGGATGCAGGTACTTTGTGGATTAGAGTTGGAGAGGTGGGGGGATGGGCTTCAAAACCGTGGAATAATGATGTTGATTTTATATTAAAACCAACACAAGTAAATTATACTGGTAATAAACAAATATTATCAACACCATTCTTATTTTATTTTGGATTAAGACCAGGCGCAACTGCGGTTGATAAATTTATAAAATTATTTGGACCAAAAGGTGCGTTCCCATCTCAAGAATAATGGATAAAAAAAGGATTATATTACCATCTAAAAAATTTTTTGGTTCAATCAATGAAGACCAAACAATTCGTGTTGGGTTAGAGGAAACTGAGAATCTTTTAAGAGAAGGTGACAGAACAATTATTCTAAGTAACGCGGAGCTCTTTAATAAAGAAAGGAACGAAAGTAATAGCTATAAAATTCATGGTAAACTAAAAATGGTTTTTAGAAATCTTTATAGTGGTTCATCTGAATATAATCCATTATTAAAAAGACTGTATTTGGTTGGTGACGGTGGTAATAATGATTTTACAGGTTTCATACCCTACCAAGAATTTGCTTTTTTAAGAAAAGATGTGGTAAGACAAATAAACACTATACAAACTATTTCATCATTAACAACGTACAGTCCCATTTTTGCTTATTCAGGAGAAACTGAACACACCTCAATATCGTCCATACAAGCACCATATCACAATTGGAACATATACCTTTCATATGTTTATGGTCAAGACAGTGCTTATCCGATGAAATATTCATTAAGTGGTGGAACTTATTTTAGTTTTACATCAGGCGATGGAATACCTTTTAGGGTTGAAAGCAATGGTAACACATACAAGTTAACAAGTCCTGTAGAACACGGAATGTTATCGGGTGAATTTATTACACTAAGCGGAGGTAGTTTTAATAACGCGGTAAATGTCACGGGTAAAACATTCACAATTATAAGTGTTGGTGACTCAATATATAATTCTGAAAAATATGTTTTAGAAATATCTAAATCCGAATTACCCTCTGGTTCAACACTTTCAACAGTTGTTTTTGGTAAACGATGTCTTGACAGAAATGACATAACAGGTTCCACATCTAATTATTACGTTCACAAACACAAAACACTAACAGAAAGGGAAGATTATATATTAGACAAAATTGGATTTGAGTCATCTATTTGGGAAAACGAAAGAAAATTACTTTTAGAAAATAGTGCTGGTGTTTCTGATGTTTTGGTTGAAAGGAATATGATGGAATCATTAATTTATGATTTCAAAGAACCATTTGTTCTTACGGGATTAACTAATAATTTAGGTTATTTACCAACTGAAGTTTATGTAAGTACCATTTTGGCCAATAGAAACGGTTATTTTGAATACCCACCTAAAGTTGGTTGGAAATTCAATTTTCATGATACATGGGTTGACGAACATTTTAATGGTACAGGAACTACTGAAACGTCCATATTAACAAGTGGTTTCTCGAGAACGATTAGTGCAACAACCTATAATTTTACAACAGGTGTAGATTTACCTGTTGGTACAGTTTTACATGGTGCCTTTGTTGAATACAATCGTTCAGAATTAAAAGAAAGAATTATAAGTGAATCATATCACAGATTCTCTAATCCTTTATTTGTTTTTGATTATGGACAAACGGGTACAACTGTAACCTTTTCAGGTGGTTCAATGACAAACATGTATGGTCTTTATTATCAACCACACCATAGAGTAAAACTAAGACAATTGTCACCATATATTGAAACTTCAACAACAAATCAAGTATACGGATTACCACAGAATTCAAAATATTTTGAAGACGAGGCGTTATGGAAATGGAGAGATTTATACGACCATGGATTTATTGACCCTGATGGTTTCGGTACCAACTTTCCTTTTATTAATAATATACATTATGTAAAAAGTGATATTGATTTTTATTTACGAAACGAAAATATCTACAGGAATAAACAAGATAAAGTTAAGAACGTAAACAAGTTTAAATGTTAATATGAAAATTCTTGCTAAAAATAATGACCAAACAATTATAATTCCATCAAACCAAATGTTTAAAACAGATTTGGGTTGGACTGATAATGCTGAGCAGATGGAGCAAGAGATTTTATATGAAATCATCAACCCAACTGAAAATTATGAAACTGTAAGATACATACATACCGCATATGACCAAGTTTCACCGGTAACTGATAATACTTTTAACCAAACGGACATATGGTATAATTTTTATTTTTTGAATAGTTTTGGTAATTACTCACAAAATTATGAAGACGTTGGAATAACAATGGAAGAAAATTCTAAAATGTTAAAACAGTCAACAGAAAGTTTTTTCAGATTAGAGTTTTACAAAACTAATAATGACGCATCACCAAATCAAACGAATAGAAGATTGGTTTTTGCAAAGAATTTATCACTCCCTCTTGGTGAAAGAATATATTATACAGGCACACCGTCGGGAGCTACGTTACCTCTAAACGATTTTGTTTATGTCCCTGTTTTCACTGGTTCAAACTACAGAAATACGGAAAATATGTACTTTTTTTGGTTTGCGGATGATTCACCATTTGATGAAACAAATATTACGGGAAATACATTTTATATGACCGCCAAGTACTATAATGCAAAAGACGGAAGTGTTATTGATTTTGTAAATAAATCAAAAAATGTAAATGCAACAACACCGTATGCTGAAGAAGAAGATGTCTACTATAAAGTAATTATAGATAGAACAAATTATTCATACATAGTTTATGCGTATAATGGTTCATTAGGTACAAGAAAAGGAATAGTAACCGCACCAATAAATTTTTATGAAAGAAAACAATAATGGATATTAAATCACCAACAAAATACGAAATACTTAGGAAAAATATTCCTAATGTTAAATTGTATTCAAACGATGGTCCATATTGGTACAATAGTTTGGGTAGTTTAATATCGTGGTCGGAGTCTCAATATCTTGACCCTTTAGATGGTTTTATAGTGTATAACGTCACTGGTGGTACTGTTAGTAATGGATACTACATGTGGACGGGAACCACCATACCAACCAACTCTTACGGAGACGCTGGTTGTGATTTAACTTTAGAACTATATGGTTGGAACAATATTACAAAAGGGGAGGCGTATGGTGAACACATGTTACCGATATTTTTAGAAACACACGTTGACGAAATGGGTGTAATGGTTGGTTTTGATGGGGAACTTGAACAAGTTGAACAAATTTGTAACTTTTCTTATACTCAGACCGGTAACACAGTTCAGGTTTACAATACGGTGGACACGAGTAAAGTTTCTGAAATACATTTTATCGATTTTACTGTCAGTTGGGGAGACGGGACTACAAGTATTCTATCAACAACTGGAATTACCGCAACAAAAACATATTCATCCACCGGCGAAACAACCATATCAATTTCAATCAACACACCATGGAGTCAGTTTGAAACTAAAAAGAAAGTACAAGTACCTTCAAATACCACTGTCTCTAACCCATTAGGGACATTCTCCGGGTTCACAATACCATACACCAACATATCGGGTCAAAGTCAAAATTATCTAAACGATTTAGACTATAATGGAACCAACACAGGTTATACCACATTTACATATGCTGCAATTGGTAAAAGTAAAATTAGCGAATTAAAATTATACGGTTCAAATACATACTCAGGTGTAACTACAGGAGTAACAAATGGTGTGGCTTACAGTGCATACACAATTGATAATTTGTATTATCAAGATTTTGAGGATGGAATCACTACAATTACTGGTACAACATCAGGATTTACAAAAGAAGAAGTCATCAATAAGGTTATTACAAGAAATGAACATTTCTTAGGATTTATTGATGAACCAGTAATCTATTCTGACATTTTTGTTGAAAGAGGAAAACAAGGTGTAATGGAAAAAACATTACGATTATCTGAAATTGACAACACAGGTGAATTATCAATTTATGGAAACGGATATTTTAATATTAGAAAACAATAATTTTCATATTTATTATAAAAAAACATGGCAGTAGGTAGTTACGGTATAATTAGACCATCAGATGTGTCACCCGAAGACGTTGAAATTTATTTTCATTACGTTGCGGATAGAAATAGCACTTCGACTGTTACTCTTAAGAAATTAAGTTCAGCTGAAGTATTAACCCCTGTTTATCATAATTCGAACACCACGGATGATACTTCAGCACCTAATGTTGAAATCTTAGGTGGATTGTACAACTTAAAATTAACCGCATCCGATTTTGCGGATTTAGGTGTATACACACTCCATATAAGACCAAAACAAATAAGAACTTCAATTACTGATTGTGGAATTTTAGCGTCTCTACCTTCAGTTAGAGGATTGGTCATTGACTTATCCAATGTTCCTGCTGATGATAGAAATAAATTTACACCACAAGGACTTGTTGGATATAGAATTGAGTACATTAATTCATCTGACAATAAAAAAATTCCAAATTTTTATAGAATCGTAACATCTTCGTTCTACTGTACACCAATTGTTTCAAATTTAACAAGTACATCACAAAAAGCTATCAGATATCAGTATAGTGAACAGGCAACCAATTTGATGTTTTTAACAGTAACACCATCTTCAGCACCAACAAATAAACCAAATACGGTTCCATTTATTGGTGTACCATCACAAAAAATCATATTAACAAACACATATTTAAATCCCACCACAATTGAGGTAGAAATGGTTGAACATGATGCTTCAACATTGGCACATGCTCTTTATGGTAATCAAAGTAAAGCGGTTTCACAAGGTATCTATACCATCTATGACAATAATAATAACATCTATAGACAATACAATCTTTACGAAGTTAAAGACGAATTTAATGAAACATTATATGAGATTCGTGAAGAAAGAAATGACGTAGACGAAACCTTAAACTTTGATACTATAACAGAATAATGGCAAGGAGAAAAGTACCGAGTCAAGCGTCAAGCGGAGCGGAAACATTTAATGATTTCTTAGTTGGTAGACAGATAACTGATGGTTCATCTGCACTAACCAACACCGTATTTGCGCTTGATAAGTCTATCCCTGACAAAGATTCTAAAAATTTTACGAGTAACCCATTCTCTCAATTTTTAACATTAGATACGTTAAAAGAGGTTGAGGGTATTCAAACAACATCAGCAACACCAAGAAAAAAGAGAACTGACGAAGTAAGGTTTAAGGGCAACAAAAAATATGCCGATAAATCTTTATTTGGTTCGTTAACAAGTAGAATTTTAGTTTCATTAACTAGAATTATAAACAAGTTTCCGGGTGGAATTTCAATCTTATCGGACAGTCCTATAGGTGTTTCTAATTACAGTGCTAGTGGAATAACATATAACGATAGCACCAATACCACAACTTTTTACATCGAAAGAAGTAAAATATTCAATCCTTTTGATTTAGTTTTTGTTGAGCCTAATTCAGTAGTTAAACCAGAAACTGAAAACGAATTAAGAAATTTTTATTCGTCTTATACAAAATATGTTGTTGTTACAAATAACACACCATATCCAATTTTAGAATACAGCGAACCGAATACAAACAATAGAATTTACTTAAAGGTATATGGACAACCATTTACTGGTTCAACATATTCAGAAAATTTATTGATAAGACCAAACGATGGTTTAGTTGAAGAATTTTTCGAAGGGTTAGACGATTTAGAGGAATCACTTTTAAATAGAGAAACAAATCCAATTTATACTTCATCATTTAAAGTACCGAGAGATGTTCAAGACAATTCAAAAACATCTTTGGTTGATGTTGTAATAACTTGGCCAATATCTAATGATGGTTATAACATACAAATAACCGGTTTTGATTACGATTTATATGTTGGTAAATTAAAAGATATTGCTGATGAGATAGATGTGTATAAATCTAATCTAATGGTTAGATTTTTAGCCGCACCACAGTTATTTGAATTTGACACCGAAGATAAAAGAGCTGAAAGTGTATTTCAATTATATGGTCAAAGCTTTGATAGTGTAAAGAAATACATAGACAACATAGCTTATATGAGAAACGTAAGTTATGATGGAATTAATAATTTACCTGATGTACTTTTAAAAAACTTAGCAGAAAATTTAGGTTTATCAACATTAAATTTATTCGATGAAAATAGTCTAAATGATGTTTTATATTCAAGATTACAATCAAATTATGACGGAGTATCAACCGGTACGAATTTAATTGAAGCTGAGTATGAGTTTTATCGAAGATTACTTATAAATCTTGCTCACATTTATAAATCAAAAGGAACAAAATCCTCTATTGATTTCTTTTTAAAATTTTTGGGGGCACCCGAGCCTTTGATTAGGATTGATGAATACATTTATAAAGTAACGTCAATTCCATCTAGTTTTAATTTACAACAAGACATATACGATGCGATTCAAGGTAACAAAAGATATTCTTACGCCACCTTTGATAGTACAGGTTTCACATATTCTAAAGTTTACTACTCAGCGTCAACAACATTTGACAGAGAGGGTTACCCTGTAGACGAAAAAACTGGACTACCAAGAAGAGCATATAACGAAACTGAAAACATATTCTTTGGTAAAGGTTCAGGATGGTACGATATTACATTATCACACCGTACTCCACTCGTTTTAGACAGTAGTAACTCAATACTAACGGGTAACACCAAAACAATTAAAACAAAGAATAAAAACTACACATACGGAGAAGAATACTTTGATTTATATAGAACATTACCAGGTTTAGATACCGGTTATGAATTGGTTTCCGCGGTCGATAATAAAGACGGAAAACCAATTGAGGATGATTATTTATTAATTTTAAATAGAAAAAACATTGGAATTTATATCTCACCATCACGAGGTATAGATTATGATATCTTTAGACAAAGTAGAGAATTATTAATAAGTTTTGGTACAAATACTTTATTACCCCAAACAGGTAAAACTTTTGCTGAATTTTTAGACACCTTTATTCATGGACTTGTAACAAATTCTAACAAAATTCGTTACAAAAAAAATTATATTCAATTAGAAGATGTCTATAGAGATTATATATCACAAACAACAGGTTTTACACCATATAATCAAATAAATGTTATTGAATTTGTTAATAAATTATCACCTTATTGGCCACAATTAGTTGAACAATTAGTACCATCAACCACTCAATGGACCGGCGGTAATTTAATAGAAAATAACGTGTTTGGTAGACCAAAATATCAATATAGATATGATTGTCAACCATTAGAATTTATTGAGGAACTATACCCTGATTTTGAAAATGTAATTGAGGAAGATTTAGAAAATATTTTAGGTGAAGAAAATAATTTTAGAGGTTTAATAAACCTTACAGGTGTTACTTACTATCCTGTAATTGAAATTGATGGAACAGTTTATGGTGGGGCCGACTACACGGGTCTAACATCCTCTATGTATGTGATTGTTAGTGGAACAAGTAACACTTCAAACAGTGCAAAATTATTTGATGCACAACCATTTACAGGATGTACAAGTGGGGTCACCAGTGGTGATACGGTAAATCTTTCCTTAATATGTGATTATAAAGATTATCTTGAACCTGATGTTACTAAAATTAAAGAACTATGGTTATCGGCGTTATCTGTATTGATTGATGACGTAACTATTACAAGAAATAGTGCAGGGTATGAACCCTATTCTGCTTTCACGGGAACCACAGGCCAAACATATTTTTCAGAAACAATACCATTAATAAAATACACAACATACACTGATGAAAATGGTGTTGAAAAAGTTAAGTTTTCATCCGTAAAATTAGGTCCAAACGAATGTTCAGTGGTCGACTATTTTGATTATCGATTTGATGCCGATTACAAAATCACAAAAAATACAAATGGAATCAGTGTTAAAGTTTATACTGATAATACCGTTTATTGCGACTCAAACAGTGGATGTACATTAGTGAGTGATGTGTTTTTTGAAGTAATTGGATACAAAACAGGTATCCAACAAGGTTCAACATGGCCATTTAACATTTATGCTAATTGTGTAAGTGGAACAAATGAAAATGCGGATGTTTACATTCAAAAAGTTAGTGATTGTGTATATAAATTAACTGGTTTTTCAGAAAATGATGTAATAGATTTTAATATTGTAGATGCAGCAAATAAAGAAGTAAAATTCAAAATTGAAGGTCTACAACCCAAAATTGAACATGACCCATGTCCAACACCATCAGGAAAAAGTCACGTAGAATTATTTAGTATTGTTGGTTACCAAGGAACAATATCATCCCCAATTTCAGTTGTTTCAGGTGCAACATATTGTGACAATTACACAGGTTACACAATACAACCAAAAGTTGAATACAAATCAAACTTTAACTATGGTTTAAAATGTGACTCTATAGTTTTAGTAGTTGATAGCGGATTAACCATTGACAACCAAACTACAGATGACAATATTGAAAGTTATATTAGTGGTGGTACGATAAGTGGTAAAAGTGTTTGTGATTTAAATGTTGGGGAATATGTTTTATCTGCATCTTACAAACAATGTACAGAATATAGTCACCAACAAATTGTGAATGGACCTGTATCAGGGTATTCATTTACGTACAACTATCAAAAACTTGAAATTACAGACATTGAATGTTTAGCATCAATCAAGAAAAGTATCATTACAGGATTAACCCAAAATAATACTTATGAAGTTTTTGAAGTTTTACCAACAACACAACTAAGAGTTTATACAAATAGAATCATTGAAAATTTTGGAACACCTACAAATAGTGTTTACTTTTTTGACGATAGGTTCCCAGAGGAATTACAAAAAAAACCAACAGATTTTATTGAACCTTGTTGTGACCATCCGAAAGAATTATATAACCATGGGGATTATTTAATAAACAAATATGGTAAAACCATAGAAGTAATTGATGTCGACTTAAATTATTGCGATACAGGATTATACTTCAATCTAAATTTTGAATTAGACAATACACCACTAACTGATGAATTTGTTGTTGTTTTCAATGGAAATAACAGCGACCAAATTCTGATGAAACACAAATACGATAAACATCCAAATATTGGATTCAACCTCGGTCAATATTATATCGATGCCAACCATTGTCCTACAGAACCAACTAATGAGGAATTAAGTAGTTCCATTTTTGATTGTCCATGATAAAAACTGTAAAAATAGACGTTGACAATACCCGAATAAATGAGTATATTTTTATAATAAAAATAGATATAGATAAGACTGTAGATTTAAATGGCATTAATAAAAATAAACACAGGTAATTTTGATGGTGAAATTGGTGTTATCACATTTTATCCTTGTACTGGCGGTACCTTGAATTTAGGTACTGTCGTGATGCCATATTATTACGACACAAACTACTACTTAGGTACTTACTCAGTTTATTTTCCGTCACTTGATAAAACTTGTGTGGCTGAGATTCCTTGCCCTACACCTTCACCTACACCTTCACCAACACTTACACCATCATTAACACCAACACCAACAACCTTTACTTCAAATACCCCAACCCCAACAGTTACCAAAACCCCTACTGTTACACCTACGGTTACAAAAACACCTACTGTTACCCCAACCAATACTATCACTCCAACAAATACTCCTACGAATACCGTAACTCCGACTAATACTCCAACAAACGAGCCTACAGTTACCCCAACTGAAACTCCTACAGTTACTCCAACTAACACAGTAACTCCAACCAATACCCCAACAAATACCCCAACGGTTACCCCAACTGAAACTCCTACAGTTACCCCAACTAACACAGTAACTCCAACCGAATCACCAGCCAACACACCTACTGTAACTCCTACGAATACAGTTACACCAACCGAGACACCAACTGTTACTCCGACCGAAACTCCAACTGTAACCCCAACAAATACGGTAACCCCAACCAATACACCAACTGAAACACCTACCAACACCCCAACAAATACAGTTACCCCTACCGAAACTCCAACTGTAACTCCAACAAATACGGTAACCCCTACCGAAACACCTACCAATACACCAACTCATACAGTAACCCCTACCGAAACACCAACCAATACCCCAACTAATACACCGACTGAAACACCCACTAACACCCCAACAAATACTGTTACCCCAACTAATACACCAACCGAAACACCAACCGAAACACCAACCAATACCCCAACCAACACCGTAACTCCAACTGTTACCCCAACTGTTACCCCAACTGTAACTCCAACCAATACTGTTACCCCAACTAATACACCAACCGAAACACCAACCGAAACACCAACCAATACTCCAACCAACACCGTAACCCTAACCGTTACCCCTACCGAAACACCAACCAACACCCCAACTAATACTCCGACTAACACAGTAACACCAACACTGAGTCCAACCGTTACCCCTACCGAAACACCTACCAATACCCCAACCAACACCATAACACCAACTAACACTCCGACTAATACCTCAACTGTAACTCCAACCAATACTGTAACTCCAACCAATACACCCACTGTAACACAAACTGAAACACCTACCCTAACACCAACAAATACTGCAACCGTTACACCAACTCAAACCCCAACCAATACTCCTACCAATACTGTTACACCAACGGTTACCCCAACTAACACTCCAACTGTAACTCCAACAAATACGGTAGCTCCAACTAATACACCTACAAATACACCAACCGAAACACCAACAAATACCCCCACCAACACACCAACAAATACTCCCACAGAAACACCAACACTTACACCAACCAACACCGTAACCCCTACCAATACAGTCACACCAACCAATACTGTTACAGTGACTCCAACAGAAACTGTGACACCAACTAATACACCTACAAACACCCCAACTAATACACCAACAAATACGGTTACACCTACGAATACTCCAACCAACACAGTAACTCCAACAAATACTCCAACTAACACTCCAACATTAAGTCCTACCAATACCGTAACTCCTACCAACACCCCAACAAACACACCGACGAATACAGTAACTCCAACTCAGACACCTACAAATACTCCTACAAATACCGTTACACCAACCAATACCCCAACCAATACCCCAACCAACACCGTAACTCCAACAAACACTCCTACCAACACTCCTACAAACACTCCCACAAATACCGTAACTCCAACCAACACCGTAACTCCGACTAATACACCTACAAACACACCAACGAATACTGTGACTCCTACATTGAGTCCTACGGTAACACCAACTAACACCGTAACACCAACCAATACTCCAACCAATACACCTACCAATACTGTGACTCCTACATTGAGTCCTACGGTAACACCAACTAACACCGTAACACCAACCAATACTCCAACTAACACGCCGACCAACACTCCTACTAACACTGTAACACCAACATTGAGTCCAACAGTGACTCCAACCAATACAGTTACCCCCACAAACACCCCGACAAATACTGTAACTCCAACCAATACTGTAACTCCAACAAATACACCAAGTGTAACTGTGACGGTTTCACCAACACCAGCACCTTCTTGTGACATTGATTATACAATGTTACCCTCACCAACTCCAACGAGCACCCCAACACCCACCAATACTCCAACGGTAACACCAACCAACACTGTAACACCATCCGTTACATTAACCAATACTCCCACAAACACACCAACCAATACAGTAACTCCTACTAACACCCCAACTAATACACCAACAAAAACTGTTACACCAACTTTAACTCCAACAAATACTCCAACTAATACTGTAACACCAACCAATACACCAACAAACACTCCTACCAATACAGTTACTCCTACATTGAGTCCAACAGTTACTCCTACCAATACTGTTACCCCAACCAATACTCCTACCAATACCCCAACCAATACAGTTACACCTACATTGACTCCAACAGCGACCCCAACCAACACCGTAACCCCTACAAATACCCCAACATTAAGCCCCACCAATACTCCAACCAACACCGTAACCCCTACAAATACTGTAACACCAACGAATACCCCAACCAACACTCCGACAAACACCCCAACAAACACTGTAACACCAACCAACACTCCAACAAACACTGTAACACCGACCAATACTCCAACAAATACCCCTACTAATACTGCTACTCCTACAAATACACCAACTAATACTCCTACCAATACGGTAACCCCTACAAATACACCAACTAACACTCCTACCAATACGGTATCCCCAACACTGACACCTACTAACACCCCTACGAACACCGTAACACCAACAAACACACCAACTAACACACCAACTAATACTGTAACACCAACTAACACTCCTACCAACACCCCAACCAACACAGTTACTCCTACCAATACGCCAACTAATACTCCTACCAATACGGTAACGCCAACATTGAGTCCAACAGTGACTCCAACCAATACCGTTACACCAACTCAAACCCCTACAAATACCCCAACTAACACCGTAACACCAACCAATACACCTACGAATACCCCCACTAATACTCCAACAAATACCGTAACCCCAACAAACACGCCTACGAATACACCAACAGTAACCCCTACCAATACCGTAACCCCAACAAATACACCGACGGTAACTCCGACCAATACAGTCACACCAACTAATACACCAACCAACACTCCTACCAATACGGCTACCAATACAGTTACTCCTACCAATACACCCACAAATACACCAACAAATACGGTTACACCAACTAACACTCCTACTAATACTCCAACAAATACCGTAACACCGACACTGACACCTACAAATACCCCGACAAACACTCCAACCAATACAGTTACTCCAACCAATACTGTAACTCCTACCAACACCCCTACCAACACCCCAACAAATACTCCAACAAATACAGTCACCCCAACTAATACTCCAACCAATACTGTCACCCCTACCAATACTCCTACAAACACCCCCACCAATACTGTCACCCCTACCAATACTCCTACCAATACTCCTACAAATACAGTAACTCCAACTAACACCCCAACAAATACTCCAACAAATACAGTCACCCCAACCAATACTCCTACCAATACGCCCACCAATACTGTCACCCCTACCAATACTCCTACCAATACTTCTACAAATACAGTAACTCCAACTAATACTCCTACCAATACGCCTACTAATACTGTAACTCCAACCAACACCCCAACTGTAACTCCTACCAATACTGTTACACCAACAAACACTCCTACTAACACACCAACCAATACTGTTACACCAACAAACACTCCTACTAACACACCAACCAATACGGTAACTCCTACCAACACCCCAACTAACACACCAACCAATACGGTAACTCCTACCAACACCCCAACTAACACCCCAACAAATACTGTTACACCAACAAATACTCCCACCAATACCCCAACAAACACGGTGACTCCAACAAACACTCCTACTAACACCCCAACAAATACAGTAACACCAACATTGAGTCCTACAGTAACTCCTACGAACACAGTAACTCCTACAAATACTCCCACAAACACTCCGACCAACACCGTTACACCAACAAATACCCCAACCAATACCCCGACAAATACAGTAACCCCAACTAACACACCTACCAACACTCCAACTAATACAGTAACTCCCACATTAAGTCCAACTGTGACTCCTACTAATACTGTGACTCCTACAAACACTCCTACCAACACACCAACAAATACAGTTACACCTACATTGAGTCCAACAGTGACTCCAACCAGCACCGTAACCCCAACTAATACGCCAACATTAAGTCCTACCAATACTCCAACCAACACTGTTACTCCTACAAATACCGTTACACCAACCAATACACCTACCAATACCCCAACAAACACCGTAACCCCAACACTAACCCCAACTAACACTCCAACCAATACTCCTACAAATACGGTATCTCCAACCAACACCGTAACCCCAACAAATACACCAACTAACACTCCAACCAATACTCCCACCAACACTGTTACTCCAACCAACACCCCGACCAACACTCCGACTAATACAGTAACTCCTACCAATACCCCAACAAATACCCCAACAAATACAGTTACACCTACATTGAGTCCAACGGTGACTCCTACTAATACTGTAACTCCTACCAACACTCCGACCAACACACCAACCAATACTGTTACACCTACATTGAGTCCAACGGTGACTCCTACTAATACTGTTACACCCACTAACACGCCAACTAACACTCCTACTAACACTGTAACACCAACTCAGACTCCCACGAACACGCCTACAAATACAGTAACACCTACTAACACACCTACTAATACACCAACAAATACGGTAACACCAACCAACACCCCTACGAACACGCCGACTAACACCCCAACCAATACAGTCACACCAACTAATACCGTAACTCCAACAAATACGCCAACCAATACTCCTACCAATACGCCAACCAATACCGTAACACCAACTCAGACACCGACAAATACCCCAACAAAAACTGTTACACCAACATTGAGTCCGACTGTGACACCAACAAATACTGTTACTCCAACCAATACCCCCACCAATACTCCAACTAACACAGTAACCCCAACCAATACTCCAACTGTAACACCTACGAATACTGTTACACCTACAAATACACCGACGAATACACCAACCAATACGGTAACTCCAACCAACACCCCAACCAATACCCCAACTAGTACTGTTACACCAACATTAAGCCCGACACTAACACCAACCAATACAGTAACTCCAACATTGAGTCCGACTGTAACTCCAACAAGAACGGTTACACCTACTTTAACACCAACCAATACACCGACAAATACGGTAACCCCTACAAATACTCCCACCAACACCCCAACAAACACTCCAACCAATACAGTCACCCCAACAAACACCGTAACACCAACCAACACCCCCACAAACACTCCAACCAATACTCCAACAAACACCGTAACACCAACCAACACACCAACCAAGACTGTAACTCCAACCAATACCCCAACCAATACTCCAACTAATACAGTAACCCCAACTAATACACCAACCAATACTCCAACGAACACCGTAACTCCAACCAACACCCCAACCAACACTGTAACTCCAACAAATACACCTACAGTTACCCCGACTAACACAGTAACACCTACACTGAGTCCGACTGTAACCCCTACGAATACAGTTACACCAACTCAGACACCTACAAATACTCCAACTAACACCGTAACTCCTACCAACACACCAACTAACACACCAACTAACACTGTTACACCCACAAATACACCAACCAATACAGTTACTCCTACCAATACACCTACTAACACTCCAACTAACACAGTAACCCCTACCAATACCCCTACGAACACTCCTACTAATACAGTAACTCCTACAAACACCGTAACACCAACCAACACACCAACCAATACTCCAACCAACACTGTCACCCCTACATTGAGTCCTACGGTAACTCCTACGAACACAGTTACCCCTACTAACACACCGACTAAGACCGTGACTCCCACATTGAGTCCGACTGTGACTCCTACAAATACTGTTACACCAACTCAAACCCCTACGAATACACCAACTAATACAGTTACACCAACTAATACACCTACAAACACCCCAACAAATACAGTTACACCTACAAATACCCCAACTAACACTCCAACCAATACAGTAACCCCTACACTGAGTCCAACCGTAACACCAACTAATACTGTCACACCCACGAATACACCAACCAATACCCCTACGAATACTGTAACCCCTACCAACACCCCTACTAATACTCCTACAAATACGGTTACACCAACTAACACTCCAACAAGAACGGTTACACCTACTTTAACACCAACCAATACACCGACAAATACGGTAACCCCTACAAATACTCCCACCAATACCCCAACAAACACGGTGACTCCTACATTAACACCAACTGTAACTCCTACAAATACCGTAACACCAACCAATACTCCTACAAATACTCCTACTAACACAGTAACACCTACCAATACCCCTACAAACACACCAACAAACACTGTAACTCCAACTAACACCCCTACTAATACTCCGACGAATACGGTAACTCCAACCAATACCCCAACAAACACACCTACCAACACCGTAACACCTACAAATACTCCTACTAAAACTGTGACTCCCACATTGAGTCCAACAGTTACACCTACCAACACCGTAACACCTACAAATACTCCCACAAATACCCCTACTAACACAGTAACACCAACAAATACACCAACCAACACTCCAACTAATACCGTTACCCCAACTAACACACCTACAAATACACCAACAAATACTGTGACTCCTACATTGAGTCCAACAGTTACACCTACCAACACCGTAACACCTACAAATACCCCTACCAACACCCCAACAAATACAGTAACACCTACATTGAGTCCGACTGTGACTCCAACTAACACCGTTACGCCAACTAACACACCTACCAACACTCCAACTAACACCGTAACCCCTACCAGCACCCCCACAAGAACCGTTACACCTACATTAACTCCAACCAATACCCCTACTAATACCGTAACCCCAACAAATACCCCAACCAATACCCCTACTAATACCGTAACCCCAACAAATACCCCAACAAACACTCCAACTAATACCGTAACCCCAACAAATACCCCAACAAACACTCCAACTAATACCGTAACCCCTACCAACACCCCCACAAGAACCGTTACACCTACATTAACTCCAACCAACACACCAACTAATACTGTAACCCCAACCAACACTCCTACAAACACTCCAACGAATACAGTTACACCAACCAATACACCAACTAACACCCCAACCAACACTGTAACTCCAACATTGAGCCCTACAGTGACTCCCACTAATACAGTTACACCAACTAACACACCAACCAATACCCCAACCAACACCGTAACTCCAACAAACACCCCTACTAAAACTGTAACTCCCACATTGAGCCCTACGGTAACCCCAACAAACACTGTTACTCCAACCAACACCCCAACTAATACTCCAACTAATACTGTTACTCCAACCAACACCCCAACCAACACCCCAACTAATACTGTTACACCGACCAACACACCAACGAATACTATAACTCCTACTAATACTCCTACCAAAACTGTTACACCAACTCTAACCCCAACGAATACACCGACCAATACTCCTACAAACACAGTAACCCCAACCAATACCGTAACACCAACTAACACTCCAACCAACACTGTAACTCCAACTAATACACCAACCAACACCCCAACTAATACTCCGACAAACACTGTTACGCCAACCAATACACCAACAAAAACTGTCACACCAACTTTAACCCCAACCAACACCGTAACACCAACCAATACCCCGACTAATACACCTACAAATACTGTTACTCCAACTAATACACCTACAAACACTCCAACCAACACCGTAACCCCAACCAATACACCAACTAATACGGTGACTCCCACATTGAGTCCTACGGTAACTCCTACAAATACTGTAACCCCTACTAATACTCCTACCAAAACTGTTACACCAACTCTAACCCCAACGAATACTCCTACCAATACTGTAACCCCTACCAATACTCCTACCAATACTGTAACCCCTACCAATACTCCTACCAATACTCCAACAAATACTGTTACCCCAACTCAGACACCTACTAACACTCCAACGAATACAGTCACACCAACCAACACACCAACTAATACTGTAACTCCTACATTGAGTCCTACGGTAACTCCGACCAATACGGTAACCCCAACAAACACACCAACTAACACACCAACTAATACTGTAACGCCAACTAATACACCAACAAAAACTGTTACACCAACTTTAACTCCAACCAATACCCCAACTAATACTGTAACACCTACCAATACACCAACAAACACTGTTACGCCAACTTTAACTCCAACCAATACCCCGACCAATACCCCAACAAATACCGTTACTCCAACCAACACAGTTACCCCGACCAATACCCCAACTAAGACAGTCACCCCAACTCAGACTCCCACCAATACTCCAACCAATACCCCCACAAACACTGTAACTCCAACAAACACTGTTACGCCAACAAATACTCCAACTAATACGGTAACACCGACTAACACTGTAACGCCGACCAATACCGTAACCCCCACTAACACTGTAACTCCAACGAATACAGTTACACCGACCAATACTCCAACAAGAACTGTTACGCCTACCTTAACCCCTACAAATACTCCAACAAATACGGTAACTCCGACCAACACACCAACTAACACACCAACTAACACAGTTACCCCGACTAACACCCCAACCAATACGGTAACCCCTACTAACACACCTACTAATACACCAACCAAGACTGTTACTCCTACATTAACTCCTACCGTTACTCCAACGAATACAGTTACACCGACCAATACCCCGACTAATACTAATACCCCTACTAATACACCTACAAACACTCCTACTAACACAGTAACCCCAACCAATACACCAACAAAAACTGTCACACCAACTTTAACCCCAACAAATACACCGACCAACACACCAACTAATACAGTGACTCCAACCAATACTGTTACCCCAACAAACACTCCAACCAAGACTGTTACTCCTACATTAACACCAACCAACACTCCGACCAATACGGTAACCCCTACAAATACCCCAACTAACACCCCAACAAACACTGTTACGCCAACTAATACACCAACCAAGACTGTTACTCCTACATTAACTCCAACCAATACCCCTACTAATACCGTAACCCCAACAAATACCCCAACAAACACTCCAACCAATACTGTAACACCAACGAATACTGTTACCCCAACATTGAGTCCTACTAATACCCCAACTAATACTGTAACACCCACCAACACACCCACCAACACACCAACAAATACTGTTACACCAACCAATACACCAACAAAAACCGTAACACCTACATTAACACCAACAAACACTCCTACAAACACCCCAACAAATACCGTTACTCCAACCAACACCGTAACCCCAACTAACACACCAACTAATACGGTGACTCCCACCAATACCGTTACACCTACAAACACTGTTACACCTACTAATACTGTTACACCTACTAATACTGTAACACCAACTAATACACCAACCAAGACTGTAACACCTACATTAACTCCAACCAATACTCCAACAAACACCGTAACACCAACTCAGACACCGACTAATACTCCTACAAATACCGTAACTCCTACCAATACACCAACAAAAACTGTCACACCAACTTTAACTCCAACAAATACCCCAACCAATACTGTTACACCAACTCAAACCCCTACGAATACACCAACTAATACAGTTACACCAACTAACACAGTCACCCCGACCAACACACCTACCAATACCCCAACCAATACTGTTACACCTACCTTAACTCCTACAAATACTCCTACAAATACAGTAACCCCAACCAATACACCAACAAAAACCGTAACACCTACATTAACACCAACAAACACTCCTACAAACACTCCCACGAATTCCGTTACTCCTACTAATACTGTTACCCCCACTAACACCCCAACTAACACAGTAACGCCGACTAATACTGTTACTCCAACCAATACCGTAACTCCTACAAATACGGTAACCCCAACCAATACTGTAACGCCAACTAATACCCCAACCAAGACAGTTACACCAACTCAGACACCTACTAATACACCAACCAACACTGTAACACCAACTAACACACCTACCAACACTCCAACTAACACCGTAACTCCTACTAATACACCAACAAAAACTGTTACACCAACTCTAACACCAACAAATACCCCTACGAACACTGTAACTCCAACCAATACACCAACAAAAACTGTTACACCAACTTTAACTCCGACCAACACGGTAACCCCAACCAATACTCCTACTAATACTCCTACTAATACAGTAACCCCCACCAATACTCCGACCAATACGGTGACTCCCACATTGAGTCCTACAGTTACCCCTACGAACACCGTTACACCAACAAATACCCCAACCAAGACTGTAACTCCTACATTAACTCCTACAAATACCCCTACTAATACTGTAACCCCTACCAATACTCCAACTAATACACCTACTAAAACTGTCACCCCTACAGTTACTCCTACTAATACAGTTACCCCAACCAACACTCCCACAAACACTCCTACAAACACTGTAACCCCTACATTGAGTCCTACAGTTACCCCTACGAACACCGTTACACCAACAAATACCCCAACCAATACTCCGACAAATACAGTTACACCGACCAATACGCCCACAAATACTCCTACTAATACTGTTACACCCACTAACACCCCAACAAATACTCCAACAAATACAGTTACACCGACCAATACACCCACAAATACACCAACAAATACAGTTACACCGACCAACACACCAACAAAAACTGTAACACCAACTTTAACTCCAACCAATACACCCACAAATACACCAACAAATACGGTTACACCAACAAATACAGTAACCCCAACTAATACACCGACTAAGACAGTCACCCCAACCAATACCCCAACAAATACTCCAACCAACACACCAACTAACACGGTTACCCCAACCAATACTGTTACACCAACAAACACACCCACTAATACACCAACCAAGACTGTAACTCCTACATTGAGTCCTACAGTTACTCCTACTAATACAGTAACACCCACCAACACACCAACTAACACGGTTACCCCAACCAATACACCAACCAAGACTGTTACACCTACATTAACACCTACTAATACTCCGACCAATACTGTAACCCCTACATTGAGTCCTACAGTTACCCCTACGAACACCGTTACACCAACAAATACTCCTACAAACACCCCAACCAAGACTGTTACACCTACATTAACACCTACTAATACTGTTACACCTACATTAACACCAACCAATACTCCAACGAACACTCCTACCAATACTCCTACAAACACGGTAACACCAACAAACACTGTTACACCAACAAATACTCCTACAAACACTCCGACCAAGACTGTTACACCTACATTAACACCTACTAATACTCCTACGAATACTGTTACCCCAACAAATACTCCAACAAGAACTGTTACTCCTACATTAACACCGACCAATACTCCTACGAATACTGTTACCCCAACAAATACTCCAACAAATACACCTACTAATACAGTTACACCAACTAACACACCTACTAATACAGTTACACCAACCAACACCCCAACCAAGACTGTTACACCTACCTTAACTCCTACAAACACCCCAACCAATACTCCAACAAACACTGTTACGCCTACTAATACCCCGACTAATACGGTAACTCCTACAAATACCCCAACCAATACCCCAACAAATACCGTTACTCCAACTAATACACCAACAAAAACTGTTACACCAACTCTAACCCCAACAAATACTCCAACCAACACACCAACTAATACGGTTACCCCAACAAATACTGTTACCCCCACAAATACTCCAACCAAGACTGTCACCCCTACCAATACTCCTACAAACACCCCAACCAATACGGTAACTCCTACAAATACCCCAACCAATACTCCAACAAACACTGTTACGCCTACTAATACTCCGACTAATACAGTTACACCAACTCAGACACCTACTAATACACCAACAAAGACAGTTACACCAACTTTAACACCGACCAATACAGTTACACCTACATTGAGTCCTACAAATACTCCTACCAATACAGTAACACCAACAAATACACCAACTAACACCCCAACAAATACCGTTACACCAACGAATACACCAACTAACACTCCGACTAACACTGTAACCCCAACTAATACCGTAACCCCAACAAGAACACCAGCAGCTACTGTTAGTCCAACAAATACTCCAACAAATACTCCTACGAATACTGTTACACCAACCAATACACCTACCAATACACCTACTAATACTGTTACACCAACCAACACACCAACTAAAACGGTTACACCTACGTTCACACCAACCAATACAGTAACTCCGACTAACACACCCACAAACACCCCAACCAATACCGTTACACCAACCAATACACCTACTAATACTCCAACCAATACTGTTACACCAACAAATACTCCTACTAATACTGTTACACCAACAAGAACACCAGCAGCTACTGTTAGTCCAACAAATACTCCAACAAATACTCCTACGAATACTGTTACACCAACCAATACACCTACCAATACACCTACTAATACTGTTACACCTACTAACACTCCAACCAAAACTGTAACACCAACCAATACTCCTACTAATACTGTTACACCCACAAACACCCCAACAAACACTCCAACAAATACAGTCACACCAACTAATACACCTACAAATACACCTACTAACACAGTCACACCCACCAACACACCGACCAATACAGTGACTCCAACAAGAACTCCGGCCGCCACTGTTAGTCCTACCCTTACACCCACAAACACCCCAACCAATACCGTTACACCAACCAATACACCAACAAGAACCGTCACACCAACTTTTACACCTACTAACACTCCAACGAATACAGTCACACCAACAAATACTCCAACCAATACGCCGACTAATACTGTTACACCAACCAATACCCCAACCAATACTGTTACTCCAACAAGAACTCCGGCAGCCACTGTTAGTCCTACCCTTACACCAACCAATACCCCAACCAATACTCCAACAAATACAGTAACACCAACCAACACTGTCACACCGACCAATACTCCTACTAATACACCAACAAAAACTGTTACACCAACTTTTACACCAACCAATACTCCAACCAATACTGTAACACCAACCAATACTCCTACAAACACCCCAACAAACACCGTTACTCCTACCAATACTCCTACCAATACTGTAACTCCTACGAGAACACCAGCGGCTACTGTTAGTCCAACATTAACACCGACTAACACACCAACAAACACACCTACTAATACTGTTACTCCAACAAATACAGTTACACCGACCAACACCCCTACTAACACCCCAACCAACACTGTTACTCCAACCAACACCCCAACTAATACTCCAACAAATACGGTAACTCCAACCAATACCCCTACTAATACCGTAACCCCGACAAGAACACCAGCTGCCACTGTTAGTCCAACCTTAACTCCAACTAATACTCCAACCAACACTCCAACTAATACAGTCACCCCTACGAATACAGTTACACCTACCAATACACCAACAAGAACAGTTACACCAACTTTAACTCCAACTAATACACCAACCAACACTGTAACACCAACTAACACCCCAACTAATACTCCAACAAATACGGTAACTCCAACAAATACCCCAACAAATACTGTTACACCAACAAGAACACCAGCGGCTACTGTTAGTCCAACATTAACACCAACAAATACACCTACCAATACCCCAACGAACACAGTAACCCCCACAAATACTGTTACCCCAACCAATACCCCAACAAGAACTCCAGCAGCCACTGTTAGTCCTACGGTAACTCCAACAAATACCCCAACAAATACTGTTACACCAACAAGAACACCGGCTGCCACAGTTAGTCCAACCGTAACACCAACTAACACTCCAACAAATACTGTTACACCAACATTGACACCAACCAAAACAGTAACCCCAACGGCTAGTCCTCAGTATGTTGCTGCTAGATTTGAATCATGTTGTCCTGGTGACACCAATGTTTATTATGGTCAAGTACCATTAGGTACATTGTTAGGTACGGTATTTTATTTACAAGACATTCAGTTATGTGCAACGTATGTGCAACAGGTAGGACCTGGAGGTACGATTTACACTACTGTTCAGACAAGTTGTGCACAATGTTTAGGAGAAACTCTAAATTTTTGTCCATCACCAACCCCGACACCAACACCAACCAGAACTGTTACACCTACGAATACGGTAACCCCTACCAATACACCAACAAGAACAGTTACACCAACTCTCACACCAACCAATACCCCAACAAATACTGTTACTCCAACAAGAACTCCAGCCGCCACTGTTAGCCCTACGGTAACCCCTACCAATACACCAACAAGAACAGTTACACCAACTTTAACCCCGACTAACACCCCAACCAATAGTGTTACTCCTACGAGAACACCATCCGTAACCCCTACCAATACACCAACAAAAACAGTTACACCAACTTTAACTCCTACATTAACACCAACAAGCACAGTAACACCATCACCATCCTTACAGGTTGGTTATGTTTATTTATTACCATGTTGTGATGGTGGTATTTTAGGTAATACTATTTCTTATTTAAGTATAACAACTAATTTGACCTATGTTCAAAGCGGTATTTCACAAGGTCAAACTATTGTTATAAATGGATGTTGTTATTTTGTTGAAGGTTATAGTCAAACCTACTCACCACCAAACTTTAGTGGGGTTGACGGGTATTATCCACCATCATCATTTAGTGTTGATACATGTGAAACATGTATTGGAGCTAACCCATGCGCCACTTGGATTTTCGATTTACAAAGATGTGGATGTTGTGGTACAACAGGACAATATACAATTCAATTTGGTTGTCAAAATGGATTTAACCCAAATCTTTTAGTAAACCGTTATATATCAATTAATGGTTGTTGTTATTTTGTTACAAACTCAGTCGGACCAGGAGTACCTGGTTCCGCAATCACTGCGTATGGTACATACAATACATGTACTGAATGTGAAACTTATCACCCTTGTCCTTCACCAACCCCAACAGTTACACCAACAGTTACACCAACTTTAACCCCAACAAAAACACCGACAAATACACCAACAAGGACAGTTACTCCAACTTTAACACCAACCAATACTCCTACAAATACACCAACCAAGACTGTAACTCCAACCTTTACCCCTACAAATACACCAACCAAGACTGTAACTCCAACCTTTACCCCTACAAATACTCCAACCAAGACTGTAACTCCAACCTTTACCCCTACAAATACTCCAACAAGGACAGTTACTCCAACTTTAACACCAACCAATACTCCTACAAATACACCAACCAAGACTGTAACTCCAACAAACACTCCAACAAACACTCCAACACCATCTCCGGTTTCAAATCCGTCATCAACCCCAACCCCAACTCCAACTCCGACCCCAACCCCAACTCCACCATGTGTTTGTGAGTCATATATTATTACAGGATTAGGACCTGGTAATATAGTTAACTATACCACTTGTTGCGGTGGAGGAACACCCACAGAAATACTTGACCCAAATGTGTACCCAGCAAGTGGTACAATTGAGATATGTTCATGTAGTATTCCAAGTGTATTAGGTCCTTATGGTGGGGAGATAACGTATGATGGTGCTTGTGGTGATTGTTTGTGTACAGACTTTTTTGTTGATATTAATGATTTAACAGCCTCAGATGATAATCAAGTATACTTTGCATACCAATGTTGTGATGGTACATTCACAACACAAGGTTATAACGCCCCTGGTAATTATAGCGTTTGTCTTATGAGAGTGACAAATGTGTTTATATTGTTTAGAGGAAACTTCGTACCACCAATATATACTTCGCAATATACATACGGTACTGGTTGTGGTGATTATTGTAACACATTTTGTGGAGAAGCATGTTAATGATAAAATAATGATTTAAGTATTTATAGAAAGAATAGTAATAAATGCCAGCACAAATAATAACATTTCAAAATTGTTTAGACCCAGCGTCATACTATGATTTTGTCGTCGATGACAGTTTAGTATTATCGGGTGACACGATTTTTGCTGATTACCAATGTTGGTCTTCAACAGGAAATGTCGGAGGTGGACCGTCAGGTACGGTTATTTTTAGTGGTTATACAACCTGTGAACAATGTAACGACGATTTTAATGGGTGGCAATTTGAACATTGCCAAATACCAGGGGCATTTGTTTACTTTGGTTTAAAAAATTCAGAAGTTAATCAGTATTTCCAAAGTACAGGTGCAACAATTTCTTATGATGGTACATGTTACAACTATACAGGAGTTTATGAACAAGGCACTGGTAGCACCACTTACAATTATACTGTTGCACAATTAATTTCTGAAAATGCTCTTTTTACAAATTGTATTGACTGTTTAACACCACCAAGTCCAACTCCTACCCCTACTCCAACACCCACACCAACTTTATGTTACTCAGGTATAACCGATTCACCAAATTGGTATTATACGGACTGTTGTGGTGTATATCATAGTGGTTCATTTTCACCAACATATGTTTGTTACGACCCGAGTTACCCATATGCAGGGATATCTTTCAATGGTTTCTGTACTGTAGTTTGTCCGAGTGTGACCCCAACTCCAACACCCACATTAACACAAACTCCTTCCGAAACTCCTTCCGAAACCCCAACCCCAACAAATACTGTAACTCCAACAAAAACTCCAAGTCTAACTCCGACACCTTCGGTTACACCAACAAATACACCCACAAATACACCGTCAAGTACGTTAGGTTCGACACCTTCGGTTACACCAACAAATACACCCACAAATACCCCTTCATTAACACCTTCGGTAACTGTTAGTGTAACACCCACAGTAACCCCATCACCTTCACTAGTACCTACAGGATGTACTCAATATACATTCTCATTACACCCAATTTATTTTTTAACGCAAGCCGGACCTTATAATATTTCGGGAACAACAACAGGAGGAACTATAGTATTAATTGCAACTGGTGTGACAACATCTCAATTATTATCTGGGTATACCGCACTTGTGTGTTATTCAATAACAACATTTACAGTTCAAAGTACTGGTACGTGTACTAATTCTGTGAATTTTACATTACCTGTACCTATTGTATCTCCAACCCCGACCCCAACAAAAACCCCAACACCAAGTCCATCCGGTAATCCAGTTGCGACCCCAAGTGTAACACCTACTAATACCGTAACCCCGACCCTGACCCCAACACCATCAGGTGGTTGTAGTGATTCAGTTAGAAATACTCTTGCCGCAACGAATTCATATTCTGCCGTTGGTAGACAAGGTATGGTTTATTCATCATCAAATAACAAAGCATACGTTCTAAACGCATCAAGTGTTGTACAATCTTTTGTCCCAAATTCAACAAGTTTAACAAATGAATTTACATGGTCAGGAAGTAGTTTATTATTAGGATATAACTCAACTAACAACAAATTATACAGTTGGGAATCATCATTTCCTGTTAAAATGTTAATAAGAAATTTAAACACAAACACAACATCGTCAATATCAATTTCGGGAATAACATCAGGTTTAGGAAAAATTGAATATAATTCTGTTTTAAATAAAATTTATGCATTTAGTCAAACAGGTGGAAATTTTTCAGTTTCACAAATTAGTGTCATAGATGGTTCAACAGATACTTTTACAAACCAAATTACAGGTATAACTTTATCAAACCCTGAAGCGACTGTTTACAATCCTAATAATAATAAATTATATTTCGCTCAGAGTGGTAGAATATATTCTTGTTCTGGTAATACTATTTCGTTAGATGGTACATCACTACCAATCACCTCAGCAAGTTTAATTGCTTTGGATGTGACGAACAATATTATTTATTTAGTTAGTGCGTCTACGGTATACAAAATAGATGTTGCAACAAACACCACACTTACTTTAAATTCAATATCGGGAGCAACTTGGATTTTTGGCTCAACAAGGTCTATGATATATAATCCTGATAACGGTAAATTATATATTAGCAGATATTCAACATTGTCAGATGGATTCTTAGGTGTTCTAGACCCGACAACAGGTATATTTAGTGAAATTATTGGTGACGGTATTTCTAAACCTTTGTATGTACCGACAAATACAATATATGGTATAAATGATAATGCTCTATACGAAATTTGTGGTTCATCCTTGGTAGCGGTTTCCCCAACCCCAACCCCTACTTTAACTAAAACCCCAACCCCAACTAAAACTCCATCAGTTACACCAACACCTAGTCCGACATATCAAGAATGGAATATGGTTGGATGTACAAATTACTGTAGTGGGGTTGTGTTGTGTTCAGGTTCGTATAGTGTAACATTATACACATTACCAAATGTGGTCAATATTTATGATTCAGGTGTTACCATCTACACGAATAATAACTTAACAACAACATTTGATGGGTTTTTTCAAATTGGAAGTGTAATTTATGAAGTAGTTTCTGGTTCGGTAACTACTCAGTATACAATTGGTGATGGATGTTAAAATAACTTTACTATAAAATAGGATTTTTTATATTTATCAAATATAGAAATCAATAATTAAAAAATGGGATTAAATGTTCGTTTATACAATATAATCAATGATGGTACGTACTCAATTAGATACAAGTCCGGTGATAGCCCGTATCCTGAAACGAACAATTCAACATTTACACTTTACGCAACAGGTTTAACTCTTACAGCTGTTACAATTACAAACTTAAGTTTTAATACTCAATATTGGGTTAAAATGACAGACGACACTACAGGTCGTTATATAATTAAAAATATTTACACTCACGATAGTAAAGCGTTTCCTTGTTATGATACACTATGTTTTAGTGTTGAGGTACAGTGTGACCCACCAATAAGTCCAACTCCAACACCTACAGTTACAAGAACCCCAACCCCAACACCTACAGTTACAAAAACACCAACAGTTACCGCTACACCATCTAAGACACCGAACGCTTCAATTACACCAACCCCTACTCCAACAAAAACTCCTGGTTTATCACCAACCCCAACAGTTACCAAGACTCCAACTCCTACTCCAACACAAAACACCCCTTCATCATATTGTTTATGGTACAGTATTGAAACGATAGATGAAAATATACAATATGAAGTTACTTGGACACTAAAAGATAATTTAGGTAGTGTAACAACCGCCACTTCAAATATCCCAATTACTTTTTATAAGGTTAATAGTTCAGGGGTGGTAATTGCGGTATACACATCACCACAATGGCAAATATTCATTGGTTCATCACAGGATAGTGGAAATATTACACTCAATCCAAGTGCTGGTGAATACTTAGTTGCACAAACCGGTTTAAGTGGAACCATAACAGACCCTAACTATTGTGGTATTGCATTTATAGATTGTGATTTAAATCCCGATTATTGTAATTAAACATTGAATTTATATTTATGAAATAATGCCGTCATTAGTAACATACTCAGTAACAATATCAAATTTTTCAGGACAAACACCTTGTAACGGGTACTATATCTACACAGGGTTAACACATAATATTGATGATGCAAATTATATCAATGGGGTTGAAGTTTTAATTCCAATATCAACGGGATATACGTTTAATATAAGTTTATTGGATAACATACCACAAATTTTTGTATTTGTGGAACACTGTGACGGACACATAAACCCTGTACCATCATCGGTACCAAAATTGCAAGGTGGTTATCAATTAGCATTAGTTGATTTAAGATGTAGTGATTGTTACTACCCATGTGCATTTAATGTTAATGTTGTTCAAATAACGTAATAAATGGCTTGTCAATTATATAACGTCACAATAAGTTCATTGGATACCGGTAATGCCACCGGTAACACTAACCCTGTTAATAATGGTAAGGTGTATGTTGCTTATTACAACTGTAATGGTGTACTTACAACAACAAGTTTTTCAAATGGTAGTTATACTATTTGTACCGACATACAAAATGGATTACCTAGTTTATATTATTTTAAAAACGATTCTCCATTAACCGCATCGAATAGTACTGCAAATGATAGTGGTTCACAATGTCAAGAAACCACTTTTTTTGAAAAATGTTGTGAACAAGGAGGCACTATTTATGAAGTACAAAGTGGATTAAATTATATAGTAGGTAGTGTATACACTGACAATACGGATTGTTATATTGCGGTTGCGTCGGGCCCTTCAACCGCAACAGTTGACGACACTGGGACGTGGGTTTCACAACCAAGTTGTACAGCTGGTGAGTGTCCATCATGTCCTTCACCAACCCCGACACCAACTCCAACAGAAACACCCACAGAAACCCCAACTCCAACAGAAACACCCACAGAAACCCCAACCCCAACACCTTCAGAAACACCCACAGAAACCCCAACCCCAACTCCAACACTTACTAAAACAGTTACACCCACACCAACTAACACTGTAACACCAACACTATCCCCCACCCCAACACCAACACCATCAATATGTACGGATTGTGTGTGTAAACAAATCATAAGTGAAGATGGAAATACAATTACATATTCATATACTGATTGTTATGGTTTGCTTCAAACTTCCGGAACCATCGCACCTTTTGCTACGGTTTATCAATGTGTATGTTTTGACAATCAAACAATTACATTCAGTGACCCAACTAATATAGTTGTGAATCCTAATGGTGGTTGTGAGGACTACCAAAATTGTGACTCACTACCGGTCCCAACACCTACATTAACTAGTACTCCGACAGTCACACCTACAGTCACTCCTGAACCAACAAGTTCACCAGCTTCAACTGTATCTGTCACACCAACAGTAACACCAACAGTAACACCAACAAGTTCGCCGGTTTCAACTGTATCTGTCACACCAACAGTAACTCCTACAAATACAGTTACACCTACAGTCACAACTTCACCTGGCGGTTCACCTACACCAACCAATACATCAACTCCCACAAATACAGTTACACCTACAGTTACTTCATCACCAGGCGATTCACCTACACCCACACCAACTACCTCACCATCAGTAACTCCAACCAATACATCAACCCCTACAAATACAGTTACACCTACAGTTACTTCATCACCAGGAGGTTCGCCCACACCAACTACTTCACCATCGGCAACACCCTCTAATACACCAAGTGAAACACCTTCAACAACTCCGTCTTTAACACCGACAGTTACACTTACAGTAACATCAACACCGACTCTAACACCTAGCGTTACACCATCAGTTACATCAACACCTGGTGGTTCGCCAACCCCAACACCCACCAACACCCCAACAAAAACCCCTACACCTACTGTTACACCTTCAGGTTGTGTAAACGATTTGGTCACCCCAAAAGGCGTTAAGATTTCATTTAATTCCGGTTCTAATTATACAAATTGTACGGTCTATACCGGATTAACTTCAACTAACATAACAGGTATAACTTCATGTACAAGTATGTCCACAGGAGATATTTGTGATATTACAGGTATAGACCCAACATTAATGGAGATATATGTTAGAATTGATTGTGAAGGTTGTTGTGAACAAGTTTTTAGAGTTAATTTGGATGATTGTTGTGATAGTTCGTCGACACCGATATCATCACCCACCCCAACAGTAACACCGACTCAGAGTGCGACTCCTACGAATACACCAACACTTACCCCAACACCAACTGTTAGTAGTACACCATCAACAGGGTATACTTGTAACGATAGCGTTTATGTCCCCTCGACAGTGAACGGTGTTTCTATAACATCAACATATAGTGGTAGTGTTACCGAAAATACATCTGGATACACGTCATCCTGTGTTGGTGACACTATTGTAATGACCGACTATCATAACTTTTTAGGAAATTCAGGACCTTTCTCATATAGATACAATTTTAGTTCACCAGTAAATGATTTAGTTGTTTTTATAACCGGTATGGGTGGTACTAGTGATGAAGATTTCACATTTACAACAAATACAGGTACCCCCACAATATCTTCACCGTTAAGTTGTTATGTAACAATAACAGGTAACACAATTATTGGTGGCTCAACCGCACCACTTTTTGTCAATGGTGGTGGAAAATTCATAATAACAAATTCAACACCATTTATCTCGATGACCATATCAGGTAATGGTGGTGCCTCAGGTTCTAGGGTGGGTATTTGCTCCGATTCAATCATACCACTTGTAACACCCACACCCACCAATACTTTAACACCAACACCGACCGTAACCCCAACGAATACTGTAACACCTACTAATACAGTAACTCCAACAATTACAACATCACCCGGTGGTTCGCCCACATCAACACCAACAATAACACCTACTAATACAGTTACACCAACTGAAACTGTAACACCAACACCGACCGTAACCCCAACGAATACTGTAACACCTACTAATACAGTTACACCAACTGAAACTGTAACACCAACACCGACCGTGACTTCTACCAATACAGTAACACCAACAAATACCCCAACACCAACACTCACCCCAACCAGTTCGGCTACTCCATGTGACATACTATGGGAATTCGATGGAGGAACGACAGGAACAGGAGGTCATACCACATTTAGTTATACTGACTGTACCGGTACCCTTCAATTTATTACTGTTGGGAATGGTACAACTGAGACATACTGTGGTTATTTAACACCAACACCTCAAGTTACGAATGATGGTGACGGTACTTTTACAAGCACTGGAACATGTAATTAAAATTGATTATCTCAACTAAAGTATTTATATTATAACCATGAGTTTTTTAAGTAATAATAATTCAGAATTTTTATCAGTTAGAATCACCCAAAAGGGTAGAAATTCTATTGCAAAAGGTAGTTTTAACATCGCATATTTTCAAATTGGGGATTCTGAATTTGATTACACATCACCGTTTGATAATTTTACAGGATTAAACTCACAACCATTTCAAATGGTCTTTGCACCCTTTGATAAAGAAGGGGGTGTAAAATATCCCTATAAATTAGATAGTAGTAACACGGGTTCTACGGTTTATGGTATTCCCGTACAATCTTCAACCACCGATACTTTAAGAAACGTTATGGGTCCTGCCGGTTTTGTAACCGAGTATATTGATTATGATAGTAGTAATTGTACAGGAACGAGTGTTGAGTGTGAAACTCAACAAATATCATTATCCGCGATGACAGGTGATAATAGTGTGACCGTATTAACAGGTGCTAGTTTTAATGACTGTGAGTATATTACAATAGTTTATGGTGGATTTTGTGGTAATGACCCAAATCATCCTGTAATCACTGGTGAAACAAACAGTTTAACATATAAAATTACAGGTGTAACAGGAAATACACTTTATCTTGATAGAGCGACACCTAATTTTTCAGGATGTACAGGTCCCGCTCAAGTGGTATGTAATTCTTGTGAAAATGAATATCCTGTAAGTGTAACATATAATCCAAACTGTAAACCCGCGGAAATTGACCCAACACAACAATTAAATTCATGGACCATGAATGTCGTTTGGGGTATGAAACCAATCGGTTTTGACGTTAATGGTGTGGACGAAAACATAACAGGTTTTACATCAAACAAACACGTATCAACTAAACAATTTTTAGGTTATACAACATCAAGTGGTCAAACATTTACAACAAGTTCAGGTACCACGGTAACTAACCCCACTTCTTATAAAAATTCATATAATGAAGTGATTGAAGTTACTCCTGAGGAACAAAGATGTATTGCTGTAATCCATTATTCAGAACTCGGAGATTTAAAAAATGACCCTGAAAGATTCTATAAGTACGACGATTATATAAGCACAAATAATACGGAATCTCAAGCATTGTTAGAAGACTCAATTGGTAACACGATAACAGATTTAGAATATTTTGAAGTATATATCCCATTTATTCAATACCATAGAAATACTGGTACAACAATAGGTGCTTTACTTACTATGGACACAACAGATTACTTTGTTAGTTCGAAGAAAAACGCATACCAAAAAATCAAGTACAGATATCTATTAGATGAGATTGGAAATAGAGTTGGTAAAATTTTCGTAAACAATAAAGTAGTTGTCATTGACGACCAAGAGTTGGTTGCTGTTATGGATTATAAATCTAACAGAAAGTACACACTACCTTCACCAAAAATAAACTTATTACCAAGTGATTTACCAGCCGCACAATCTTTTTATTCTGGTTCAACTGAACAGACTATATGGTTAACATACATGTTAAACTACACGGGTGATACCCAAATGAATGGATTACCTTGTAACTACTATACTAAATTCGAAACAACAACAGGTAGTACCTATTATACAACTCCCTGTCAGTTATATGTCAAGTTCGCAAATGGTTATTTCACAGATATGGTAACAGGTAGTACTTGTAATTTTAAAAATGGGTTTATAGCTAATCAGTTCCAATTATTAATTCAAGTTACCAATTATGGTGATTTACCTGAACCAAATCTTTGGAAATTATTGGATATGACTCAATATATACCAAATCATACTGTTGGTAACACAATTAACCCTGCGAACTTAGTTGATTATTCATTTCAAGTTACTTTTGACATGTACGATAATGATACTACAATATTTGATTTAGAATCTTATATTGGTGAGATACCAAATCAACCATCAACAGCACCACAGTTTGGTGATGAACAACCTTTTCCTGGTAGTATTAAATTGGTAAGAGCAACGGATATTGAGAAAATGAATTTCTTGGTGAACTTACCGGCTAGTCAATTTAATGTTACACAAAATCCAACGTATACTACAGGTCAAGATAAGAGAATTACAGAAGTTGCTTTATTGAACGAAAATAAAGAAGTGTTGGCAATAGGTAAGACCGCCAATCCTGTAAAAAGAAGCGGAACACAAGTATTCGCAATAAAAATAGATTTCTAACTCTTTACAATTTAAATGATATCTCATATAATTTTTATATGAGTATAAAATTTAAGAATGCACCCAAAATTTTGGGATTAGACATTTCAACCAAGACCATCGGATGGGCGCTATTTGATGTTAATTCTTCGCGACTTTTAGAATTGACACACTTTTCTCCTAAAATAAAACCTCAACCTGAAGATAAGATTGAGGAACTTCTAAAGAAGGCACAGGCGTTTAAAAAACATTTAGAAGATTATAAAGATGTGGGGATAACACGAGTTGTTATTGAGGAACCACTATTAAATTCAAATAACATTTACACTGTTGGAACATTATTGAGATACAACACAATGATTCTCAAATCGTGTTATGAGATTTTAGGTATTGTACCTACTTTCATTACCACCTACAATGCAAGAAAATATGCATTTCCAAGCTTAGTTGGTAAAAACGATAAGGGTAAGAATGTTTTATTTGGTGGTTTACCTAAAGATATAGACAAGAAACACATTATATGGGAAAACGTAAATACCGTTTGTCCTGAGGTAGAGTGGTTGTATGGTAAAAACGGTCAATTGAAAAAAGAAAACTACGATATGAGTGATGCGGCAACAGCGGTGATTGGATTTGTGAACATGCAAAAATTAGGTATTTCCAATTAAAATTTGTTTTTATGAAAATGATTGTGTATACTTTGAAAAGAATTTGATTCAATAACTAATAATGTCAAGATAGCATTAGTATTTTGACATAAGGTGGGAGGTTTTGGTGTATAACCCCCACCTTTTTTTATGCGGTTTGGTTTTACAATTTTTATTTTGTATATTTTATCTATGCCATCAGTTGCCATTGAATACAAACCTGTTATTGACATCCTTGAAGATATTCTTGGTGACTGTAGAATGCACAACGAATACAAAGGACAGTTGGCGTTTGATTGTCCAGTATGTTCCCACGAAATCAAAGGATTAGACCACGGTGATGGTAAAGGTAACTTGGAAATCAATTACAAAATGTTGGTTTATAAGTGTTGGTCATGTTCTGAATTATACAATACCCATGGCTCGGTTTACAAACTCATAAAAAAATATGGAAACGAAAAACATCTAAAAAGATATGAGTTATTAAAACCTGATGAGGTAGAACTTGTGGTAAAACAATTCAAACAAGTTGAATTACCCAAAGAATTTATTGCACTTAACAATCCAAGTGACGGTGTTAAATTGACTCACCACTATAGACAAGCCATGGCGTATCTAAAAAAGAGAAACGTTACTGACAAAATAATAAGAAAACACAATATAGGGTTTGCATTCTCAGGACCATATGAGAATAGAATAATAATTCCATCTTATAATGAATGGAGACAAATCAATTACTTTGTTGCACGTTCATTTTTGTCAAAAACTAAATTAAAATATAAAAATCCTGACGTACAAAAAGAGACAATTATTTTTAATGAAAGTTTGATAGATTGGTCAAAAAAAATTTATTTAGTCGAGGGTGCGTTTGACTCTATTTTTTTAGATAATGCCGTCCCAATGTTAGGTAAGTACATAAGTGATTTACTCTTTAATAAAATATATGACCTTAGATGTGAAGTGACAATATTGTTAGATGGTGATGCGTGGGACGACGCAGAAAAATTATATCACAAATTAAATTGTGGTAAACTATTGGGTAAGATAAACATCGTGAAACTACCTAAAGACAAAGACATTGCAGATTTACAAGGAAACTTAACCGAATACAAAGAATTTAAATTAGATTAAAATGAATTTAACAGAAATAGCACAGGAAATCAGAGAGTGTGTTGAAATTAGAAAAAAGGAGTTAGAACTTACTTTTTATGAAGATGAACACATTTATTTTATGAGAGATTTAGATGGAAAACATAGAAATAATTTTCCATCCGTATCAAAAGTCATTAAAAAATTTTACATCCCATTTGATGCAGAATCTAAAGCTTACCAAATGACAGATGGTGACGAGGAAGAAACTCGTTTATTGTTAGAAAAATGGAAGAAAGCGGGTGATTACTCTACAAATTTAGGTAGTAGGGTTCATTACATGTTAGAAACTGATTTAGTTGGTAGATATGGTAATTATAAAGATGTGAGACAACCAATTTTTGAATGTGACAATCAACAAATCATGAAGAGTGACAGTATGATATCAGCGGGTAAAGATTTTTTAACCTTGATGGAAGAAAGAGGTGCGGTACTCTTAGATACTGAAATGGTGTTGGGTGACCCTGAACTAGGATATGTTGGTCAACCTGATAAATGCTGGCTGATGATGAACAAACAAAAAGACGGATTTGGAATTGTTGTTACGGATTGGAAAACAAACCAAGAAAAGAATTTTCAAATACAACCCTATACTTCAAAAATGTTACACCCTTTTGAAAACTATTATGATACCGCTCTAAGTCACTATTATGTTCAACTACCATTGTATGGTAAACTATTATTAAAAATGTTGGAAGGTAGTAAGTTTTCAGATATCAAATTATTAGGTTGTGTCATTACACATCTTAAAGATAATGGGACGTTTACGGAATACAAAGTCCCATCGGACATGACCAATTCGATTTTACAAATGGATATAAAAAAATACTTAAAATGATAAGAAAAATTATACACATATCTGATTTACACATCAGGACCTTTCAATTACATGACATGTATAAGAAACAATTCAAGATGGTAATTGACGATGCGATGAGAAGAGTGGAAGATTGTAATTACGATGAGATAAGAGTGGTCATTACTGGTGACATTGCTCATCAAAAAATTAATATCTCAAACGAACAAATGATGCTCACATCTTGGTTCCTAACACAGTTACACGAAAACATCGGACCTGTTATAATAATACCAGGAAACCATGATTTTTTAGAAAATAATGTGAGTAGATTGGATAGTATTACCCCAATTGTTGAAATGTTGAATAATGAAAATGTCAAATATTTCAAAAACAGTGGGGTATATGAGGATGAGAACATTAATTGGGTGGTTTACTCTTTATATCAACACAATCAAAAACCCGATTTTGAAAAAGAGGATAATAAATTTTATGTTGGTTTATTTCATGGACCAATACAAGGTTTGTCCACTGATTTAGGGTTCGAGTTTGAAAATGCCTACTCACCATTAAACTTTGTTGGTTTGGATTTATTACTTTGTGGTGATATCCATAAAAGACAAATGTTTGACTTACCCAACGGAGGTAAAGCTATCATGATTGGTTCTCTGATTCAACAAAATTTTGGTGAGACAGTTAATTATCACGGATACGGTGTTTATGACGTGGTAAACGATGAATACCATACTTATGATATAGAGAATGAACAACCTTTTCTACATTTCTCCATATCTGACATATTAGATATTGACAATGAATCAGAAAAACTACTTAATATTAGATAATGAATTCATAAAGTATTGTGAATTAAACAAAATTGAGAATCCTCAAGAATTTGCGGAACAAGTTTTTAAAAAAGGTTTCAATATTGTAAAGTACGGTGAAGTACCATTTGGATTTTCATCTGGTGAAAAGATAGTAGAGAAGGAAGTAATCAAAGAAATTATTAAAGAGATTCCCGTAGATAGGATAATTGAAAAACCAATTGAAATTATTCGAGAAGTTATTAAAGAGGTACCTGTTGAAGTTATTAAAGAGGTACCGGTGGAGATAAAAGGGGATACTCAGATTGTAGTAAGAGAGGTTATAAAAGAAGTCCCAATTGAAAAGATTATTGAGGTAAAAAATGACGAAGAATTAAACACTTTAAAAGTTGAAAATGAGAAATTAAAGTCTGAATTGGAAAGTCTAACAAAATCATTAGAGGGTCTCGGCAGAAAGGGTAAATTTATGAAGGACAGTAACCTCTCATCTTTATATGGTGAATAATTTTTTTATTGATTTTTTTTTCATATATTTTATAAAATACATTCAAACATGACAAACATTTTTATTTGGATTATGGCAGCATATGGAATGAGCACTATAATCGTTTACGGTTCTATTTTTGACTCTGTAAGAGATTCCATACATAATTGGGCCAAAAATGAATACGCTCCTTTACAAGGAGTTGGAAATTTTATTTCAGGATTGATTAGTTGTATGTTATGTACATCAACATGGGTTGGATTCTTCTTTTCAATCTGTCTCGGGGGAATGACAACTCATTTTGGTATTCATTGGTTACCATCTATTTTCTTTGACGGTATGTTTACCGCGGGAAGTGTATGGGCTATAAATGGAATAGTTGAATTCTTTGAAGAAAGTAGATTCAATAAATAAACCCTGACGGGATGTTCAAAAATTTTAAATGGGTTACATAAAAAGAAGTTTTGATGACACTGAAGTAAGAAATTTTGCTAAAATTTTCATTAAAGAAGTTTTTAACATTTTGTTCGAGTCACATCCTAATTCAAAAGCAATTGATTTAATTTGTGTTGACGATAATTCATTTGGTGTGGAGTTGGAAAGAGGGGGTTGGATTGGTGATTTTTGGGAGAATGAATATTCCTTGATTAGTGGTTATGATTTTAGGACTGTTAATATTCCAATACGGAAGGTAAAGTATTGGTACGATAAAGTAGGTGATACTATAACCCCAAACAAAAATAAGCATTGGTTTATTAGAACAAACAGAGATTTTACTCAAGTTATATTAATAAAACCAACCACAATTAAGAATAAAGACAAAATACTTTTCACAGAATTCAAACCAAACAATAGTGAAGAGATAGAAAAATGGATGTCATTTAAAAAAGAACACGTTCAAACCTATAACTTAAAGAAGAACAAATGGACACTACAAAGAAAGAAGTAACCAATCTTAAAAATCCCTACATTAAAGTTACATGGCAGGATACACATGAGAACTTCACCTCTGAAAAACTCAATAGAGTTAAATCATATTTTCAAAAGAAATACAACACAAAGTACGTTCAAATTATAACTAAAGTTATATCCAATGATGACCAAACAAAATTAGCGTCATTAGACATAACAGAAAATATTTCTGATTTTCAGTACCAAAAAACTTTGATGAAAGATTTCGTTGAGGAGAATGAAATCAATATATCATTAGAAAGACTTAATAATCTTGACAATAAAGTAAATGAAGAATTCATCCGTAAAAACGGTGATAGAATCAAATACACTAAATGGTATATCAAAAAGGTTGAATTTTCAAATTTCCTGTCCTATGGGGGAAACAATGAGATTGATTTTACCATATTACCCGGCATCACAGTTGTAGAATCTACACCCAAAAATTTTGGTGGTAAGTCAACTGCAACAGTTGATTTAATGATGTTTTTATTTTTTAATAAAACCACAAAAACTAAAACCAATTCAGAAATTTTCAATAGGTTCAGTAACAATGACGAAGTAAAAGTTAAGGGATACATAACCATAGACAATGAGGACTACATTATTGAGAGAATAAGCTCACGTAAGAAAACAAAAAGTGGTGATTATACCGTCACAAATAAATTGGATTTTTATAAAAAAAATCAAGATGGTACGATTGAAAATTTAACAGGTGAACAACGTAGAGAAACTGAAGATTTTATAACAAAGGCAATCGGCACAGAGGAAGATTTTCTATCAACAATATTAACAACTGGAAATAATTTAGAAGAACTCATTGAATCAAAACCTACTGCAAGAGGTTTAATACTTACAAAGTTTTTAGGTTTAGAAATTCTTAAAGAAAAAGAAGAAATCTGTAAAACAATTCAAAGTGAATGGAGTAAAAAATTGATTTCCAATAATCATAATATGAATGATTTGGAAACAGAGATTACTTCTTTTCAAGAAGGTATCGATGAAAACAAATCAGAAATATCTAGATTAGAAATTGAAACAACAAAAACTCAGTCAACCTTAAAAAATGCGGAAAATAAAAGAGATGATTTGTTGTCAAAAAGAAACACAGATATTGACCAAGATTTAATTCGTACCAATACAAGTCAAATAAAGGTTGATATTAGTAATTTGGAAAAACAAAAACAAGTTTCAATTACTAACGCCGATTCTGTTAATGTAAAAGAACCTTCACAGTTTTATCTTGAGGAAAATCATTTGTTACTAAAAGATGAAATGAATGGAATAGTTGTGGAAGGTAGAGTAAATGCTGACTCCATTAAACGAAACGAAGAACTAATAAAACAATTAGAGGAAGGACAAATATGTCCGACCTGTAAAAGAGCATTAGCTGAGGTTGACCACACTGATGAAATAAATAAATTAAAAGAATTGGTCGAATCAATTAGGAAAATTCAAACAGATAATCGTAAGAAGTATGATGAATTAACTGAAAAGGAAAAGGTCTTTATTGATTTGAAAAAAGAGTACGATGGGTACGAAAAAAACAAAATTAAAAAGACAAGGTATGAGTTGGAGGTCGAGCAGAAAAAAATAGAAATTGAAAAGTTACAAACAAAACTTGATAACTATGACCGCAACAAACAAAAGTTAGAAGAGAATCAAAGAATAGATGCTGAAATTGTGGGTTTAAAGTCTCAAATTGAAACCCTCAATGCAAATCTAAGAAGTTATGGCACTACTATTGAAAGATTAAAAAATCAGAATCAAACTTTAACTGAAAAAATTGAAACTAATAAGGATTTAATTAGAAAGATAAAAGTTGAAAATGAAACTCAATCTATCTTCAAGGTTTACCTAACCGTTTTCGGTAAGAATGGAATCTCAAAGGTTATTTTAAAAAATATGGTCCCACTAATTAACCAAGAGTTGTACAGACTTTTAGTTGATAGTTGTCACTTTATTTTAGAATTGAACATCAACGAGAGAAACGAGGTTGAATTTATAATGATTGATACTGAAACTAGAGTAGTAAAACCACTCGTTAGTGGTTCGGGTTATGAAAGAACTATTTCATCACTTGCCCTTCGAAGCGTATTAACCAAGATATCGTCATTACCCAAACCAAATATTGTTGTAATGGATGAAGTATTTGGTAAAATTGCGGATGAGAATTTGGAAATGGTGGGAGAGTTCTTCAAAAAAATTAAAGATTATTTTGAACACATATTTGTTATTTCCCATAACCCATTAATTAGAAACTGGTCGGACAATTTGGTTATGGTCAAAAAAGATAACAACATTAGTTCAATTGATTTTATCACACCAAAAATTTCTTAATATCACTTTTTTTTCTTAGATTTAAAAAAAATAATTCACATGAACAGTAAACTATATAAAGACTTCGGACTATTCGCTAAGGACAAAGGGATTAGCGGTTTAAATTTACATCACTACAACAAACAAGTTGAAGACAGTTTAACTCCATACATATTGGAAGAGAGACAAATGAACGTAACCGTGATGGATGTATTCTCACGATTGATGATGGAAAGAATCATATGGGTTGCGGGTGTTGTAAACGATAACATGTCGACAGTGGTTCAAGCTCAACTTATGTTTTTAGACAGTATCGATAATACTGATATCACAATGCACATTGATAGTCCTGGTGGTTCTGTAAAAAGTGGATTATCAATGGTGGATGTAATGGATTATATCAACTCGGATATTCGTACAATCAACACTGGAATGGCAGCATCTATGGGTTCGGTTTTACTTGGTGCGGGTACAAAAGGTAAGAGATGTTCACTAAGATTCAGTAGAACAATGTTACATCAGTCTTCAGGAGGTTTTGAAGGTAATATTCAGGATGCTAAGATTAATATGAAAGAATGGGAAAAATTAAATAAAATTCTATTTGACCTATTGGGTGAATATTGTAACAAACCATCCGAAGTTGTCATGGAGGATGCGTCGAGAGATTTGTGGTTATCATCAGAAGATGCGTTGAGTTATGGCATTATCGATGAGATAATTAGAAAGAAAAAATAATTATTATTAATATTTATATCATATGGACGAAAGACTTTTAAACGCAAAAGAAAATACAAATAAAATTGCAGGTTTTCTTGCAAAGAACTATAAAACCGTTTTAATGGTTGTGTTCGGGTTGTTCGTTCTGTATTGGATGATTTTCATTTTAACACCTCGAGTGGGTATGTCACCTGAAGATAAGGCGAAGATTGATTCTTTGAATGTTGTAATTAATAACATGTATAAAGAACAAGAAATGTTAGACGATAAAATCGACAACATCAATAAAGAAATTGGAGAAGTTGATAATAGTATCGATAAAATTAAAAATCAAAAAACAATAGTAAAGGAAGTATATCATGAAAAAATTAATCGTGTTTCTAATTTTACTGAGCCAGAGCTTGATAGCTTTTTCTCAGACAGATACAAATAATAAAAATCGAACCCCCGAACCAGTAAAATGTTTACCGGTTTCTACATTTAAGTCAATTGCTAAAGACTTATTAAGAGGTGATTCTGCGATTGCTGAATTGAAATTATCAAATGAACAAATCACAAAATTAGAGGAAAAGGTTTCACTGAAAGATAGTGTAATTGTTACCATGCAGAAGAAAGAGGAAAATTATTTAACAATAATTAAATCTCAAGACGAAAAATATCAAATTTTAGAAAATCACACAAAAAATTTAGAATTACAGTTGAAGAAAGAAAAGGTGAAAAATAAGTTCAAAACCATCGTTGGGGGTGGACTTATTGCAATTTTATCCGTATTTTTAATCGTACAGTAATTTATTTGAATGAAGACATATCTTTTATTTTTATTCGCGAATTTCGAAGACCACGAAGACATTGAATTTTTTTGTTTGGAAGTTCTTGGAGTTAGTCCAAAAATTGCCAAGGTTAGGTTTGTTATTGAAGATACGTCTAAAAGTATAATAGTTATATTTGAATCCGAATCAAATAGAAAAGAGCTCTCTGAAGAACTTCACAATATTATTTCTATGGAGGATGTGAAATTTTACTTCCTCTTCGAAAGAGAAAGTATATATAGTGCCAATTTACCTATACAGATGAAGGACTTTATGTTTAAGCCAAGTGAAGAATATAGTTCATTAAGGTTAGAATATAATAAAAAAGAAAACACCGAGAACCCTAACGAAACAATGGACCTTGATAATATTTTAGAGAAAATTGAACAGGAGGGGATAGACAGTTTGACTCCTGACGAAAAAAAATTCTTGGATGGCTTCCAAAATTGATTTTTTTTACATATTTTTACCCATGAACCACAAACCGAACATTCATGGCCAAAACATTACTAATCAACACTGAAGAAATTCAGAACTACATCAAAGACATCCGAAAGATTAAGGTAATTACTCACCAAAGACAGGATGAAGTCTTCGAACTCTTAAAAAATAAAGACCTACCTAAGAAGGAAAGAGTCGATTTGTTAAACGAACTCGTAGTGGGTAATCTACGTTTTGTAATCACCGTCGCTAAATCATATCAAAACAATGGTATGGATTTAATTGATTTAATATCCGAAGGTAATATCGGTCTCATACGAGCCGCCGAAAGATTTGACCCTAACAGTGGTTACAAATTTATTTCATATGCTGTTTGGTGGATTAAACAATCTATTATGGCTTCTCTAAACGAGAATTCAAGGATGATAAGACTGCCGTCAAACATTATTCAGGAAAATCAAAAAAGAAAGAAAAATGAACAGTTAAATGTTGATGACCCTTTCTTTATCAATTATGAAGATAATGGGGCAGAAATAGTACTACCTCATTGTGTAAACTTGAATGATGAAATAAATGAAGAGGGAGACCAATTAATCGATACCATCATTAATGTCAACGCTGATAACCCTGAAGACATTTTAAATACGTCTGAAGAAATTAAAAAAAGAGTTTCTCAAATGCTTTCAATCCTTGACGATAGAGAAAAGGTCATTATTGAAAAGTCTTATGGGTTGAACGGTATTGAAATGAATTTAGAAGACTTGGGTGATGAATTCGGATGCACTAAAGAACGTATTAGACAACTACGTGATAAAGCACTAAAGAAACTTCGTAACGACAGTTATGGATTATTAAACTATTTATAAATAAAAAACATGAAAAATTTTATTCAAAAAAATTTCACAATAATCGTTTTGGTTGTTGCACTTTTAGGATTTTTTAAAAGTTGTGGCGACGGAAGAGAACTCTCTAAAATGAGAAAGGAAATTGAGTCAATTAAAGATTCTACCTACACCAAAGAAGAATTGGATGTTAGGTTAAGAATTGAAGGATTGAAATCAGAAAAAAGAATGATTCAAGCAACTGATAGAAAAATTTTAGATGTAAACCGTCAAACTGAAATTGATAATGAAATAAGCAAGTTGGAAAATAGTGTTAAATGAAAAATTGGATTAATAAAAATTATAAAACATTAATAGTATCTGCGTTTTTAATACCAATTATAACTGTTGCGTTGGTTTCAATATCACACGTAACTAAATGGTACGGAATTTCAAACCCAATTAGTTGGGCTATCTATTTATCAATAGGTATCGAAATTGCCGCATTATCTGCGTTGGCTGCAATATCAGCTGATATGGGTAGAAAAGTATATTTCCCATTTGGTATTGTAACCCTCATTCAATTTATTGGTAATATTTATTTCGCCTATTCATATATTGATATTACGAGTCAAGCATTTATTTCTTGGGTTGAGTTAGTTTCACCACTTTTAGAATATATTGGTGTTGACCCTACAGACATGATTGGTCACAAAAGATTTTTAGCGTTTTTCGCTGGAGGTATGTTACCAATCATTTCACTTTCTTTTCTACATATGTTAGTTAAGTTTACTCAGAGTGAGAAAAATACTGTAGAGGTTGAACAACCAGTGGTAAAAGACGCTCCTGAACCCGTTGGTGAAGAAACACCGGTGGTAGATGCTAAAGACATTGTTGGTGAAGTCTCTCGAGTTAGAATCTCTCAAGAAGATTTAGATATTTTAGAAAAATTACTTAACAAAACCCCCCAACCAAAAGATGTTGAAACTCCTGAGGAAGAAGAGGATAATGACTCATCAGATGTTTTTTTAATTGAGGACCATTTAATTAAAGAAGAACCGGTGGTTGTTAAAGAAACAACTATTACTCCTGAACCAATTGTTGAAGAACAACCTGTAATAGTTGAAGAACCAATTGTCACACCTGAACCAACTATTGCACCTGAACCAATTGTTGAAGAACAACCGATAGTAATTGAAGAAACAACTATTACTCCTGAACCAATTGTTGAAGAACAACCTGTAATAGTTGAAGAACAACCGATAGTAATTGAAGAACCAATTGTTGAAGAACAACCTGTAATAGTTGAAGAACAACCGATAGTAATTGAAGAACCAATTGTTACACCTGAACCGATTGTTGAGGAAATAATTGAAACACCTGAACCGATTGTTGAGGAACCAATACAAGATGAACAACTTCCCATTGAGGAAGAAAAAAAAAATTAGAAGAGTCCCCACAACAGGAGGAATCGTTGGAAAACTTTGGTTTGGACAATGGGGAAATAAATAATACAGAAGACAACGACATTTCTTCTGTTATCAGTAAAAGGTTAACTAGAAATGTTGGAAATACACAACGTAGAAGGTTTAGATGATAAAACTTTAAATGTTGTTCGTCGCAGAACGAAAAAAACCCAAATATTACTGTACGACACTAATAGACGTGCGGACGATTTCATTAATAAATTAAAGTACAGGAAGTGTGGTAAATACGACGAAATACCACACTTTATTGTCACTAAATTAGGTACAATCTACCAACTTTTCGATACCAACTATTATTCAAATACATTTGACGAACCTTATATTGACAAACAATTTATTAAAATTGCGGTTGAAAATTTAGGATGGTTAAGTAAAAATACCGTAACAGGTTTCATGCATAATTGGATTGGAGACCCTTACAGATGTGAACCTTTCGTTAGAAATTGGAGAAACCATTATTTTTGGGATAGGTATAATGATGACCAAGTATTATCAATTTCATCATTGTGTGAACATATATGTGAATCCCACGGTATACCAAAAAATATAGTACCTTCTCAGGGATATCTTGAAAGCGCTATTAAATTTAATGGTGTAGTGTGTAAATCTAATTTCTCAAATATTTATACAGATATAAACCCATCATTTAATTTTAGACTAATTTTTAAAAATGAACAATAGAAAAACATCGGGGTACGACGAGATAAAAGGTATGTTAAAGACGTTAAGGTCTCTTAATGAAACCGTGTACACCAACAAGAATTTGATTAAGGAAGAGGATGAAACTCAACAACCTAATACCAATACACAAAATACCGATAACGAGTTAAACAAAAAACAGTACGATAACGTGGAGGTTGTTAATGATGTGGATGTTAAATTATTGTCTTCTGACCAAGAGGATATAAAACTTAAACCTGAAGAAAAAACCGCCTTATCACAAATAATTGATTCATTTAGACAACAAGTTTCACAAATTGCAAGTTTAGAACCTGGAATTACCATAACCGAGACTGAAATCAGACTTGATGGTGAAATTACAGACTTAGAAATTAATTTTGTTATGATTTCGGGTGAAGGTAGTGGGTTATACATAAATGGCGACATGTTATTATTAGACGACGAAACAATGGACATGTTAGAAAAATTGAGAAAATTTGAACCAACTTTCACATCGGCTATGGAGCCATTAATTAGAGATAGAATGAACGCATAATGGCACTTACAAACACCGATGTTAAAGAAATTGAAAAGATTGCAAGAAAAGAAATGAAAGATTTTCTTGAGACCACTCAAGCACATACCATTGTAATGAAAATAATACAAAAAGAGATAGGTGCTAGGTCAGTTGATGAAAGAATCGTTGACCTATCATCTAAAGTTGTTGTGGAACTTTTCAAAACACTATGGCAACGTAAGTCTTTTTGGGAACAACCCTTAAAAAGTGTTAGATAATGTCATATAATTTCGAGAAAATATTGAGAGGGAAAAAATCTTCCCCAAAAGATACAAATGAAACTTCTGCAGATTCCTCAGGTTCATTTGAGGGAGCTCTGAGCGGTCCATTAGTTAAAAGGAAAATAAAAAAGATTCATAATTTTGAAGAAGAATTAAGTGAAGTTACAGACTCTTCTTCTTCAGGACAATATGACACTTCTTATAGTGCTGGTAGGTCGAACCCATTAAAAATCAATGGTCCCAATAGTATCATGAACAGTCGAGCGGTAAAAGATAAAAATTTCCCAAAATGGGGAGGTCCTGGTGGTGTTTATGTAAAGGTAAAAGAAAGATGTAAAAAATATCCTTACTGTAATCAGGGTGATATCAAAAGTTTAGATTTTTTTGAAGACCAAGAATTGAAAGAATCCGTTTATAATGTATCAAAAAAATTAGGATTACCGTATTCTCAGGTCGAGAAAATTGTAATAAATGAAATAAATAAGATATTTATTAAGTAAATGAAAAAGAATATATCAAATATCATTTCGGAGTCATTATTTGACGAAGTAAAAAGAACCATATTAAAAGAAAATAAAAAATCTCAAGATATGTTTCAAATTACTTGCGAGGGAGAACCCGTTGAAACATTTGAATCCGAAGAAATTGCAATGCAACATTTGGATATTTATAAAAAGAAACATCCTAAAAAGGAGTTCATAATCGAAAAAGTAAAATATAATTCACCAACTGAAATGATTGATAAATTAGACCAGATGGGAGAAGAATTAGAAGAAAATAAAGAAACCACAAAAATGAAAAAAATTAAAGTATCGAGCATGGCAGAAGCCATTTTATCCGCTAAAGAAAAAGGTCTAAAAGAAATTAAATTTAACGGAAAAGTACATAATGTTGAAGAATCATGGAAACAACTTGAAGAAGAGGAAGGTGTTTGTGATGAGTGTGGACAAGGTTATATGGAAGAAGAAACAAATGTGGAGGAATCAAGCGCGTTTGTTTTGGCTGCTGATAAAGCGAGAGATGCTGGTAAAAAAGAATTCGAATTCCCTAAAGGAAGTGGTAAAATGCATAAAGTAACAATCACTAAAGATATTGATACAAATGAAGGTGAAATGGGTACGTGTAGTGAGTGTGGTTCACCCATGAATGAGGAAGGAATGTGTTCAGAGTGTGGTACTGGTATGTATGAATCTAAGAAATCGGTTCTTAGACTTACTGAAAGTGAAATGGTTTCTTTGATTAAAAAAATGGTAATTGATTCAAAAAAAAATCTAAGTGAGGCGGTACCCGGTATTGCGGTAACTAAGAAAGCTCAGAGTGGTTCTAAAAAAGAAAATGACGACGCAATTAAAGATGTTCAGAAAAAACTGAAAAAAGCATCAACATTTGATGGTAATGATAATCCTGAGTTTCCAAAACAAGTTGGTAAAGGTGAAAAAATGGCGGTAAACCCAACTGAGAAACAAGAAGAGTATATTGATGATAATATGAAGGGTGGTACCCTTTTAGATTTAAATTATGATTTTGAACCATCAGAATCATTCAAAAAAAGATTAAAAATGGCATTAGAAGGTGACTCAAAAATGGGTAACTCACAAAATGCTGCTAACGTTATAAAAACAAAAACAGGAGAGAGATTAAGTAAATCGGCTGAAAGAAAAAAAGAAAAAGAGAAAGACGCACCTGAAGCATTCCATGGAGCAAGAGGAGTTCAACCTTTAAAAGTAAAGAGTGTGAATGAATCTAAAACTACAATGACTTCAATTGTGAATGAGGAAATCTCGAGAATGAAAAAAATCATCGGATACAACGAAAGTACTCAGTAATCTTCTTTTTTTTGTTTTCTTTTATCCTTATATTTTAACAGATGAGGATTATGGAAAATAGAGAAGAGTATATTGAGTCAGATATTTCTGAAAAATACAAACATCAAATAGACATTTGGTATAGAACCTACAACATTAATAGGGATAAAATAATATTATTTTATGATTTCCTATCTTCTTTATATGATTTAGTAGACGAAACCTTTTTAGGTTCTGATGTACTTTATGACGAAATAGACCAACGAAACCATTTTAATTGGTGTTGGAATAAAATAATCACCAATTTTGATAAAGAAAAAATATTCTTCAAGGAGAAAGGAACCCACTATGAATATATGTGGAATTTTTTCTATGAGGCGTACTATTTTGTTAAATTGGAAGAAAAAGAAAATAGAATATCTGAATACTTTTACAAGTTATTTGATTTTAGATATCAAAAGTCAAGGTCCGAGTTGGACATTCTCACAGAAATTTATAAATTATTCGAACAAAACTTGAAAAAGTAGTTTATTTTCCGTATACTATATATAAAAACGGAAAAATGGACACACTTAAACAAATCAAAGACTTGGTGGAAAAAATGTCTGTTGATACCACCAAGGTATTCGAAAAGGGTAATAGAAGTGCATCTATTCGAGCTAGAAAATATGCTCAAGAAATAAAAGAGTTAATTCCTCTTTATAGAAAAGAACTATTACAAGAAATAAAAAAACATGATGATTAATTATATCTTTATTTTTTTGATGGTATTGAGTACCATTTACGTACTAAGGTTCTGTGTTGAATTTTTGATAAAATTCTTCTCAGAACAACCCTCAATATTAAAGTTGACCAAAATAGAATCTGTTTTGTTTTATCTTGCGGTTTCTTACATAATAACATTTTTAATAATATAATTTAGTGTTTGACAATATAAGACATTTAAGACCATATTTTTTCTCTTTGAGAGAAATAGACAATAACGTAAGTTTAGACATTAAACTTCCTGTTACTTGGAAAATCGAATCAATAATTTCTCAATACAAATCTATCAAATATAAGATACAAGATAAAAATGAGAAATTTACTTTGGTTTCATTAATCAGTAATGCAACCGCTGATGGTTATGATGTTGTTTTTTCTTGTGCAAAAGAAATAATAACCATGAATAAAGAAATGGAAGAGAAACAAAGACTCTTACAACAAAAGATTAAAGAGTTAGAAGTTTTGTTTCAACACCAGACACTTGATAAGTTAAAAGAAATATCATTTATTGAGGATGCAAGACAAGAGAATACAACAGGGATTAAATTGGTTGAATCGGGAAGTGGAGAGGGACTCCAAGGAGATACAATCCCACAAGAATCAAATGATTGAGGAAATCAAAAAATTGGATAAAACCAAAATGTTTGAGACCCCTAAAAAAGAAAAACTTTCTTTTTTTAAAAGACTTTCTATAATTTTTGGATATGGAAAAAAAAGGTGACTTGATAAATCAATTGGCAATAATATCAGATTTAATTGAAAAAATTAATTTGGATACTAAATCGTGCACATTGGTTATTGAGTTAGAAAACGAAAAGTTTCTACAAACTTTTGATTATATCTCAAAAAAACAAAATAGTCGAATGGTTAAACCCGACAAAACTTTTACAATTAAAATTGGTCAGGTGGATATCATCTTTAATAAGAGTAGTGTCTAAATAATTCTGATTTTTTAAATCCTTTGGATTCAAGTAGTTGATATAACAATTTTCTTTGTGCGGTTGACACGTCTTTTATGAATATGAAATTACCTTTCTTCTTTTTTAGAACGTCCTCTCTTATCAATTCAAACAACCTTTTAGCGTCACGGATGTTCTTATTTCCAAACAACAGTATATTATCATCGTTTTGAACAAATAGTTTATTATTCAATGTGAATATTTGACCTATTTCATTTATAGATGTTATTTGTTCTAACAATTCATGATATCTAATTCTTTCCTTCTTTTGAAAATCGTATATTAGTTCTTCTTTCCAATAAGGAATTATCTCTTTGATTCTGAATTTATCATCTTCGTACTTAGCCTCAATCAATCTCCCCAAACTATCCTTGACAAATGTTTTAGTCGCCCACCTATTGTTAGGAAAAATTAACGCAAGTTCATAAACTACTTCGTTGTTTCTTTTTCTGTTTTGTGTTTTTACAAATCTTGGTTTTTTCTCTGTCTTATATTCATGCCAATACTCGTACACAGTTGTCCTTTTTTGACACCTGTATAGAATTTTAACTCTTTTCTTGTTACAAAAGAGAACTACAAAGTATTTTCCATTTTTCATAGAAAGTTTTTAACAAAGGAGTAGATTCCGTAAACCGCGAAAACACTCCAAATAATAAAAGCACCATACATCACCTTTTCTGTCTTTTGTGCTAATCTTTCCAATGACTCCTTTGTTGGAGGAGCCATTTCTTTCTTCTGTTTACAATTAGAACATCCCATAATACAAAAAATAAGTAATAAATAAGTATTTATCAATATGAAATTGATTGAATTGTTGGAAGACATGGTGGTTGAAAAATGGTCAATGAAATATAAAAAGACCATAGATTGTAGCAATCCAAAAGGTTTTTCTCAAAAAGCCCACTGCGCCGCGAGAAGAAAAAGACAGAAAGGTGGAAAGACCAAATCTCAGCCGGTAAAATAAAAGTGCGCACTGATTTCCATTTTTGAAAAAAGTTTCTTATATTTTTATAGTTAGAGGACTAATAACGCAAAATATAAAATTATAAATGATATCTTACATTGGAGGAAAAGCTAGAATAGGTAAGTGGATTGTTCCGTTCATACCTAATGATATTGAAACCTACGTGGAGGGGTTTTCGGGTATGTTTTGGGTCTTTTTTAATATGGACCTAAAGAAATACCCCAATCTCAAAACAGTCGTTTACAATGACTTTAATCGATTGAACGCAAACCTTTTTAAATGTGCTAAACATTACGATAGGTTATGGGATGAACTCGCGAAATACCCATGTCAACAATTAGGTGTGGAAAACACCCCACCTGAATATGAACAAATGTTCCGTACATACCAAAAAGAAGTATTCAACGAAGAATTAGTCATTGGGGATGAGCCCAATTTTGATGTTGCCGCAAAATACGTTTACGTATTAACTCAAGTTTTCTCAGGTTCCAAACCCGAAACTTCTAGTTATACTGATTACAAGGGTAAGTACAGATGTAAGGTGTTAATCTTTATGGACAAACTCAAACATCCTGAATATAGAGCACATTTAGATAGAATCACGTTTGTCGAAAACATGGATTTCCAAAAAGTTGTTGAAAAGTATGATTCGCCAAAAACATATTTTTACATGGACCCCCCTTATTGGAAAACAGAAAATTATTATTCAAATCATGATTTTGATAGTAATGACCATGAAAGGTTGGCAAACACATTAAAGGGTATACAAGGTAAATTTAGTTTATCTTATTATGAGTTTAAACAACTTCATGATTGGTTCCCCGAAAATGGTGTTGGTATTGGTAAAAATGGACAACTTTTGATGTTTCAACCAACTGGTTACAAATGGGCTAAAGAAACTTTCAAAAAGGCGGCTGCCGCTAAAAAAGACGGAACACAAAACGAAGGTATTGAATTACTGATTATGAATTATTAAAAATGGATTTTTCTCCTGAAAGTTTGATATATTTGCAAACAATTAAAAATTACTTTGAAAGTAATGAGGAAGCGAGAAAATATTTTTTATCAAACTTGAACGAAGATGAGTTTTATAATAGTATTTTAAAAGTCGCTGAAAATAATTTTAGAAAAACAGGTGAACCTCAATTAACACAGGAACAACTTGAATTTCTAAGAGTATCTTTGATGATTTTTAAAAAAGTAGAAGATAGTGAATTTAATGGAATTTACTTTTATGAATCAACGGATTTAAAATTTTATTACAAATAGAATGAGAAAAACACCAGACCAATATTTTATTTATGAAACATCGTATGGTACCGACGTACCAACGAATCAATTGTATCTTCACACCTTTGATGAAATACCATCTGTTTATAAGACGGAGAAGGTGTATACATCAGATGTAATGGATTATTTCATATCAGATGGATATAGACCTATATGTGAATTAAATTCAACCTCTAAAAGAAGAGTACATAAACCAAATACAGAAATTTTTCTTCTTAATGATAATAATAAAACTGCAATATTATTAAAATCAAAATATGAAAAAGAAGAATTATTATTTGAGTTAGAATTTTATTACACATTATCTCATGGTATATTTGATACAAATTTTGATTTGAAAAAAATATCAGGATTTGAGTTTGAATTAAAAAAGAGTGGTATTAGTTTAGTAAAATCTGAACATGGTCATATGGACACCGAGGAATATGAATTAAATGTACCTGATGTTGACATAAAATTAAATTACGGTGATAAGTTTGTAAAACTACACGATACTATTGTCACTCGACTGAACAAGAAAAATGATAAAGGTATTGTGTTATTTCATGGAGACCCCGGCACGGGCAAAACTTCGTATATAAAGTACCTTACAAGATTGATTGTCGATAAAGAGATACTATTTATTCCACCATCTATGGCCGAATCTCTTTCAGAACCCTCAATTATTCCATTCTTGATGGAACATAAAAACTCTATTCTGATTATTGAAGATGCCGAGAAAGTAATTTCAGATAGAGAATTAAACGGTTCTTCTGTTGGTGTTTCTAATATATTAAACATAACAGATGGTATTCTTGGGGATTGTTTGAATATTCAAATCGTTGCTACCTTCAATATGAAAAAAGAAAAAATTGACCAAGCCCTACTGAGAAAGGGTAGATTAATTTGTGAACATAAATTTGAACCTCTAAGTGTTGAAGAATCTAACAAATTATTAAAACACTTAGGTAAGAAAAAAACAGTTGATAAACCAACTACACTTGCGGATATTTATAATATCGATGAAGACGTGGTTCGAGTTGAAAATAAAAAACAAATAGGATTTTAAAATTAAAGAAAAATGGAATTAGTAACAGTTGAAAAACTAAATGAAATGAAACAAAACGGTGAGAAAGTTCTTGCCGACTTTTACGCTGAATGGTGTGGACCATGTAAAATGTTATTACCAAAATTAGATTTACTACAACACGAATACCCTGATGTTAAATTCGTCAAGGTTAATGTTGATTCTGAAATGTCAGGTTCTCAAGAATATGGGGTACGTTCAGTACCAACGGTAATGATATTTAATGGTAATAACGAAGTATCAAGAACATCAGGTGTTAGACCCGATTCTTTTTACAAAGAAATATTAAACACTTTATAATATGGCGAATGAATTACTTCTATTTACACTTGAGGGTTGTGGAGGTTGTAAAAGATTAAAAGAGAGACTCCAAAAAGAATCATTACCTTACCGAGAAGTTGAAGTTGGTAAGAATAAAGAGATTTGGAATAAAGTAATTGAACAAACGGGTAATGAATATTTACCCGCCTTTTACATTAAAAAAGACGACACTGGTAAAGGACCCTTTTTTTGTCCCGAAAAAGATTTTAATGGGGACGACGAGGCGTTAGCAATTATATTAAAATACATTGAAAAAAAAGAAGGGGGTCAATAACCCCCTTTTTTATTTAACTAAACTATTAATCCATTTATAGGTTTTTTCCATTCCATAGAACAGAGGTTCACTAACAACCCAACCTATTTTTTCGTGGTATAATTTATTGTCTGAATTTCTTCCCCTCACACCAACAGGACATTTATATCCATACTTCTGTTTAAATTCTTCCCCACCAATATTTCTGATATAAATTTCTTTACCTGAAATATCTATAGCCATTTGAGCCAAATCATTAATTGTTACTTTCTCTTCAGAACCAATGTTTACAGGACCCAAAAAAGAGTCTTGTCTCATTAGTCTTAAAACCGCTTCAACACATTCATCCACATATAAGAATGAACGAGTCTGTTGACCATCACCCCAAACTTCAATTTCTCCACCGTCTAACATTTCGGCAACTTTTCTACACATAGCTGCTGGTGCTTTTTCTTTACCACCTTTCCACGTACCATATGGACCAAATATGTTATGAAATCTAGCAATTCGAACATCCAAACCGTGATTTCTGTGAAAAGCCAAGTACAACCTTTCCGAAAAAAGTTTTTCCCAACCATATTCTGAATCAGGATTCGCGGGATATGCTGATGATTCTTCACAATTTGGGTTGTTAGGGTCTAATTGATTGTGTTCAGGATACATACATGCCGATGATGAATAAAAAATCTTCTTAACTTTTGTCTTCACTGATTCATTTACAACATTTAAATTTATCATTGCAGAATTGTGCATAACATTCGCGTCATTTTCACCAGTGAAGATGTAACCAGCACCACCCATATCGGCAGCTAATTGATAAACCTCATCAAATGGGACCTCAGTTGAATATGGTTGTTTGTAATAATTAAACGGTAATATCGTACCATTTAATTCTTCTAATCTCATTACTGATGATACGTTTTTTGGGTCCGTAAGGTCATATATTAAGAATTCGTCACAAAAGTCTTTCTCATCAAAATATTCGTGTCTTTTTATATCAACTACTCTTACGTAGTTTCCTTCATTTTTTAATCTTTTTGCTAGGTGACCACCAATAAATCCGCCACCACCCAATACTAATACTCGTTTCATTTTATTTTTTTAAAAAATCCCTCACCAAAATTATTACCCCACCAAAATTGTTCAACACAGGTAAACCCATGATGTGTCATCCAATTGTTTATTTCATCAAAGTGTGGACAACCTTTATATAATTCGGCTCTGTTTATTTCTACAATAACGTAGTCAATGTTGATTAATGTATTCACGGAACCTTTGAGAACCTCTAATTCAAAACCTTGAACATCGATATTCATCATGTTGTATTTTGAAAAATCGTAATTTAAATCATCCAATCTATCCATTTCAACTTCTTCTACAGAATCAAAAACGATATGAGGAAATTGAACAGAATGTAATTTCGGTTCTAATATTGAGGATGACATACCTTTATTAAAGGATTCTACAAACATAGAAACTTTTCTCTTTTCATTACCTAACGCCAGTTTAACTAAAATTGCGTCATCATCTATTTTTTCTTTTAAGGTCTCAAAATTAGACGATAGAGGTTCAAAGTATATTCTGTTTGAAATACCCAATTCCTTATAAACTTCATCTTCTTGACCAAAATGTGCACCAACGTGAATCACACCATGGATATTAACATTATGATTAATCATAAATGTCTTTAGCTCTATATTATTCATTCTCTATCCTCTTTATATTTGTCTTTATTATACAATAAATCCCTGTGTTTTTCAAGTATTTTTGCTGCGTTTACGTAAACTAAATTATTATGTAATGATTGATTTTTTTGTCTAGTGGTCCCCCATCCAGGTTCGGAAATATAATCTATCGTATATAAACCTGACACTTTTCCGAGTTCTTTGAATGCTCTCATGGACATATCCATATCATCATAATTTTGGGGTGAAAAATATTCGTCTAAAAAATTTAATTTGACCACGTCATTATAGTTGTACATTAGTGGACCTCTGTTACCATATTCTCTAGCATAAAAAATATCTCTTGATGAGTTATCTTTATGTGCAATATCGATGTAATTTATTTGTTTTGTTTGTTCATTATAGATGTTATTGTGAGCAACAAAAGATGTTACAGCGAACACATCACTATATTTTATGAACGGTTCCAACATCCTCTTATCAAAATCTTTTTCTGTGACAACCATATCATCTTGGATTAAGACCACATAATCATTTATAACAGACTTTAGACCAATATTATTTGCTTTGGTTTCAAAAACATTGTCGGCATACAGGTAATCAATTTTTTTATTACTAACTCTCTTTAAATTGTCACGAACAATACCTTCACTATTATCTGTACAACCATCAAAAACTATTACAATCTGGTCATTCAGTTCTGATAAATTATTTACCAAGTTACTCACCACTTGGTTCATTAAGAATTCCTTGTTGTGAATTGTCAATACTACTGATGTTTTCATTTTAAAAGATATTTTGATAATTCTATACAATCACCTTTTCTATCAAACAGGTGGTCAACATAATTATACGTTTCAATCACGTTATAATTTTCTTTGTGAAAAATCCAATTATTTGCCGTTTGCTCACAACAATGATAAATCTTCGAGTCTGTATCAGTCACATCTGAAATGTCTACCGATATCATATCTTCCATAATTTTTTTTGCTTGGTGAATATTGTAATCCGCGGGCAACCCAAAAATACCTAAATTATAAATTTTAAAATCTAAATCATTTGTAACCTGTTTACATATTTTTATTTCACCCCATCTCGGGTCACCATTCCTAACGATTCTTTCATACTTCCAAACCATAATAGAATTATCATCAATTTGTGGTAATTCCGAATGAAAAAATAAATCATTATCGATTTTTACAGTGTACTCAGTTTCTGATTTTGCATAATTAATAAAATCATTTAAAACTGTAAAACTATAATTAAGACTTTCATTGTATTTGGTAAGTTGTTCCGTGTAATCAATATAAATAATTCTGTCTTGGTCAATGTTATACTTGTTCATTTTTTCTTTCATACCCTCAACATCATCAGTATAAAGATGTAAAATACTTTTTCTATTCTTATCAATAAATGAAGCATAAGATGCTGATGAATAATCAGATATAAACTCTTTATTTTTGTAGACATCAAACGCCCATTTCCGACCGATTTGGGACATTTTATTTAAGTCATAATTATAATTTAATGCAATAAATTTCATGGTATATATACGTTGTATTTTATTCTATAATCGAGACAATAATCAAATTTTAAATTATGTTTCACAACCAAGTTAGTTAATATACTTTGGTCATTTCTATGGAATTGCCAATTTGGAAAATTCTCACCAATTTGATTTGGTTCATTGTCAACTATCTGTTTAATACTACAATACTTAAAATAATCGTGAACAAATTCCATCATTTGTTTGGTTTTTTTAATGATGATAAATCCTGCTTCCATCTGTGGTGTTTCATGAAACTTTTCTTCATCACAATCCATCAAGATAAAACAGTCTCTTTTTGTACATATTTTTTGAGGCCAACGATTTCCATTCCAATTTGTAAAATAATAATCATTATCTTTCAAATAATTTGCAATCGTATTATAATCAACATCAACTAAATCACCGGCATCGGTATAAATTAATGCATCCCCATCTTCTAATTCATTCAAAATATCTAAAATAATTTTTGGTTTCCACAACCAAAATCCATCACCCGTTTCACAATCTAATATTTCTTTATGGTTTTCATAAAAAATACCTTTCTTAACATCTTCAGATTTAAATCCTCGGATATCATTGAAACCACGTGAATTATAATATCCGATTAATTTTTGAACGGTGTTACTAAATTTATTGTTGGTGTAAAAAGATAGAACAATTTTCATTATTAATGTATCCCCCGAACATTTACGTTTATTTCATATTCATTTATTAATGGAGAGAGTTCATTAGGGTATTCAGATAAATTCCATTTACCTCTAACTAAAGCCGTTGCTATATATGGATAAACAGAACTATCAAAATGATTCAACCCCCTTTTGTTTTCACCATCGTAATGATATAAACCTTTGATGTTGTTTTCTATCATAAAATTTCTATATGTTTCATTCTCTAACCACATATTATTTTTGGTACCTTTCATGATTTTAATGTAATCATCTTTTTTCCAAATAGTTGGTTGCATAGAAAATATATCTTTATTGTCGGATTCTATTTCATATAAGGTCTCATAAATTTTTTTATCTTTAACAGACCCCGATTTTAACAATCTAATGAACGAATATTCTTGGTTATCATGTAAAAAATCGAGGTAATTAAAAATTTTATCATGACTGACATTGTTATAAAGAATAAAGTCTTCTTGTAAGTATATAAAATAGTCATATGGTATTGAAGATAAACACTTTAACCATGATTCATAATAAGGTTCTTGATTTTCATATAAAAAACAAATTTGCTCGGGTATCATTACATCTGTAATAAAATACATCGGTAAGTTTGTGTACTTTTTTTGTTCTAACAAGAACATATCCAAAATATCTGAACATTTTGAATTTGTATAAGTAACGTAACAAATTTTATTATCCATAAGGTGTTAAATTTTTGTTGATATAAACCACATCCATTTCTGTGTTTGAAGATTCTGGCGACTCGTCTATTGGTATAAACCTATTTAGTTTTTCATCTAGTTCAGATTTACTTGTAGAACCACGATATAATTCCTGTAACCCTACTTCGGTGGTTATTATTTTTACATCATTTAAATATTCTTTTAGAGAGTCTAATACGATATTTTCTGCACCTTGAACATCCATCCAAATCAAATCAACACTTTTAATATCATTTTCTTTTAACCAATCACTAAGAACAATACAGTCAACCTCAGTTTCCTTTTGGGCCCACTGAGATGAACGCCAGTGGTTTGTTGTCTGTAATAAAGAACTGGCACCCACATTTCCATTATAAACTTCGTAAAATTTAGTTTTACCGTTGTAATTGTTTATTGCGTATTGGTAAACTTTTATGTTATTAATTTTCTCAACGTTCTTAACTGTAAATTCGTAGTTTTCTTTTACTGGTTCAAACGCATATATTTTAGCATGTGGAAACCATCTATTTAACTCTAAACTTTGGCAACCATCTCTTGACCCAATATCTAATATTGTGTTGACATCATTAAAGTCAATTTTATCTTTTATAACATTAATCATTTTTGTTGTCCATAATGGACATCTACCATTCAAATCGGTAAAGGCACCCCTATTTAATTCATCTTGAGTAAATGCGTCGTCAATAAATTTTGAATTATCTATCATTTTTATAATTTTTAAATCACCACCATACTATAACATGGTGCGTCTTTATATGTGGACAAATTAATATTTCGTTTTAACCAAAAAATTTCATTATCATTACTTAATTCGCCACCCATAAAGTTTATATTTTTATAGTTAAGTGATATTATATTTTCCGTGATTATTTTTTCCGAATACTCATCGTGTATGGTAGATACATTCCAAATATCAAACACCGTATCTATTTCACCCTCCACAAAATAATCAACAAAATATTTTCCTTCATTATGCCAAGTCAAAAAATTTACACACTCTTTTTTAAATGTGGAAACTAATCTATTTGCATTAGATGGTAGTAAATCACTTCTCCATTTAAGGACTCTGTTGTAACCTATTTCTTTGGCTTTCATTATTCCATTCAAAGTTGATATTTTTTGTAGTGCTATATTTTGTACACCCCTATCGTGTGGAATACTGTTGAATAAGACAACATCATTAGTATCGTATTTTGATTCTTCACCTTGCCATGTTGACCAAATCAAATCATAACCAGTCCAAGCGTTTTTTAATTCTTTAACGTAGTCTGAAGGTCCTTGTACTATGACACAAAAATCATTATTCATACTGAATTAAAATTTTGATATGTGATTATGATATTGTGACCCTTCATACATGTATGGTCTAGTTATTTTATTATGTATGAATACATCTAATGCGGAACCAAAATCAATATAAGTGTTATTACTATTATTTGTAAACATATGTTTTATGATAACAGCAGATGTTGGTCCACAACATACGATAAATAAAGTATCTTTATATTTTGAAGAAACATTGTATATTTTTTCTAAAAACGAATCTCTATGTTCTTCCCAATAGTTTACACAATCATTAGGGAACGGTACAAATTCTGATACACTAAATGGTATGTTTTTTAAATCACAATTTTCATTACAAATTAAAACAACATCTCGATTTATATTTCTTATTCTTGATATATTTTCTTTGTAATTTGCGTTAATCCATAGGTTAGCAAATGTAATGTTTGATTTATTTTGTATTCTATCATATAAAAAATTATAGTCTCTAATACTATCAGTTTTGGAGGATATTGCAAAATAAAAATTTGGGTCGTTCAACCCTATACATTCATTTAAATCCACACCTAATTTGGTTTGTCCCCCACTCGAAAACCATTTATCGTTTTGATACGCTTGTGTATTCTTTTCTATCGGTGAATTATTCATTAACATCACTTCACCATCGGCATATCTAACAAAAGAAAAGTTAGTTCGACTATCTATCTTTTCCCAAAACGAATTAAAATCTTCAATATACTTTTCAATCATTTAATATTGTCTTAAATCCTTTATTTACATACCCACGGTAAACTTCACCCATTAAATTCATATTTGAATGATTTACGGAAATTGCGTTGGAATCAGTTCCATGTTCCCATGCATATTCTGGTATACTACCCCACATTTCTCTATTTTCTTTAGGATGGGGAGGAACGTAAGTTCCGATATTTGCGTATTTCTGTAATGTATATGAAAAGTGCATATCCTCACCAACTAATTTACTCTGATTGATTTCAGGTAATTCTCTCCAAAATATCGATAACCATTCTCTTTTAAAGAACCACGAGTGACCAACAATGTCGACCTTTTCAATTTCTTCGTTAGGTTGGTCCCAACCGACTCTTGTTGCTGGCCAATAAGAGTTTTTTGTGTGAAATTTTACACCGATAGTTCCTAATAAACCTTCTTGAATTTTCATGGTGTTTAGACAGTTTTCTAACCATAGTTTACCCGGTATTGTGTCATCATCAAAAACACAAATATATTCTGTGTTGGCATTTAAAGCAAATGCAAATCTTGCCCACACACCTAAATTACTATTACAAGATGCGTGAATTAAATCTTTGGTTAGTCCCTCATCAAATTGAGAACCAGAATTTTGCCAAAATAAAATTGATTCGGGTTGGACACTTTGATTTCTAATTGATTCCAATTGTTTTTGGAGAACATGTGGTCTTTTATACCCATTTAATATTACCGTTATACTCATACAATTTTTCTAAATATTTCAATGATTCTTTCACAAGAATTACCATCACCAAAAGGACAATCATATTCTGTTTGGAAATCGTTAATAATATCGTAAAAAATACCTTCTAAGTCAATGGGTTTTTTACATATAAAAGACGTTTTACCCAAGGACTCAGGTCTCTCAGTTTTTTCTCTACATACAATAACTTTCTTATTTAGGAACGACGCCTCTTCTTGAACACCCCCACTATCTGAAATTAGTAATTTACAGGATTTGAATTCCTCAATAAATTTATCATGGGTTAATGGTTCAATAACATCAACATGTGTCAATATATGTTTGTGTTTTATGACGTTTGGGTTTGGGTGTATTGGAAGAATGAATTTTAATTCAGGATTATTCTTTGCTAATCGATTGATAACATCAAACCACTCCGACATCATCTCATGATTCTCTCTTCTATGTAAAGTGATTAAGACTTTATTTTCGTATGTAATATTTTCTTTATTAAGATTATCTAATACGGTATTGCCAACTACAAAATTTTTACCCTGAACTTTTTCATTTTCTAAGTTCATCTTGTTACTTTCTGTTGGGCAAAGATTATAGTTTGAAATTCTACTAATTAACTGCCGATACATTTCTTCGGGGTAAGGGTGATTGTAGTCATATGTCCGTAATCCCGCTTCTAAATGAATCACTTCTTTTTTATGGTGTAATCCTATTAGGGATAATGAAAGAGCGGTTGCGGTGTCCCCTTGGATAAGTATATGTGTAACCCCTTCCAAAAATTCTTTTTTAAAATTTAAAAATACGGATGACATAATACTATCCAATCTATTTTCACACGTATCATCAATGGATAATTTATAATCAAAATCACCCAATACAATATCTTTGTGTTGGGTAACATATAAAATTTTATGGGGAATACTTTCCCCACACATTTCTATTAATTTTTTTATTTTAATATACTCAGGTCTTGTGCCGTAACAAAATAATATCATATATAAGTTGAAATGATTTCTAAATTTTTTAAAGTGTTAGTTTCTAAGAAATCAATTAATTCATCACCTGATAACCTATTAAACCATTCTTCTAAACTTGCACCATAATTTTGTGTCGTTATTACTTCCAAACCTAAACATTTTGCCTCAACAACCAGTCTACAAAAAGTTTCTCTTGCTATCGGGAAAAACACAATACCTTTACATTTGGCCATATTACTTAAAAATTCAACTCTGTCTTTAGATTCTTTAAGAATATGGACCGGTAATTTATTTTCAGAACAATACTTCAGACTACCTTGGGTGTTCTTTATCCAATTATTTGTATAGTAAACAGAATATTTGTCGTTTTTAACATTGTTGGATTTATTTAAATTCCTCAATAATTCTAAGTCCTCATTTGACCATATCGAACTATTCAGATTTATAAAATTAGCAACAACATCGTTTTTAAGATAAACGTTCATGTGGTCGGTTGTTTGAACAAATACCGCTTTTGCATTCCGGTAAAGAGAATAGTTGGTTCTTTCCTCAATCGGAATTATGTTGTCGGTATATCTCCATGGGTGTCTACTTGCACATATTTTATAATCGTTTTCAATAATGACGTAGTTCAAATTTTGTATTTGATTAACCAAGTTTGGGTTCATCAAAGAAATATTTGATATAATATACAGGGCGTTGTAATCAAATGACTTGACTTGGTTTGAATATTCAAACTCAAGATTAAATCTATCAATTAAAACTTGATTCACCCATTCAGAACCACCGTGAGGTACTTCTTTAATGGTAAAATCCGATATAAGTATTTTCCTCATATAACTTGATAATTTTCTTTTAACATGCTGTCCATGTAATTGAATGGTAAATTAAAATAATGTTCACCGAATTTATGTTGTTTATTGAACGATGACAATCTCTTTGCTCTTGAAATGTAAATGTTCTTCACGTAGTCTTTACCCAAGAATTTATAGTGAAGAAGTTTTATTTCCCGCTCATCCGAAAATTTACCATCAACAGAATTAAAACTGTGACCACCAATGCCGTATTTTATATCTAAATCAGGATGAAAAATTATATTTTTACACATTGGTTCATACGTTTGTGAACCTGTTTTAATTTTTGTTGTAATGAATTCACCGTCGTATATTGGAAATTCAGTACTAACCATGTCGTGACCGTCTATTCTTGGGACGGTTATACCCATTTCTTTGTACTCTTGAAGTTTATCCATAAGATTTTCATGGTATATAAACTCATCACAGTCACAAACTATAACCCAATCAACACCCTGACCTCTACTTCTTTTTTTATACTCTTCGGATTTAATGTTTACGTAATTAATTTCATTTATTTCATTACCACTATCCCATTTAATAACCTCAACTTTTGGGTACCTCTTATAAATCTCATCAGAGGAGTCCGTTGACATATTATCGTATATGAATATTTTTTCACAGATTGTACTATAGTAATCCAATGTGAATGGTAATATTTTTTCTTCATTCCATGACAGTATATGTGCGTGTATCTTCATTTTAAAATATGTTTTTCCAAAGTGTTAATATCTCTTCGTTACTTAATTTAGAAACTTCATTCATAGTCTCTTCATTACCATAAAACTCTGTACCGGTTAAATAACATTCATCTTTAACCAAACAAGCAACCTCACCCTTTGATGAGTGATATACCTTACCAATCATATCGTACATTTCTTGTTTATTGGTGGTGTGACCGTAATGAATTACTCTTGGATTCATTAAAGGTTTTACCAATTTGTCAAAATAGTTTTGGTCACCGATGTGACCGAACAAATAGATTTTTTCACACCTGTCTTTTAATGCTCTTTGTATTGACACATGGGTCTGTTTTCTGTCTTCAATTGTACCAATAATTCCTGCAATATTTCTTACCAGCTCTTTATTTGAAATAATTAAATTTTCTTTGATGTTTGGTATTATTACATAATCACCCCTGTAATCCGAGTGATATTTTCGATGCTCTTCATGTAAAAACACGCACAGGTCCCAATACTGTTTAATTTTACCAACAGGGAACCACCATTTTTCATGACAAGACAAAATAACTTTTTTAACAGGTGGTCTTTCCTGTAGTTGTAAAAAATGGGTAATTACAATATCATCAGATTCATACTTTAAATCTTTTTCAATGTTCCCTGATTTACATTTGTCTAAATGGTAATTCTGATTACCGTAAAATGTGCAATCAATACCATTTTCATTTAAGAAATTTGTTAAGTTTATAAAAAAAGTGGTAGAACCACCTTTTTCTGTAAATCCCGATACAATTTTTATCATCTTAATTGTTTGATATTTTTTCTAATTTCAGGTGAGTTTATGTACTGACCTAAGACTTGTTTTAATTCAACATCAACCTTTTCAAATTTTGATGCCATATCAATCATTACCACACTGTTTGTGTCAATGAATGTTTTACGTTTTTTAAGTAAAGTTTTCAACGCAAAATCTAAGTTATAAATTGATGTTTCTAAATTAATATCAAACCAATCAATCATTTTTAAATTTGTAGATGTAGTGGCAAAAAAGTCACTAATACTACCAAAATTGTTTGGAAAGTGTCCGTGTAAAATATTGAAAAAAGATGATTTGTTTTTAAAAATTAAATTGAACTGTTCGTTGTTTTGAACTATATCCAATCCATTTGAAAAAATTGTTCGGTCGTTTTCTAATACTGTAGGAAAGACGCACCCAAAAGTATTTTTTTCACTCTTAAATATTGAATACATACTTGAGAAAACGTCGTTCAATACGGTAACAGTATCATTACTGAAAAATAACAAATCTGTTTTTGATTCCATAAACGATTCATCCCATTTCAGTACTGATAAGTTTTTATTTAATGTATCAAAAAAACCCTCGTAAATTTTAATATTTTCAGATTCAAATTCTCTAATATTGTCTATATTGGTATCCGTCGAGATGAGTGAAATCTGTAAACTATCAAACACTGGTAATTTTTTTATGTTTTCAAAAAACTGAATTAAATTTTCATTATCGTTTGATGTTTGAACTATTAAATTAAATTTATCTTTAAACTGTTTTGGTTTGGTTATGTCATAATCAATTTTTGGTGTTATATTAATTGGTAGGTTCTCTTTAAATTTTTCAATGTAAAATTCCCTATTCTTTTCCCAAGAATCATTGGTCATTCCGATTGATTTGTGAGTGATTCTTATGTTGTATATAACACCGATGTTTACCTCACTTAAGTGATTGCTAGTACAGAATACCATATCATAAAAATGAAAACCCGGTACTGACTCATCAAAAGTGTGTTTTATTCTGTTTTTGTGGATTCCAATGAATAAACCATCCACTAAACAAACTTCGTGAATTGAATTTGGGATTCCATTTGCATATCTCGATTCCCATTTTTTACCCTCATTTTCATGATTAACAATACCAACCATTTTGGTATTATCTGTCCACCACCTACCACTCTCATGAATATTGGTTGTACCGGCAACACCGAGAATCCCGTAGTCAGATTCTTCAAAATGTTTGACTAATTTTCTACCCCACGAAGTCGTATTAAAGTAAATGTCATCATGACAAAGTACGACAATATCATGAATCGACTCTTGAATAATTTCATTGTAAGTTTGTGAAAGACTTTTTTCACCATTGTTTACTTTTTCAATAACTTGAACTTTGGGGTGTCCACAAGTTTTTTTTAAATATTCTTGAAATTTTGGGTTGGACTCTCTTGTACTGTAACCTATTGTAATCATTTTTTTGTTTTAAAATATTGATGATAATATAAGAAATAAAATTCACAACTTAAAATTTGGAACCGTTTGGTGCAAGACCGTTGTGATTATCAATTTGTTTTCTAAAATCTTCTCTAGTGTTATATAGGTCAAGAGCTCGGTTTACTAATTTTTGTAGATTGATTGAACCATCTACACTTTTTATCTTAAATCTTTTATAAACATCATCTATGATGTTAACGCTGGTTAGTTTTGTTTGTTGTTTAGGCATAATATAAGTATATAAATTTATATATATTATAAAAGACAAAAAATATCGGACAATTTATTAGACTGTCCGATACAATTTATTGTCCTTCTGTGTTTTCTTCGTTAGTTTGATTGTTAATCTCCTCAACCTTTTTTATGATTTGGTCAAGTTGTTGTTCCATAATTGTAATCTCCTGTGGAGGTGTTGAACCACCTTCGGTTAGTTGAATGTTTACCGTTTGATTACTAACAGGTTGGTTTCTTTTTTTACATCCGCATCCCATGATTTTAAGTTTTTTTATAAATATTTTGGTTTATTGTTTTTTATTCGTTATCTTTTGTAATAATAATAAATAGAAAACAATTTGTCAATGGAAATGAATAAAATTTATCAGGGTGACTGCTTAGAACTGTTTAAGGAGTTAAATGACGGTACTGTAGACCTCTTTGTTACGAGTCCACCGTACAATGTCGGTATTAGTTATGATGTGCACAAAGACGATGCTCCGATGGATGAGTATTTTGAGTGGTGTAAGAAATGGTTATCCGAAGTTTACCGTACATTAAAAGATGATGGTAGAATTGCCTTGAATATACCATATGAAATAAACGTTAGAGAAAGAGGTGGGAGAATTTTCTTAGTATCTGAATATTGGCAGATGATGAAAGAGATTGGTTTTGGATTCTTTGGTGTTGTGGACTTAGAGGAGGATTCTCCACACCGTTCTAAAACAACCGCTTGGGGTTCTTGGATGTCACCATCATCACCATACATATACAATCCAAAAGAATGTGTAATTCTTGCATATAAGAAAGATTACAAAAAGAAAGAAAAAGGTATATCTCAATGGTCTTATAATCAGATTGAGGTCGAAAACGAGGAAGGTAATTTTAAAAACAAAAGGGTTTATTCAGATAAAGACAAAAACGAATTCATGGAATTAGTCTTTGGTCAATGGAAATACTTCAACGACACAAAATCTTTAACTAAAGCCACATTCTCCATGGACATCCCAATGAAAGCAATAAAAATACTTTCCTATCAAAATGACCTGATTGTTGATTGTTTTTCAGGAAGTGGAACCACCGCTTTGTCAGCTAAGAAGCTGAATAGAAATTATATTGGTTTTGAGTTATCAGAATCTTACACAAAGATATCTCAACAGAGATTGATTGATTATGATAACCAAAAGAAACAACTGGTAATGTTTGAAGAATAAAATTAACGGACAGGATTCATAGGTGTTCCCAAATACATATTAACTCGGTCACCTTCTTTAAATTTATCAGTAACACCGGCGGGAAACTCAATAACATGGTCACCTATGCCGGTGTATCTTTTTGGGTTCAATTCATTTTGACCAGCGGGTTCACAATTTCTATGTATTTTACTGATTCTATTTTTCAATACAAAAACAATATCCAAAGGTATTAAACAGTTTTTCATCCAAAAAGAATGGTGACCAACACCACCCATATTAAAAACCATACAACCATTTAAATTATCTCTACCCATCATACCTTGACTAATTTCTTCAGGTTCGGATAGGTATTCCGCAGGGAACTTTGTATTATTAATAATCACTGACATATTTTTATAAATATTTGACTTTATCATATTTGTTTACTATATTTTAATATCATGAAAGGACTATTCAACGACCAATTAAATTTTGACAATAATGATGAATTGGAAATGGTTTTAGATAATTTAAACCCACAGATGGCAATTCAAATTATTGAAATGGGTTTACAACATGGTCATTATTCCGGTGTTTTTAACATGAGGGAAACACACACGTTATATAAAACAATTCAATACTTAAAAACATATGAATATAAGGACAATAATTTACGTACTGATGATTCTGACGGGAATCATAATTGAAAAATACGGAATGAACACCAGTAATCCCGAGATTGAAAAATATTTTGGATTTGGTATAATTTCTCTTGGTTCATTCAATATAGTTTTAGATTATTTAAAAAAGAAAAAAAATGTCAAATAAAGAAAAGAAATACATCACGGATTTTTTTGTAATAAGAAAGAAATACCATTGGTTTCTTTTACCAACTCCCATATTTTACTACCGTAAAGACACGTTTTTTGAAACCGGTGCAACCTCACCAAGCTGGGGTTTGGCTTTGAGATTCTTAATTTTTATGGTCGGTATTCAGATACAGAAAAACATATATTATAAAAAATGAAAACAAAAGTAGAATACGTATGGCTTGATGGGTATTCCCCTGAGCCAAATCTCAGAAGTAAAATAAAAATTGTGGACCTACCGGCACCATTTGAATTGAAACACATCCCCAATTGGGGGTTTGACGGAAGCTCAACTAAACAAGCGGAAGGTAACTTTTCAGATTGTTATCTTAAGCCAGTAAAATTATATCATACAAATAGTTCACTTGATACAGTATATGTATTATGTGAGGTTTTAGATGGTAATAATGAAATTCATCCATCAAATCATAGAGCAAAAGTAGGTGAGGAAGATGTAAATTTTTGGGTTGGATTTGAACAGGAATATTTTATTCGTTCTTCACATAATAATCCAATTCTTGGATTTGAAAGAAATGGTATCATTGACGGTCAAGGAATTTATTATTGTGGTGTAGGTGGACATATTGTTGGTCGAAATATTTCTGATGAACATTTGAACATGTGTTTAAAATATGACATCAATGTGGAGGGAACCAATTCAGAGGTTGCATTAGGTCAATGGGAATACCAAATTTTTGCAACAGGTAAAATTGCCGCTTCTGATGATTTATGGATGAGTAGATATTTTTTACATAAAATTGCTGAGAAATATGGTCGTTCTATTGAGTTACATCCCAAACCGATGACCCACGGAGAATGGAACGGTTCAGGTTTACATACAAATTTCTCAAATCAAAAAATGAGAGAAGAGGGTGGTGAACAATACTTCAATGCAATTTTTAGGTCTTTTGAATCAAGAACACAAGAACATATTGACTCTTATGGTTCTGATAACCATTTGAGATTAACAGGTCATTTTGAGACACAATCTATTGATAAATTTAGTTGGGGTGTCTCAGACAGAGGTGCATCTATCCGTGTACCAAAATCCGTTGGTGAGACATGGAAGGGTTATCTTGAAGACAGGAGACCAGCATCACACGCGGACCCATATAAAATCGTTAAAGTGATTAGTGATAGTTTATCATTAGCCGAAGAATTAAATAATGTTCATCACATGATGAATGTTGAAATAGACACCGAAAAAATTGTAAATAAATACGGTACACTTTCAGGGGAGGAACTCTTGGAAAGTTATCGAAAAGATGAAGAAGAATAAAATACCATGGGAAAAAAAGACAAAGAACATAGAAAAAAAGTTCAAGCTCGTAATCAAAGATTAAAGAGAGAAGAGTCCACATTGATGAATTTATTTAAGAAAATGCAAGAGACTAAAAATTCTGAATCAATAAATCAAGAATCGGAATCAAATAAAAATCAAGAAATATAAATTAATTATGGTAAGTCAACAAATTTTAGATACGTTCATTTATGAAACATTAAACGGACAATTTGGTGTGTCCGACCCAACAGAATTTGACCAAACTATTGGGGTTTTTGCAACTAAAATAGAAGCGGAAAACGCATTAAAAGAATACATTATTAGAGAACAAATAACTTTTGAGTAATGGAATTTTTGAATTCACACCCCATAAAAAAGTCGGATTTAGGATTCCACGGAAATTTATTCGGTGGAAAACTTTTAGCGTGGATTGACGCGGCGGCTGCGGGATACTCCATGCAATTGTGTGATTCACCAAGATTAGTTACCGTATCAATTGATAAATGTTTTTTTGAAAAACCAGCCAAAGAGGGTCAGTTGATTAAAATTTACGGGTCACCAAGTAAATTAGGGAATACTTCAGTTACCTTGTATATGGAAGCAAGAGCACATAATGTTTACACAGGTAACCAAATTGTCATCTTGAAAACAAACATAAGGTTTGTTAGGATTGATGAAGAAGGTAATCCGGTACCAATTGGTGAAAAAGGTAGGAGTAGAATTCAAAAATTAATTGACATAAGAGATTCTGAACAAAACGATGTCAACCCTTAAAAGACAATATAAAATTTACATTAAACAAAATCCCAACTCAAATCTTTCTTATGAGGAATGGGAAAAAAATTTTTTGGAAAATTTGAAATTGGGTATGGAATTAGGTGACGATTTTTCAGATTGGGACGTAACTTTAATGGACGGTTTGGAGGATGAATAAAAAGAAACCTGATATTGTTGTTTGGGATGAAACAAATGGGTACGACGCTAATAGAAAGCATTATCCTACCAGTATCGGTTCGCCAAAATTTGAATTACCTAATGTGGGTCTCGTAAAAAAAGAGTCCTCAAAAAAAATGATTGATGTCTTTAATCGTCAAAGAGAAGAAATCATTCAATCAATAGAAAAACTTCAAAGAGAGTATGTGGATTCAATAATGGTTTGGGAATCAAAAATTTCTTTTGACCCAATTGTTGGTGAAACATATTACTTATATAATTTTAATGGTGTAAATACATTATCATTATTATCACCAAAAGATTGGAATCGGGGTGACGATTTTATTGGTGCTTTTACATTAAATTCAGATAGAAAATGGGTTAGAAATGAAAGGTAAATTAATATATCAAAAAAAATCTGACGAACTTATTAACAGTGTCGAAGGATGGTTTATTGTTTCTGAAGATTCATCAAAGAATTTTGAAGCATCAAAAGAAACTTTAGAAAAAATAAAAAGCGGAAAATATGATGTAAAAGACGGTGATGAAGTCGAGTATGTTTTAAAAACAAATTGTCAAGTAATGTACGATGATATTTTTCATAGTACAATTGCTGACATCATAATAACGCAAAAAATGGTTAGTCGGGTTTTTCTGATTGATATTGATGGGACAATTTGTGACGACATTAAAAATGAAGATTCACATCTTTATCCGACAGCTAACCATTACCCAAACGCGTTGGGTATCATCAACAAATGGTACGATGAGGGAAATGTAATTACATTTTTTACCGCTCGTGAAAGTAAAGACCGTGAAGTAACCGAAACATGGTTAAAAGAAAAAGGTTTTAAATATCACGGATTGGTTATGGACAAACCAAGAATCAAAGATGACCAAGAATATGTGTGGATTGATAATAGAAAAGTCAGAGCGATTACGTATCTTGGAACGTGGTCTGAATTAAAAGAAGTAGACGCAAAAATTCAAACATTTGAGTAATGAACAAATTAGATAAACAATACACAGACTTACTCCAAACTATTATAGATTATGGGGTAGAAAAGAAAGACCGTACAGGTACAGGAACCAAATCTATTTTTGGTTATACAATCCGTCATAAAATGTCCGATGGGTTTCCATTACTTACAACCAAGAAAATGGCGTGGAAGACGATGGTAACCGAATTGTTATGGTTCCTTCGTGGTGATACAAACATCAAGTTCCTTGTTGATAACAATTGTCATATTTGGGATGGTGATGCGTATAAGAACTATCTAATTGAAGATGCCAAAATCTTACCTAATATGTCAAAAGAAAAAATGTTAGAGTTAGGATTTCGATTAACAAAAGAAGAATTCATCAACAAAATAAAAACCGATGATGAGTTTGCTAAGAAGTGGGGTGACCTCGGACCTGTGTATGGTAAGCAATGGAGAAGATGGGGTAGAAAGAATGTGACTAATTACGACTTAAAGGATGTAAAAGGTTCTGACCAACACAGAGTACTAAAAGCAATTGAAATCGGTGAAGATGTTACCAAGTATGGTGTCAAAATAGAATACCAAAACAATTCAATAGACCAAATCACAAACCTAATCAACGACCTTAAAACAAATCCAGACTCAAGACGATTAATGGTCAATGCTTGGAATGTTGGAGAGCTGGACCAAATGGTTCTTCCACCTTGTCATTATGGATTTCAAGTTTATACGAGAGAGTTGAGTTTAGATGAAAGGATTAATTATTATAACTCAACAAAAGACCCTTTAAATCAAAGTAGTGATTATCACGATGTTCACATGGATAGTTTAAGAGTTCCTAAACGAGCAATCTCTTTAATGTGGAATCAACGCTCAGTAGACACATTCTTAGGTCTACCATTCAATATTGCTTCTTACGGTTTGTTACTTGAGATTATTGCTAAAGAAGTAAATATGGTACCTGATGAGTTGATTGGTAATTTAGGTGATACTCATTTGTATAGTAACCATGTTGAACAAGCAAGAGAACAAATCGGTAGAAAGTATACACATGAAGAGAGAGAAGGTATGTTAAAAGAGGCGATGGGTCCTAATGGTTATAAAAGTGCGTTGAAAGACTTAGCACCATTTGGTGGAGGTATGTCTGAATATTATGAGATATATAAAATACCACGATACACAAGAGAACCTTATAAATTACCCAAACTAAAACATATGAAGACCGATGAATTTTATAAATCATTATCTGAAGACTCATCTTTAATAACTCATTTGGAAAATAAGGATTTTCAAATCGAAAATTATCAATCACACCCATCGATTAAAGCACCCTTAAGTAATTAAACTATGAAAATAAGTATTGACAAAGTTGTATATCAATCTTATATTTTACCATATGTTAAAATAACATATAACAGTTGGTTAAATGGTGATTATGAATTAATAATTGGTTGGTTTAGTTATCAATTGGTTATTGGTTATACACCAAAACATAACAGATAATTGAAAAATATAGATGATTAAATTTTTAAAACTGCTATTGATGAAACTTAGGCGTTTAAATTCCCCAACAATAGTTGAACCAGTAAAATGGTCAGTAGAGGATTTTAATAAAGCCAAAAAATGGGCCCAATCAAGATTACACCCTTCTTATAATGATAGAACAATATGGGACGTGGTTTATAGTGTAAGATATGATACTGCCGAAGTTCTTCACGAAATAAATAAGTTCATAGTTATAGAAAATAAAAATAAAAACAAATAAAAAAATGAAAATTACAAAAACACTATTATTAATTTTAGGATTGTTTACAATCGTATACTCATGTTCTGACACGAGTAAAACAATTAAACCACAAGAGTTCCCAACGGACTTAGGTATTTCGGGATTCAATTTTCCTGAAGACTCTACGAAAATTTACGGATGGTTAGAGAATCAAGATACAACCAGTATTGTAAATCACGCGTGGGGTATTTGGGCTGGACTTACTCAACCAACAAAACAAAAATACAATGGTCAAACATTGTTGGTTTTTGAAACTTGGATGGGTGTTCAAGAACTATCTGCAATGTCTGCACAGGGTCAAGTTTCAAGTTCAATGGAAAAATCAAACAGAACTGAACTTAACATCCCGAAACAATTTGTACATGGTAAACTTTTCGCGGGACAAAAGATTGACACAAACTTCACTGTGTTGGAAACAGTTTCTTATGACCCATCTGCGGCACATTTTGCAACATCAAACAAATTATTTAATCAATCGTCATTGAACAAATATTTGGTAAAAGATGGAATTGGTGCGGTACCTGAATTTCCTAATACTTCAATCACCACCAAACCAACATATTATGCTGGTGTACCAAGTAAAAACGGTTTGATTAGAGTACCTGTTTGGGTATCACCAAATCCGGCCAAAGCGTATAGATATAATGAATGGCAACAATGGGTTTACGCCGATGTTAATAATAAACAGGAACCGAATAAAAAGTTAGTACCTGTAACAACATCAAATCCCACAGAGGAACAAATTAAAGATGCGACCTGTAACGTAAATGATTTTATTAATTATAAAATTGATAGAGTAGGTGCGGACTATCTCAATAGTCACCAAGACGTTGGAACTACACCAAGTAGACAATTTATCGAAGGTGACTATGTGTTGTTGGTAGCCATGCACGTAACAACAAAAGAATTTAAAAATTGGACATGGCAAACTTATTTTTGGTGCCCTGACCCGTCTAACCCTCCTTCACCAAGTTCTAAATTTGAAGCAGGTCTTAGACCTAAAGAACTTAAAGGCGCCGCTTCACACTACGCAGTTAGTACAGCATACGCAATGGTTTGGCCGAATCAACCTGTGAGTGGCGGTTCTGACAACAACGCTAGACCGATACTTGCTTTCAATCCTTATTTAGAGGGTGGATTTGGTCCAAAAGTTTTCAGTTTACAAAACAAATTCAGACCTGATTTTGTGTATGGAATGCAAACAAACTGTATGTCATGTCACGCATTGTCGACTATGACGGGTAAGAATGGATACACCACAAATCAATACATTGATATGATGGACACATCGTTATTTAAGAATGATGTTAAATTAGATTTCACATGGTCAATTCAAGGTAACTTGAATTCTGATAAGTAATAACATAAAATAACAACAAGTGAAGCTCCGTAAAATCGTAAAAGAATATAAAAATGCTACAACTTATGAGATATGGGAAGGAATTAGAGACAATTTTACTTTCGGTTTCATCGGAGCGACACTTGTTGTTTTTATTGCAACAAGAACCGACTTTGCTGTTCTTATCGGTTATATTGTCTACTATTATTACATGGGTCGGATAGTTAATCGACCAAAGTACGTTACAGATTTAGGTAAGTTGATAGTTTTCCCAATCCCTTCGGCATTGGGTGCGTTCACAGGGTATAAGTTATCTTATACTTTAATTGGGTTATTGGGGAGTATTTTTTAATTAGTTCTCCTACCCTGTCCACGGTAGTTTTTCTCACTTTTATCGTGTTTATTAAAAGATTTTTTAGCTTTACCTAATCTTCTTTTACCAAAATTCACCTTTATAGATGCGTTTGATGATTTACCTTTTGAACTTTTTCCTGCTGCCATGTTAATAATTTTATAAAAATAAATATGGATATCATTAAAAAAGTGGTATATTTGTAAAAAATATCAAAAATGCAACTCATCAAACAAAGATTTTCTTATTTCAGAATAGATTTAGTTAGGGATAATTGTATGTTGTCTGAAGATAGACCAATACCAATTGTTGTATCTGATGGTAAAGAACTGGATGATGATTTTTTATTTACTGAACAGGTTAAGACACTTGAGCCCGTTGTAAATAGGGATACCAAATTTGAAACCATAAAATTGGAACCAAGACCATCAAAGGGTGCGAGGACAAAATATTTTTATGGTGAAAAAGAAAAAGAATACGTTTCTTTCATAAAATTGACAAAAGAACCTTGTTACACAACAAGTGAAAAACATTTAAAAAGACATTATGGGAATCCTTTCTCATCAATACAAATTGTAACATTTGAAAGAACAATAGAACTTAGAGAAGGTAAACTTTACATAAGGTGTTACAAGAATACCAGATATCGTGATTTTAATTGGAAATATTTCCGTAAATCTTCCAAGGTAATGACGTTAACAATTGATTTACAGAAGGGAGATTTTACGATTGGGGATATGAATTTTGGAAAGATAAAATCCAAAAGATTTAGAAAAAATTCATTTACTACGTTAGAAATCTTGTTGGGTTCAAACAGTCTTTTCAATTTAAAAAAAGAGTTTAGTAACAATCTTAAAATCGCTAAGGAATTTGATGACACATTTAATGAACACGAATTTGTAAATGTTATTAAAAATCACATTCCAAACTTACCTACTAACGTTGGAAACTTATTTGATAAACATTTTTTTATAACTAGTTTTATTGAATTCTTTGCGGAAAAGAAAAAAATAAAAACACCAAACGACTTTGTACCACTTATTAAAATACATTACCCAACTGAAAAATACCTTAAAAAGAATCAGAGAAAATTAATGCAATCTATTTTGGATAGTTACGGAATAAATTCAAAATTTACCTTGAAACTTTTCCATGAAAATCCAAAATTAAATTTACAAGAGTTTTCATGTATGTGTGATTTACTTGGAAAGGATTATCCAAAATACCTCGGTTCTTTGAAAAGTGAATGTTTTAATCTTTTTATGGTAGATAATGGTAATGCACATTCTATGGTACCGCTTGAATTGAGAGGTGCTAAAAATCACCACCGACACCTGTTTATTGATAATGTTGATAGGGAAAATATCATTAAAATTTTAAATTCCCTGATTCCCAAACCGGCAGGAGACCATTCAGTATCGTCGGTTACTCGAGGTATATACACTTTGATAAAAGACCACTTCGATATGATTGAAAAGATTCGTGAATTTGACCCTAACATAAAAATGAGGGCAACAAATTACACGGACTTTCATACAGAGCACATTGAACTATCCAAGACATGTTCATTAATCAAAAAGGGTTGGTCAATCGAATATCAATATGACAACAGAATGGTGAGATTAGTGGAGGAACAAATAAAGACTCGATTTGAGAACGACAATCATATTTTTTCTCCTGTGATATTAAAGAGAGAAGAAGAATATTCGGAAGAGGGTACATTTATGCACCACTGTGTTGCCAGTTACGCAAACAAAGAATCATCAATGATAATTTCATTGAGGACCAACGGTGGTTCAGATAGAGTAACATGTGAGTTTAACAAAAAAACAGGTGACTGTATTCAGGAGAGACATTTTTGTAATAAGTTACCACCTGAGTATTTTGGTGAATCATTAGAAATATTAAAACAAAGAGTTAGAAAATTTGCGTCACAAAGATTATTGAACCACATTGATATTAAAAAGGTGAAAGTTAAAATAAATGGGAAGGAAGTCAACCAAAGAGAACCTGATTTATTTGAACAACTGATGAATGGTGACATAGAGTTTTAATACTACATAATTAAATTTAGTCCATGTATATTTTATACATGGATTTGTTACTTAGACATTATCAAAACAAAAAATCCAAAACGAACAATTCGGTTTCGATTTGTGAATTACAGTTGTATCAATATGATAGTTTGATACACTATATCGCGGATTTTTCTTTCGATTATTTACGATACGGAATAAAAAACATCCTTACCATCCATCACGGGTTCACGGTTAATTTAAAAAACGGGGACATAAATACTTACTACCAATTATCAAACTATTCAGTGAGTGAAGGTGATAAAGGTAGAAGTAAAAATAATAGAAAGAAGAATAATTTTGATTCAATACTTGCACTAATAGAAAACGGCATGTACAAGGGTGAAAAGAGAAAAGATTATTGGGGTAAAAGGTATAATAAATCAATTCAGGACATTATTAATATTTTAATATCCAAAATACAATCTGAGTCAAATTTTAATATTGAAAAGAATTATCAAGAGAAATGCTATATTAATCCACTATATGATTTGTTAGTTGATTTTCATTTATCAAAGAAAAATATAAAATACCATGATACTGTTTACACCACAATTCAACAAGAGTATCCACAGAAAAAATGGTTAAAATTAAATGATAATAAATTTTTACCTTCTATTTTAGATTCGTATGGAATTAAATCAAAGTACTTGATTGCTGAATTAAATAAACCACAAAACTTTGATGTGAATATTAAAAGTCTAAGCTTTCTATGTAAACTTTTTGGTGATGGTTACGTTGATTATTTAAGACAAACTAAGTGGCACGACATTGTAAAACGTAATTCTAATTTCAGAAAATTCCACACTTTGAAAAATGATAAAGAAAAATCCATGATGGTCAAGGTTATTAATGATTGGGAAACCACAAACCTATATAAAGATAATTTTGTTGAGTTGGTGAACAAATTAATGAATCTTCGAGAATTCATAGAATCCAAAAATATCCCCTGTAAATTTAATGCGAGCGATTCCGACTCTGTAGAATTACTTTTAAATAAATTTGAAAACATAAAAAATCATTTTAAAAGGGGTTACAAAACAAGATATTCATTTAATGAGGAGTTCATAAATGAAATAGAATCTGACATTATAATTGACAATAAAGTTTTTCAAACCAAAATACTCAAAACCGAAGAGGATTTTTTCACTGAAGGATTTATGATGAAAAATTGTATGTCTAAACAATTCAGCAAAGGTGTGGTCTATATCTATCTTTCCATGAAATGTAATCGAACAAAGATTAATTTAGAATATAAAAAAGGTAGTTTGATAATGTCTTTTGGTAAGGCCAATAGTCCTGTTGAGTCTTATTTCAATCCCGCAATAAATGAAATATCAAAAAAAATGATGAAATATTCCAATATGACATGGACTAAAGAAAAATATGAATATATTTCAAAATAATTTTAGGATTTTTTTGGAAATCAAATTTTTCTTTTCTATATTTGGTTGGTAAAACCCCTTAATCATGGAACCAAAAGAATCAAAATCTAATTCTCACTTCAATATAAGTTTGGCCAAGTCAGGTTTGAGAATCGTGGCTTGTTATTTCTTATTTTTTACCAATTTAGAAACTGCGGCAATTTTATTTTTTGTGGCGGAGATACTCGGTATCGCGGAAGAAATCTTTTAAATTGTATTAACCATGAAATTCATTCAAGATATCAAATTTTATTTGGTACTCACCATGTTGTTTGCCATCTCTATGGGTATTCTTCTCCAAAAATCCATACATAGAGAAAATAAATTAAAAACGGAACTATCAAGAACCAAACAGGAAATGGATAGTTTACAAACCTATCTATTTTTATTTGAAACTGAATATAATAGGTTCGCGATGGCGTATGATATGTTCTATGAAAGAAACCCAAAAGCTGCCGAAGAATTTGACCACATATTATCAAATGAGACAGAATAAGACAAAACAAAAAGTCGAACCACAAAAAGAAGAAGAGATGATAGTTGTTGACCCATCAAATGAAAACAATCAGGATATTGGTATTAGTGGTGAATGGATTAATATTAGAAAATCAACAATAATCACCCTAAATGATTATTTGGTAGTTCAACACGATGAGGGACCAGTTTCTTTACGAGTTGAAATAAAGGCAGACTTTAATACTATACCACCTGAATACCATGAAATATTTTTAAATGTTTTATCTTCAAGATATCAAGGAAGAGTAAATTTTGGGGACAATCCGTTCTCAAAATGTAAACCAATCCAAAAGAGAAAATGGTATCAATTTTGGAGGTCAAAATATTTTGTCGGACCTTAATATTTATTTTCATGAAAAGTCCAAAAGAAATTAATAATCAGGTCATTAAAGAAGATAACCCAATTGTAAATGATGAAATAATTCAGGAGAATTATGAATCAGATAATGATTATACTTGGGACGATAATAAACAACATACCGAACAAAATTTCTACTAAAACCAAGGAGGTACATCTCTATTTTTCCATGTTGTGAATTTTGATTTTGCACCCCTGTAGTAGTTTCTGTAAGATTCAATCACACAATCTGTTTTATACTCTATTGGCATTGCTTTTGGTGGTGTAGTCAAACCTTTGTCACAAATTTTTAATTTATTTGTGACACACCACTCAATAACTTCTTGAGATTTATGACGTTTACCATAACGGTAAGTGTACTCTTTACAAAGTTCTAAACCCAATTCACAGAGTATTAGATAGTTTGTCAAGGATTCTCTTACCCATATTGAACACGGGTGATTTTTATGTGACAACTTGTACGGTACTTGACCGGTTACTTGTTCGGTCATGTGATGAGCCCCACACAAAAGTTGTGCAGTTTCCAATATCATTTTCACAACGTGTTTGTCGCAATGATATTCGGCACATTTTTTTACATCTTTATCAAGAAAGAATATATTCACAAGTCAAATATAGTGATAATTTGAAAAAAAATAGTTATATTTACTAAAAAATCTTAAAATGATGCGTATTTCAAATTCATTAATTGAAGGTGAAGTGAGAGAAATAAAACCTTTCATATTTGCTGTTATCGTTAAAAACCAATATGATAGGTCTAGCTTGTTTTGTAGATACCAAGAATTTTACGAATCTCCATACCCACAGATTAGAGGTAAGTTTTTCACTTTAGAACAATACATGAAGTTGTACATTGATACAAATAAAAAACCTCATTTTACGTATCCAAGCGATTGGACTGGTTATAATATACCCTCGAAAGTTCTTTTAGAGGCAAAAAATACGTTTGGTTTACCTCGAACCCAATATGATTATACTATGTATGAAATTATTGAATACTGTGAAAGAGAGTGTAGAATAAAGAATCGTGGTGAACAACATTCTTGGTATCTTATCGGCGCTGATAAAGTAAAAAGTGGTGTAATGAATCATGAAATAGCTCACGGATTTTATTATACAAACCCACAATACAAAGTTGAGGTCGATTATTTAATTGGAGATATTAATCATAGAGATTATGAACATTTGAAAAAAGTTTTAATTAAAGGTGGATATTCTGACGACAAAACGATTATTGATGACGAGATTCAAGCATACATGTCAACAGGTAAACATCATGAATGGAAAGATTCTGTCTATGAAAAATATTCGTCAGACTTTATTAAAATATTTAAAAGATTCAATAAATGAAAGTTATATTTTTAGACCACGACGGTGTAATTTGTTTGTCGTCAGAATGGGGTGGTCGATTCAAGAAACAAGAAAAATGGGGTGGTCGTAAATTATCTATGACAACATCAGAAATGCCACTAGAATACCGATTTGATAATTTCAATCAAAAAGCGGTTAAGGTATTAAACCAAATCATCGAAAAAACAGGTGCGGAAATTGTAACGTCATCTGATTGGAAGAGGTGGGCAAATCTCGAAGAAATGGGTGAATACTACGAATCAAAAGGTATCTCTAAAAAACCAATCGCTCTCACACCTAATTTAGGTCAGTGTAATTGGTATAATGATAAAGTATGGGTTTGGTCACCGAGATGGGATTTGGAGATGACTCGCGTTATCGAGATTAAACAATTTTTACACGACCACCCTGAAGTTACTCATTGGGTTTCTGTTGATGATTTGGATATGGGTAAAAATGGAGAGGACTGGAAAGATTGGGGTTTAGATAATTTTGTATTAACTCCATCATCTACTTTAGGTATCAAACAATCTGGTATAAAACAAAAGATTATCGATTACCTTACTTAATTACACCGTTTCTAAACGTAGGGATATTTATTTAAGTATAGAATTGTTTTAATGAAAAAACCCACACTACAAGAAGAATTACAACGAATCCATGAAATTACCTACGGTAAATCAATGGTAAATGAAAATTTTATCGATGATTTATTGGGTAAAATTGGGTTAGGTAAAAAAGACGAAAAAAAAATAGACGACCCCAAAAAGGCGGACTTAGTTTCACCTGACGTTGCAGAATTTTATAAGACATTAGAAGATACCGCAGCTCAGGGTGGGTTATCAGAACAACCAAGAGGTTCTATGGAATATCAAAAAGGTGTCGAAACTATGCAAATTGGTTTAATACTCTTGGGTTATGAGTTACCTAAATTTGGTGTTGATGGTTTATTTGGTCCTGAAACCGCAAGTGCTGTTAGAAAATTCAAATCAGATAATTCTGTAATCAAAGAAAGTGCCGATTCATTAAGAGATAAATTAGATGATTTAGGTTACACCGAAAAAGGTAATGAGTTAACCAGTGGTGGTTCTATTAATGACAAACTCACAGATATTGTTAGTCAAATTCTTGACAAGTACAGTCAAAGTAATCCTGATGTTGAGGTTACCATAACCGCAGGTAACGATAAATTCCACCATAATTTAAATTACGTAAGTCAACACACCAAAGGAAATGCAATTGATTTGGTTTTAAATCCATATAATTCAAAAAACGCTTCCGATTTTATAAAATTACTCAACTCAACAAAAAGTAGTGATGGTAATTTTTCATACATAGATGAATACACCAATCCAACCAAAGCCGCAACTGGTGGTCATTTTCATTTACAATATGGTGGTAAATCATCTTCTAGTAGTGGTACTTCTGAAAATGCCACACCTGAAATGTTAAATAAGTTATTGGAATTATTAAAAGCTAAAGGTGTTAAATCCGAAGAGTTAAAACAATACCTTGACCAAGCGGCTAAAAATTCACAAATCAATGTTGACGGTTTAACGGACATCAATTTTTATAAAAAACTACTTGAAAATTTAGGTGCACCCGAAAGTGAGGAAAACTTAAAATTCTTATACGCTTGGAGACAGTCAGAAGGTTCGGGTGGAAAATATAATCCATTTAATACCACATGGGATTTACCGGGTTCCACTAACGCAAATAGTGTTGGTGTTAAAAATTACAAATCTTTAGAAGACGGTATGAAAGCAACCATCAAAACATTGAGAAATGGTCTTTATACTTGTATTGTTGATGGTTTGGTAAATGATATTGGTGCTGCGGAAATTGCTAAGTGTGAATCACTTAAGACTTGGGGTACTGGTACTTTGGTTGCCAAAGTTGTAGATGGTTACGAAAGAGGTGCCAGTCCAAAAATCAAATCTTTAGCGTAAAAAATTAATTTTACTTTTTCTTTTTCTTTCATATCTTTTCATAAAACAAAAAGTTATGGCAAAAGATACCTGTGTAATTTGTGGTGTTGAGACACCATATGAATTTGAAACTCATATTGATTTGAGATACGGTTACGTTGAGGGATTAGGTCAATTGTGTGAGAAATGTAATCGTTCCGATGAGACTAAAAACTTATGTGTTCCAATTGATTTAATTAGGGATACACCAAACGATATGGAATTGGGTGAAAAAGTCAGAAGATTGTCCGATAAGTATTAACAATTCTGTTTTTGGTTGTATTTATATGTAAAGAATTATTTCTATGGATAAATTAACCGAAAAATATTTAAGACGTATCATTTCTGAATCTTATATCTCTGATGTGGAGGAAATGGCATACAAACAAAAGGGTGTCAGGGATGACAAAGGTAAACTAGTAAAATATAAACCTTTCTTCAAAGAAGATAATGACACAGATATCCCTGATTATTGGATTGCAAACCCCACCTTACAAGAGGGTGGTGAGATATTAGTGGTACCATTAGATTGTCAGGAACTTGAAGCGTTTAAAAATGCAAACAAAGAATTCTTAGAAAAAATCAAAGAACTCCACAATTTAGAACCACAATTAGCCGCTTGTAAGAGAGGAAAGTACCATAGACCTATTGAAAAATATGTTGAGGGTGGATATAAACCCACAGGTGACACATATAAAGAACAAGAAACAATTAAGAGAAGACTATTCACAATCATTGCAAATACTTTTGAAGACGAATCGTTTGTTCAAGAACTTAACAAAAGAAGTATTCCTGCTGTGGTTGCTAGAGATAGAAAGAATGTCGACCAATATGGTAAATTTACAAATCAATTAATTGAATACTCAACACATAACTATAATGCTTACCCAACAGTAAGGGATTTTTTATTATCGGCAGTGGCTCGAGTTCAGGGTAAAGATACTGATGAAATGAAAACATTTTATATGGCTCGTCAGTACAATAAAAATTACAATAACTGGAGAGCAGACAAAAAAATGTTGAAACAATATGCTGGTAAAACACCAAAATATATGTTAGACGCATATGGTCTTGAGGAAAAAAACATAGACGTTACAGTTAGAATGGATTTTGAACTTAAAGGAGAATTAATTGGTGAAAATAGTTTTGCGTGGACCGCTAGAGCTCAAACCAAGTTAGGTAAAAAACTTGAAAGCGAAAGTGGATTAAAAGGTGGGTTTCTCGATGATAAATTAATTCAATCATCTGCAACCGCACAACTTAGACCTGGAACAACATTCAATGATAATTATACGGTAATGAACGATAAACAAGTTGTGGATGCGTTAATGGAAGTTATTAATGATTTAAAAACACAGATTTTATCATTAAATCCAAAAGACAATCTTAAAAGCGCAACAGTAAAAAGATACCAAGTTGGGGGTCCAAACCAAAATGAACTTAACGAATCAATAAAAAATAAATTGGTGAGTCGAATAGTTCAAAAAGTGGTCAAATAAATTAAAACCAAATTAAATCCCGAGAAATCGGGATTTTTTTTTGCAATATTTTGGTATATCCAAAATTATTTCATATATTTGGCCCATATTAATTTTAAAATGGGTACAAATTATTATCGTATACCGACCGCAGAGGAAATGGAGTCACGTAAATCACGTCTCCAAAGAGATATAGAAAAGATGACAATGTCACCTAGTGATATTGAACGTGGATTTCCCTTTATTGACCCATTTAAAGAATCTTGGGAGATAGTTAGCCCTTGGGACATATTCAGAGATGGTACATCAATTCATTTAGGTAAAAGAAGTGGTGGGTGGAAGTTTTGTTGGAATTTTCATAATAATAAACATTATTCAAATAAAGAAGAACTACTTTCATTTATTCGTTCAGGAAGAATTGTGGATGAATATGGTGAAGAATGGAATGTTGAAGAGTTTATCACCATGGCTCTTGAGTGGGGTCAACCAGATGGTTGGGTTGTAAATGAAGAATACAGGAGAGACCAAAGGTCGAAAGGCCACGGAATGTTTTGGATGGACAACGAAAAATATGATGATTTAATAATCGATGGACTTCGTGTGAGTACATCAGTTGATTTTAGTTAATATGTTAAGAATAGATAACAATAGAAAAGTTTGGATAACGTCTGACACGCATTACTCACATACTAATATATGTAGAGGAATTACTAATTGGAGAATGCCTGACGGTAGTATTCCCGTTAATCAAACGAGAGACTTCGCAACTCTTGATAAGATGAACGCCGCGATTGTAAACAACATCAATGAGGTTGTTGGACAGGATGATGTTTTGATTCACTTGGGTGATTGGTCATTCGGTGGGTTTGATAATATAGCGGAATTCAGACATAGAATCGTTTGTCAAGAGATTCACATCCTATTGGGTAACCATGACCATCACATTGAAAGAAACCGTGAGAATTGTCAGAGTTTATTTACCAGTGTAAGTCATTACAATAGACTTGAATACCAAGGGCATTCATTCGAGATGTTACATTATCCTATCAGTTCGTGGAACAATCTGAGAAAGGGTAGAATCCATTTACACGGACACTGTCATTTACCTAACCACTTAAAAGTTAGTGGTGGGAGAAGAATGGATGTTGGTATGGATGGACACCCTGAGTTCAGACCATATGACTTTGTACATGAGGTTTTAAATCCAATGTTGAAGGTTCCGATTGGTTCTGAATTGGGGGATATAGACCATCACAATGACGACATGAAAAATGTTGTAGGTTAAATTTTTTACTTTAAAAAATATTTCATATAATTTAATTAATGAACATGTTAAACAAAATCTTCACCAATATTATAAAATCCAAAACAACGATTACCTTTTTGGTATTTTTCTTCATTGGAATTTCTTATCAATTTTTAATCTTTCCTGGATTAACCGTTGCAAATACGATAATCAACATAATCTCAGCGATTTTTTCGGTGGGTACGGCAATGTTTGCGGTTTTTTATATTAGGTTTATGTACTTTAATGATGAACCTTTTGAACTCTTCACACCGGACCCAAATAAAACACCTGAGACGGAATTGGATTATAATCCAAAGAAAGTTACCAAAAAAGAAAGAAAATCTAAAACAACAATTAAAATTAAAAAACAAACTAAATAAATTATGGAACCATTTTTGAAACGATTAATTTTCGGAATTTTAGGATTCATTATCCTAACCTTATTGTTTTTCTCTTGTGAGAGAATTGACGCCGGTCACGTCGGTGTAAAAGTAAATCTATATGGTGATGGAAAGGGTGTTGATGATGTCACCGAATGTACAGGTATGGTATTCTACAACCCCTTCACAACAAAGATTTATGAATTCCCAACCTATATTCAACACAAAGAGTATAAGAAAACTGAGGAATCTGATAATTCATTTGTTGTAAACTCAAAAGACGGTTCTGAGTTTCAAGTATCCCCAATTATGAACTATTCGGTTCAAAGAGAAAAAGTACCCACAATATTTTCAAAGTATCGTAGGTCATTACCTGAAATTGAGGAGGGATTTTTAAAGACCGCAGTATATGACGCGTTTCGTTTAGCAACAAATAAGTACACTGCTGATGAACTAATCTCGAATAGGGCGGTGTTTGAAGTTGAGGTTCGTAAACTATTGGAAAGTCAACTTTTAAAAGAAGGGTTTGTGATAAACCAATTCACCTCAAATTTGATTTACCCTGAGACATTTAAGAAGTCCATTGAAGCCAAGAACAATGCGGTCCAAGCAGCGTTAAGGGCGGAAAATGAGGTAAAAACTGCGGAAGCTCAAGCCAAGATTAAAATTGCAACCGCCAATGGTAATGCTCAAGCAATGTTGACCGCGGCTAAAGCGGAATCCGAAGCCAATCGGATGAAACAACAAACAATTACACCTTTACTCCTACAACTTGAATGGATTAATAAATGGAATGGGAAGTTACCCGAAACCATGTTAGGTGACAAAAATAATACGATGATAGGTATTAAATAAAAAGAACCCCTCGAAAGAGGGGTTTTTTGTTTACATACGATATTTATAGATAAAAGAAAAAATGAAAAAAGTAGTTAAATTATCAATCAAAGATTTAGAAAATATTGTAAAAAGAACAATCAACGAAGCTGAGTTTGATGATTTCGATACTCAAGCACAGCCCGAGGAATTACCAGGTGCTCAGGAGTACGAAGATGAACAAGAATTAAAAAGAACTGTGGCTATTGGTAAAGGTGACGATGGAAAAATATACGTAACTGATGTTGAAACCGGTGAAATAATTGCAACCAAGTAAATTATTGGTCCTTAACTTTTTTCTTCAAGTTCCTTATCATCCCAATTAATTTCTCATCCCTTTTATTATTAATAATAGTGGTGGTGTTAGATGATTCAGGAAGCATCGCCATCACTCTTACGGAACTATCATCATTAATATTATAGGTTTTACGAGACATTGAGTTTACTACTCTTGTCTCGTTTTTCATTTTATTGGTATAGTTTTCAATATCACTTATAATAGTTAATATCTCATTTTCCCTTTTAACCATTTCATTGGTACACTCTCTTTGATTTTCTATTACTTGGTTGTTTAACTCATCAATTCTATTGTTTAGTTGTACAATCTGATTGTTTTGGGATTCTATCCTTAATTTCAGTTCTTCGTCATTATATGTTAAAGACTCAGTGATTTTGGGTCCAACCGAGATAATTATAATTGAAAATAACAAAATTGACAGAGCAACAATTCTTTGTCTCTGTGTGAATTTTGATAATATTTCAGATATATACTTAAACATATAATAATAAATATTTCATAATTAAAATGGCAAACAAAAAAGGATTAAATACTCGAGTAATTACTGTTTTTCATCCAGACACTGACGAGGAATTTGAATTATTCGTAACCTATGAATACATAAATAAAGATGATTCAGATGAAGATGATAATTTATTTATGGATAACAATGAGGTTGATATTAAATCATATGAACCAAACAACGAAGTTGATGAATTACCAACTTGGTTAACAGAAGATATGGTCTACGAGGCCTTGTACGCTGAATTGGAGATAGATGAATTCGAGGGGGAAGAACTCACAGAAGAAGAGGAAGACACCTACTACAATGATTTTGTTGAGGATTCTGACAATGATGATTATTAAAATTACTCTTTAAAATTTTTTATTTTAAAAATTTATTCTTATACTTGTCATAGAAGTATTTCAAATGACAAAGTATACTATTTTTTGTGATTTAGATGGGGTCTTAATAGATTTCAACCAAGGTTATAAAGACCTTACTGGTATTGATTTGAACAAAGACGAACATCGTAACGACTCACAATTTTGGGCACCAATAGAAAAGGCGGGATATGATTTTTGGGTCAATTTGAAATGGATTGAACCTGACGGTCACATTTTGTGGGAACACATTTCCAAGTATAATCCAACCCTTTTATCTGCACCATCAAGACAAGTTGAATCCCGTATTGGGAAAATGGAATGGGTAAACAGGGAGTTACCCGGTGTTGCTTTAATATTAAGAAGTGCTAAACATAAAAAAGATTTCGCGGCTCCATACACAATATTAATCGACGATAGGAAAGATACTATAGACGGTTGGAATGAAAACGGTGGTGAAGGTATTCTTCATACTTCCGCGGAAGAAACAATCAAAATATTAAAAGAAAAATATAATTTACACTAATGGCAGAAAATAGTTCGTCATCAGGAGGAGTGGGATTCTTCGGTCTGATGTTTTTAATTTTTATGACACTTAAACTTACTGGTGTTATTGATTGGTCGTGGTGGTGGGTGACCGCACCACTATGGGGTGGGTTTGCCCTCATCTTTATTGTCATCATGATTGTTGTAGTTGTAAAAGCACTTGACCGATGATATATGTATCAATAGACATTGAGACTTCAGGTCTCGAACCGTTAAACAATAGTGTGTTGTCTTTTGGTGCTATCATAGAAGACACCACTAATAAATTACCATACGAGAAATTACCAAAGTTTAACGCCATCGTACTTCAAAACCAAATTACCGGTTCACCGAGAGCGATTTCCATGAACAAAGAAATCATATCATTAATTGGTGAATATAAAGAAGGTAACGAAGAGGATAGGGCAAACTTGGAACATCATAGTGATTATGTATTTTTGGAAGAAAATGAACTGGCACAAAAATTCTATGACTTTTTATTCTTAAATGGTATCTACCCAAATTCATCATTTCTAAATAATCATGTTAGAAATGTCAATGGAACAATGATACCGGCTTTTAACAATCACACACCATCACTTACAATTAATGTTGCCGGTAAAAATTTTGGAACCTTTGATAAATTGTTCTTGGAAGAATTACCGTGGTGGAAAAAACTCATAAAAATCAGACAAAGAATTATTGACCCTTCCGTTTTGTATTGTATATGGGATGAGGATAACGCAATTCCAAGTCTTAAAAAATGTAAAGAACGTGCTGGAATTGACGGAGAAGTCGCTCACACCGCTCTTGAGGACGCTTGGGACGTGGTTCAAATGTTACGTAAATTTTATTAATAAACTAAATTAAAACAATATGTCACGAATCAAAGAACTAAAACAAAATCCTGACAACAACATAAATATGGTTGATGTCTTTCAAATCTTTTGCCCTGAGGGTAAATCTAAGTACATCGAATTTTTAATTCGACTTTCAAAAAACACGAAACATTTAGACATGTACGTCAATGAAGTTCGTGAGAATCTAAAAAGAGAATTTGGAATTACAGATGACCACTTTAAAGGAATGACCCCATTTCAAATTTTTAGCTCTTACAGATTTTTGGAACAGAGTTTTAATTTTTCAGATTTAAAAACATTCCAAAAATTTTGTGATTACAATGAAAGAGGATTGATTCAAGATAATGACTTATCTAAATTTAAATCTTTTGACGATGTAATGACGGCGACTAGTCTCGCTGAGATTAAAGCTTTCGAGAAAGATTTGGAAAAACAAATTCACACATTGTTCACTTCAGATGAGTGGATTGTTTTAAGACCTTTAACGTTTTACGCCTCAAAGAAATATGGGTCATCAACAAAATGGTGTACGTCGTCTGAGAATAACCCGGATTATTTCCTAAGATACTCCAAAAGAGGTATCCTTATTTATGTGATTAATAAATTAACAGGATTAAAAGTTGGTTGCTTTAAATCACTCGACTCAGACCCTGAATTTTCTTTTTGGAATCAAATTGATTCTCGTATCGATTCATTAGAAAGTGGTTTACCTGATTTTATATTGGGTGTCATTAAAAATGAAGTTAGTGAAAACCCAGTAACCAACAACTCTTTGTTGACTGAAGAAGATAGAATCAAAGAGGATGTGTTACTGAAAGAGTTTACCAAAATGGAGGTACTACCAGAACCAACGGATATGGAATCCCCAATGGGTGAAGCTGATATGGATATGAGAAATGTGGATATAAGAGAAGAGAGAGAATGGGTAGTTGAACGTGATGTTGAAGCGGTTGTGGAAGAAAGGGCGTACGAGACAAGTGGAATGATGTCGGAAGGACCGAGAGAAATCTTACGAGGAACCTATGACAATGAAAATGCCACCTTGAGGAGAATTTAATTACAATCAAATCTAAATTTGTAAGGAGGGATTTCGGTCCCTCTTTTTTTTGAAAAAAAATTTGGATATCTCAAATACTAGTAATATATTTGTATGTAAATCATAAAAAATGAAAAAATTCTTAATGATATTTTGTATGCTGTTGATGAACAACACATGGGCACAAGGGTTAAGAGTACCCCAAAGAATATTCAATTATGGATTATCTTATGGTCCTAGAGGTAATTCATCATATTATTCCGCGGGTTACGAATTCTCCAAAGAAAAAACAAATGCCTTTATTGGAATTGGTTATGGTAAATTGATGGCCGAATTAAATTTATTTAACCCCAATACTTTAACAATCAATGGTAGACCTGAAGAAATTTATGTTGTTTTAAATTACGTTTACACAAATAAAGATTATAAATGGTTAATTTTAACAGGTGGGGCGGGTTTATCTGTTGATGGTGGTAATCAAATTATATTGAAGACCGCTGCAAATTTGAAATTATCATATCCCTTGTACTTAACTTTAAGTTTTTATCAAACCGATAAACCTCAGTTTATGATTGGGGGTAGGTTGTTTATTTTTTGATTATGAAAATAGCACTCATAGCACACGACGGTAAGAAGGCGGACATGGTTGCCTTTGTAATGAAACGATTAGATTTTTTTAATCGAACCGATGTTGATATTGTTGCAACGGGTACGACAGGTAAAAGAATAATGTTTGCTGGTGTTACAAAGGTTGAACAAGTCAATTCAGGACCAATGGGTGGAGACGCGGAAATTGCTGCAATGGTCTCGAGAAAAGAAATCGATGCGGTTATATTTTTTAGGGACCCATTGGATAAACACCCGCACGAACCTGATGTACAAATGTTAATGAGGGTTTGTGATGTGCACGAAGTGGCATTAGCTACAAACTACTCAAGTGCAAGAATGGTCGTGGACCATTTTACGAAAAGTTAAATTTTGGAACAATAATTGTCTAACACTCAAACACTAAAATTATGTTTTACAAATATGATAACTCTCTACTCCTTTGGAAAAAGGATTGGAAAAAAGTAAAAATCGCGTTGTCGGTTGTAATTGTTTTGGTAATCTCTTCATTTATTTTAGGTCGTTTTATACGGTTTAAAAGTTTGGACAGTTACGAAAAAGAATTAATCGTAATTTCATTAGAAAAAGAAAAAAATAAATTTTCAGAGGATAAGTTTGTATCAGAACTAAAAAGATTAAACGTTAAATTTCCACATATTGTTATGGCTCAAGCCATTGCTGAGACGGGACATTACAAAAGTCAAGTTTTCAAGGAAAATAATAATCTGTTTGGTATGAAACAGGCGACAGTTAGAATCAACACCGCCAAAGGAACTCAAAACGGTCACGCGTTTTATGATAACTGGTACCAATCTGTTTATGATTATGCGTTTTACCAATGCCGATACCTTGGTCAGATTAATACTGAAAATGAATACTATTTGTATTTATCAAATACCTACGCCGAAGCGGGTGAAGGGTATGTTAAATTATTGAAAGACATAATTCAAACTGAAAAATTAAAAGAAAAATTTTAATCATGGATATAAAACAAGTCAGGATTCTTTTGGCGTTTATAACGGTCATAATTTTCACTGGTATTCTTCATTTTAATAAAGAAAAGATACATAACTATATTACAGATGAAAATATAGTTGAGGAAGAAATAAGTGAGGAAGTTATACCAAGGAGCGAAAAAGAGTGGTATCCTGTACCGGTAGTATCCTGTGAAGAAATATTCCAAAATCAATATCATATAACATTTGAAAATGGTGTCACAATACTAACCAATAAACCCGCCAAAATTGGTGATACCACAAAATGTTGGATAAATGGGTGGTATAATTCCAAAATAGATGAGTCCTTAGACTCGTTGACATTTGAAAATCCATATTAATTTAATCCCCGAAAGGGGATTTTTTTTTATTAATTTTTGGAAATACGATTTCTTTTTATTATATTTTGTTAGTGGTAAGTACAGACTAACTTAGAATATAATGAAAGTAAATATATCGAATGCAACCTTCTCTTCGATAGTAGGGATTGGTCAGAAAGTTAAAAGGGCGGCAAAAGAATCAGGTAATTCATATCTCGAATTAAATAGAGGTGTAAACGCTGTTACGGAAATCGATTTGACGGGAGTTATGAAACAAATTGATTTTAACTCAAAAGAGTTTCAAGTATATGCACCTAACTTGGGTATTGAAACATTTAGACATTCTATCGTTTCAGAATATTTTCCTTCATTTGCAAATTCACCTAATTTCATCAATAATATTGCAATCACACCAGGTGGTATGCCTGCGTTAGATTTGGTTATCCAATTATTAAATGTAGAAAATATTTATTTCCCAAAATTTTATTGGGGTTCTTATTCTAAAATGGCAACAATTAGACAAAAGTCTTTTTCATTTTATGAATCATTAGAATCTTTAGAAGCATCCAATTTTAGTGAATCATCTTGTATTTTTATTTGTGACCCAAATAATCCTACAGGTGTAAAAATAGATGACAACATTCTTTTCAGAAAGATTTATGAGATATCGATGACAGGTGCGATTATAATATTTGATTCACCATACCGTAAGTTATTTTATGAAGATGATTTCTTTGATAAAGTTGCCCATCTTGATAATGTTATTATCACCGAATCTTTTTCAAAATGGGTAGGTTTATCGGGTTTAAGAATGGGTTTCATTTTTTGTAAGGACAAGGATTTTAATTCAGAATTAAACATTCGTTTACTTTATGAATTCAATGCCGTATGTTCCCCATCTCAAATGATTATTGAGAAAGTTTTAACCACACCCGAAGGAAGAAGTTCATTAGAACAATTTAAAAATATAACAACTAATAATATCTTTAAGAATGTAAATTACCTAAAAGAGAAAAACCTACTGGTTGAAGAAATTTACCAAGGTGGTCAACCATTAGGTATCTTCGCGGTTATAAATAAATCGGAAGATTACTTATTTCAACATAGAATCGGTGCTGTTGGTCTTGATAAGTTTGTTTATCACGATAAGGACTTATGGTCATCATATTCTAGAATCTGCGTGTCAGTTGAGCACGAATTATTTAAAAAATATTTACTAAACATAAAATAAATAAAAATGCAAACATTAATTTTTAACACAACAACAAAAGAAGTTAAGCTTTACGAAGGTCCAAAAGAATCTTCAAAATTATTAGAAATGATTACAGATGCACCAACTGTTAGAATAAGTGACAGTGGTTACTATGAAGTCATGAAGAAATTGGATGGAGATGAAAAAAATATTCCTGTTTTAAGAGTACCAATTTCAAATACAAACATGTTTATCGAAAAGTAATATGTCTAAATTTACACCCAGCAAATATCAAAAAGATATTTTCAATTTTATTTTAAAAGATACTCGAAACGCAGTAGTTTCTGCTGTTGCTGGTAGTGGTAAAACGACGACACTATTAAAAGCTTTGGACTTAATACCTGATGATAAATCAGTATTGTTTTTGGCATTCAATGTTAGTATACGAGATGAATTAAAAAGAAGGATTCCCGAAAATAAGAACATTGATGTCAAAACGGTCCATGGTTTCGGTTACACAATCATGAGGAATAACTATGATTGTGGTGTTGACGAAAAAAGTTTAAAGTATCGAAATCTTTTTTGGGACATCATTAATTTTTACAGTGGTGAAAAACCCGATAGTTTAGACAAATACGGATTCAACGAAGAACAAAACAAGTACATTCAAGGCATCCATGATTCTGTTCAAGGTGAGAATATTGACAGGTATAAATTTGTTACCGATGTTGTAACTCTGTGTAATTTATCGAGACAACATTTAGTAAATTTTGATATCAAACCAATTGGTGTTGGTGAGATAAATAAAATTGCAGAGTTTCATTCTGTGAACAATCAAGATGGTGAATCCACTGCCGCATGGTATCTGTCTAAATTGGGTATGTCTTATCTAAAGGTTCTCGATTATACCGACATGATTTCTTTACCAATCATTTTGAACCATTCGGGAGATAATTACGATTTTGTTTTTATAGACGAATGTCAAGATTTGAATTCTTGTCACCGTTTATTGATGCAAAAAGCAATGAAACCTGATGGTGGTAGATTCATTGCTGTAGGTGACCCTAAACAAGCGATATATGGTTTTGCAGGTGCTGACCATGAGTCATATCAAAAATTGAAAGAACTACCAAACACGGTTGAATTACCATTGTCTTTTACATATAGAGTCTCGCCTGAGATTTTAAATTTGGTTCGACACATAAATCCAGCAATCATTGCTCATTCTAAAAATAGGTCAGGTAGAGTAATTGAAAACTTCTCCTATAAAGATATTATGGATGGGGACATGGTTTTGTGTAGAAATACATTTCCGGTTGTCTCATTGTGTATCAAATTATTAAGTGAAGGTAAAAAATCTTATATAATTGGTTCTGATATTGGTAAGTCTTTGAAAACCATGATACTTTCTTGCAACAAGAAGAATGAAGAATATAACATGACAAACGTAATATGTTGTCTTCTTAAGGACAAAGAAAAGTTGATTGAAAAAACAATGACAAATCACACAATGAAAAGAAGTGAAGCGTTAGAGGATAACCAAGTAATTCTATTTGGTGAAAAGATACAAGTAATAGAAGCGTTATCCCACGGGATAGATGACCCCGCAATTGTTGTAAAGAAAATCGATGATATCTTTTCAGATGATAAAAAAAGTGGAATATGCTTGAGTAACGTACATAAATCTAAAGGTCTTGAATCAGAAAGGGTTTTTATTATCCACCCAGAATTATTTCCATCGAAATTTGCAACCTTACCATGGCAAATTGAACAAGAAAAAAATTTAGAATACGTTGCTTACACAAGAGCCAAAACCACTTTAGGATTTGTAACCGACTTTGATGCATTTGTTAACCACAAATCAAGGGACATTGACGAATCCAAATTAAAGGTGAGTAAATTTGTCGGTAGTCCTGGTATGAAAATTTATTTTGAACTAACTGTTACCGATATTAGAACCGTGAATGGTCTTTATGGGCCAACAACTGTCTATGATTTGGTTGACAAAAATGGTAACATATTTTCTAAATTTGGTGAAATTAATACTGAATACCTAACAACTAATTTACATAAGAGCGTTTCAATTAATTCAAAGGTGTCTTTTTACGGCATAATAAAGGAACACTCAGAATTTAGGGGAAACAAGGTTACTAAATTGGGTAAGATATCTCAGTACTAAATTGACATTTTAAAAATTATTAATTATATTTGAATCATGGGATGTGATATTCATGTGTATTTGGAAAAATACACTTCAGTAAATGGTGAAAATAAATGGGTCAATGTTGACCATTGGCAAATAAATCCACATTTTGGAATGAACGATTCCGAAAGGGAGTACGACCACGTTGCTTTTTATTGGGGAAGAAATTATGATTTATTCTCAATTCTTGCGGAGGTCAGAGGTTCAATGGACCCGATTGCGGACCCAAGGGGTTTACCTGAGGATGTGACTGAGACAACAAGAAAGGAATATGAAAGAGGTGATATGGTCCATACAGCTTCTTACTACACCTTAAAAGAACTCAAAGATTATCTGTACAATAATTCAGATAATGAAGAAATCGTTGAGAACTTAAAATATTTTGTTGACTCTATGGACAATAGGTTTAAAGAAGAATTTTGGATAACAAATGATGACCAAAAGAGGTATACGATTAAAGAGAATGGTTTTAGAGTTGTCTTTTGGTTTGACAACTAATTCTAATAATGATAACAACAACCACAAAAGATTATTATGAATGTGTGAGATGTGGTATTAACACCTCATTCGAATATAGAATTTGTCCATGTAACAGAAAACCATGTGATGCGATAAAAAAAGGAATTATTACAATCACAAAAAATATTACACTGGATGATGATAATTTTAAAGCCGACGGTAGGGACAGGAATGATGATATAGGACAAATGTTGGCATCATGGAATGTTTAAAATATGGAAGAAAAATTATATAGTGCAGCAAAAGACTTCGTAAAGAGGTATGGACAAGATGATGTTAGTGAACACATCATCAACATCATTGTATCGGTAATGAGAACAAGAGATGGGGTTGGACCCATTGGGGGTAGTTTCGTTCAATCTGTTGTGAATAACGATTTGTGTGGTGCGGTAGTTAGGGCCGACAATGAATGTTTAAAACACATCAAGTTAATCGCTCTTTCAAGAAACAATTGTTTCTGTGAAGATTAATTTTGTTTTATCAAAAAAATCATTTATATTTAGAATATGAAAAATCTAACATTTGTAATTTTTTTGGGTCTAATATTAATGTCTTGCAAGTACAAGACACAATATACTGACACTAAAATCCCATGTATTGTTGATTCTGTTGAATATCATGGAATTGGTTGTGACAATACTTTACAAACAACTCCATATTGGAAATTGTATCTAAAAAACCCCGAAATGAAAATAACATCGTACAGGTCATATGAAAAAGGTGATACTGTGTATGTAATCGAAAGAAAAATAAAAAAATAAAATATGATTAATAGAATTTTTACTCCTGAATGGAAACTATGGATTTGGTCTAATATTGTGAATGGATATGATAGAGAGTCCATTTTTAATGTTTTACTTAATAATGGATTTGATTACAATTTAATTAAAAGAGAACTTGAAATTGAACCAACTAACGCGTTAATTTGGCAAAGACAATATTCACAGGAAAACCTTAATCAACCTTACGAAGTTGAACTTTATCCGTTCAATAAATCTCTATGTGATAACCCAAGAGCTTATAGAGTTGAAAATAATTTAGTTGAAATTTATCATTACCCTGAATTATTAACATTAATTGAATGTGATGATTTGATATCGATTACAGACAAAAAATTAAACTCACAGAAAAAATCTAAGGACTTGCAATCACCCATGATTCATAAGTTAGATAAAAAGTCTGAGATTTATAAAACAGTAAATGAGAGAATCAATTCTGTTATTGGTATTCGAGATTCATTTGGTGAAGATGTTTTTATTCAAAAAATAACACCCGAATTCAATTATGAGGAAAAATACGATTTTCTACTACCTAATCAAATATCGGAGGACAAATTGTTTACAAACATGGGTAATAGATTGTGGAGTGTCCAAATATCATTGAATAACATTACTGAGGGTGGACATCTAACTTTTAATTCAATTGAAAGAAGTGTAAAACCTGTAAAAGGAGATGGAGTAATTTGGAAAAATTTATACCATGATTTTCAACTAAACCCTTACACCAAACATACACATTTTAAAACAACCGAAGGCGATAAATACGTTTTGTTTAAGTATTATAGAATGGCTGACGGTAGTCAAGTCGTAAAAGAAGGACAACAAGAAATTGAAATTCAATTAGATGAGATTAAGTAGTATTATTTTATTTGTTTTACTCGTCACATCATGTTCTGAACCAAACACAAAACAAGTTGTAAACGATAGGAATAACCCCCAAACTATTAAACTTAGTAATCAATCCGAATACAGAGTTTTTGAATGGGAACATAAGGGACATACTTATCTCATAATCGATAGAAGTCATGGTTCAGGAATCACACACGCAGGACATTGTCCCTGTGGAAAATAAACTTACTTCTGAACAAGAAGAGATTTTATGGTGGGAACACTATGAGAAAATGTATTTAACCAGCGAAGATGGGGAATCTGAATTTTCATGAAGATATAAAAATCGGTCAAACTAATGAACAAGTAGTCATTGATGTATTTGAAAGAGAATACAATGCTATTTGTGTTGGGAAGAGTGAAAAAGAAAATGGTAATTTAAAAGAGTTCGATTTAATATTCAATTTCCCAACTAAAACCCATGTGGTTGCAGAAGTCAAGACAGAAGACAAATGGGTACAACCCGGTAGAACATTACCAAACGGTGCCTATTTTCCCGGTATAGATACTGGTAACCTATGTATTGAATTTAGGATGCACGGTAAGGACAGTGGAATAATGGTAACCAAATCAGATTTGTGGGTAATAGTTTTTATGAACATCAAAGAGATTTGGGTGATTAAAACTAATAAATTAAGAAAATTAATTTCAGAAAATAATTTCAAAGTAAAGATAGGTGGTGACGAGGTTTATGCTGGAACTAACGTATTGATTCCTGAAGAGAAAAGGTCACATATGTATTTGATTCCAAGAAAAAACTTTGAGTCTCATTTTACAGTTTTAAAATACTAACCAAATCTTTCTCTCACGAAATCTTGCATTATCTTACCCATAATGTTTGCAAAATTTAATTCAGATAACTCACTTTGAGTTACAAATCTAAGATACTGACCCTCATTTAGTGGAATTTCTTCAATAGGTTTGTCAATCACACCGTGAAATATATATTTAATATTTGGGGACACATCACCCTCAATACAGACATACTTCTTCCAAAAAGAAAATCTAACTAAACTGCTCGAGTCAGTTTCAATTTCTTCTATCATTTCTCTTTTCAACGCTTCTAATGGTGTTTCTCTTTTTTCAACGTGACCACCTATAAGGTCCCAATGATTTGGAAAGGGGATATCTGGGTTGTTGTCTCTTAAATACACCAAGTATTTACCTTCAGGGTTTTGAAGAATGATTTGAGATATTTGTATCATAATTTTGATTTATAAAGATAAATATTTATACTTTACGTATGAAAATAGTTTTATTAACATTTGGTATATTGTTTCTAATTGTAACCTGGTTGTTTGCAACTGCAACAACCATAAACGGAGAGCACAATCGAACAGCATTTAAAATTAAATCATTATTTTATTGGGTTGCTGTGACCTCATCATTTTGTTTGGGGTATATGATTGCCTCAAAATTTTAAATCGACAATAAATGAACAACGCAGAAACTCACGAATTTTATGGATGGATGGCTTTTAATGAAGGATTCTTTCACGAGTGGAGAGATGAGGTTGCGAACAGACTTTTAAAATTAAGTCCCCATGAGTGTGCTAGAGATGATTTTAGGGCGAATTTGTCAATTGAGGTTTTTAACGAAATGACTAAACGCAAAAATAATCTTGAGTTAGGGGAATAAATGGTGGATATGACTTTTTTAGAAAAAATAAAAGTAGTTGTTGATAGAAGATATAATTCCGAATTGTTAAAAAGGCACGACGGTGATTTCTTTTGTAATAAATGGTGGTGCTTTAAAGTCAAAGTAGAGACAATACCAATGTCCGAAATTAAAACAAGAGTAAAATCAATTCATTTAAAACCAATACATAAACAAATTGAATTAGATATAATAGAAAGAGGGTTTGATTATAATAAGGGTCACATCTATCTAACAAACAAAAATTATATTTTTGATGGTTATCATAGGTACTTTATTTTAAAAAGACATTTTGACGATTCACTATTAATTACCGTTTATAGGTTGACAAATGTCAGTAGCGGATTCACATATGCATTTAAAATGTCTATTATACATTTGTTTGTAAAAATTTATAGATTTTTGTTTAAAAGAGATAAAGGACAAATCATAGAAATAAATTTGTAATCATTTAATTGAGATAATTATAGATATGAAAATAGATGCACTTTTTATTTCAGATGTTCACCTTGGTACTAAGGGTAGTAATTCTGAAATGGTGCTTGAAGTCCTAAAAAAATATGAACCAACTTATTTGTTTTTAGTTGGTGATATCATAGATGGTTGGATGTTACAGAGGAAGTTCAGATGGAAACAAAACGACACCAATGTGATAAGAAAAATATTATCACATTCCAAAAGAGGTACTCAAGTAATTTATGTTACTGGTAATCATGATGAATTTTTAAGACAATATACGGACTTATCTTTTGGTAACATTGAAATTTGTAATGAATACAAATATGGTAATGTATTTATTACCCATGGAGACCTTTATGATGGTGTGGTTAAGTTAAAATGGTTAGGTATTTTAGGTTCCATTGGTTACGATATTGCGATTTCTATAGATAGGACTCTAAAAAAATTTGGACATAAGAGGTCCCTTTCTAAATTTTTAAAGGACAGTGTTAAAGAGGCTGTTAAATTTATTACGAGTTTTGAGGTAGAACTGGTTAGACAGGCAAAAAAAAGAGAGTGTGACACTGTGATATGTGGTCACATACACAATCCTGAAGATAAAATTATTGAGGGTGTGAGGTATTTAAATTGTGGGGATTGGATAGAAAACAATACTTACATAATACATCATAACGGGGATTTTAAACTTCAGAGATATGCCACTTTATAAACCAACAAAAATAAAAAACAAACTAACCATTGTAATTCCATGTTACAATGAAGACAAGTATATTAAGAAGACTCTCGACTCAATACACAAACAAGTTTTAATTGATGGTACAAGAGTAATCATTGCTGATAACCATTCAACAGACCGAACAAGGGCGATTATCAATAATATGTCTATGATGTACTCTGATAGACTTAAGATAGAAATGATTGACGGTGGTAAAGTTGGTGAAGCAAGAAATTTAGGGAGTGATTTGGTTAATACTGAATATGTTTTATTTGTGGATGCTGACATCCAATTCTTCAATTCAATTACAATTCACGACTGTATTGAGGAAATGATTTTGGAAGATTTGGATTTGATGACATGTAAAATAAAATCAACATCTAAAAATTGGAAGTCCAAATTGGTATTCGTTTGTTTTAATTCCGTTAATAATATTATTAGTAAATTCAGTCCATTCGCTGTTGGTACCTTTTTCTTGACAAAAACTGATAAATTTAGAGAATTAGGTAAATTTAATGAGGAATACCAACACAGTGAAGACTATGGTTTAAGTAGGAAATACAATTCAAAAAAGTTTAAAATATCCGAACATTACGTTGGTCAAGATGACCGTAGATTCAAGAAAATGGGGTATTTGGGAATGATTAAACTAATCATTAAGTCCTTTTTGAATAGGGAAAACGAAGAATATTTCAAAAAAGATATTGGTTATTGGTGATTTCAAAAAAAATTTTGAAATTTAAAATATTCTTCTTAATATTGACTCATGATTGTACTTTTATTATTTATCATTTGCATACTTTTGTATGCAATCAATGAAAACATCCGAAAAAAATAAATCACTATGCTTCACACCAACATTGAGGTATACGAGTATTTACAACCACACTACAAGTGGAATTTAGTATCTATTGCATTCTGTGATAGAATGTTGATGGTGTTGATTTCAAAAGGTTGTAGTGATAAGGAGATATTAGATTTAAAAAAATACCTAAACAAAAATCAGTTCTATGAATATGAAGAAACTAATCTATACTACCGTTTAAAAAGTAGGTCGGGTGAATTTGTAGAACCTCCAATATTTGACAGGGAGAATGGTGAAGTTAGGGTTGAGATGGCGAAAAGATTTATCGGTAGAACACAACAATTTTAATATTATCTTTGTATGGTGGTACACAAAAAAGTCAAAGAAGCATACCAAGAATATATCAAGTGGTATGATAACTTAGGTATAAATAGGGAATACCTGAGAGAAGTAAAAATCAAGAGTCTTACTGAATTTGCACAAAGGATAATCAATGATTATGAACTTTGGTATATGTTCGGTGAGGATTGTACCTTACCACTGTCACTTTTGGAAAGACAAGAAATATTCAAGGAAAGACATCCAAGTTCATGGGATATTTTATCTCATAAACATTATGATGATTTTTTAATACCAACAGTAAAATTAATAAGATAAACATGAAGTATACGCTAAAAACTTATGGATGGAGCGCCGAGTTTATCGGTAAAAAACTCACTGACGAACAGGTTGAACAAATTGAACTCTTAAAAGAAGAAAAAGAGTACGATGAACTTTGGGAAACTAGATTTGACTTGGAAAGTTTAGATATTGACATTTACGATGGTGACATCTTTCACGTAAACAAAGCATTGGATAACCAAACAATGACCTTTGAACTTGAAGATGAAAATGGTAACAACGTACTATCTTTTGGTATTGAAGATATTCAAACAATCTCTTCAGTGAATGAGGATTGGGATGATTATATTTCACACCGAGCATTCCCAATGGAAAAGGGTGAAAATATCTATGTGAGTGTTGACGAAAACAAAGGTGGTATTTGGGAATATGAAATTGAATCTGAAACGGTTCCAACCATTGAAGATTTTACCTACTGTCACGGTTCTGTCGACTTTCCTGATGGGGACTGGGATTACATCGATAGAATATTTTTTAAGGGTGAATCCATGGAACCCTCTGATTTTTTGGACAACTGGGGTAAATCCTCTCAGGTAGACATTTTTAAATTTGAAGAAAACTAGTTCACCTTGTAAGGAATGTCCATGGGTTGTCAGAAATAATAATAATGACACCATCATCCATTTTTCTAAACGAATGGGTAAATCACACGCTTGTCATATGGTTCAAAAAAACATATGGGACGTTTCCAAAGACAATATTTGTGAAGGTAGTAAAAGACACTTCAAAAAAAATTAAAATATTTTTGCATATTAAAAAATATACATTATATTTGTATCAAAATTAATTATGACAGTTATTTTAGTATACATAGGATTCTCTCTTTGGTTTCTCGCTGGTTACAAAGTAGGGGAATATAGAACAAGAAAAGAATATCTAAAGAAACGTTCCGATTAATCATCGGATAGTGTGCCTCACATGATGAGAAACGGTGTGATAACCGTAGAGGACTGATAATAAGACAACGTCTTATTCGGACTGACTATCCGCGGGGAATACCAAAAGGGTGATAAAGAACAACGTGCCCCTGTAAGTCTATTCCTAACCCGGCAACGGGGACAACCATAACACCTGAAAGTTGGATAAATTAGGGTGTTTTTTTTTGTGATTTTTTTGGATTTCACAAAAAAATTTTTATATTTGAAGAAAAATGTGATTATGGAAAGATATCCCTTTTGGTTGAACAACTTGGTGTACTTCTTAGCAGGTATAGGATTTGGATTTTTAATCTTTATGTATCTATGAACACATTTTATATAGGTCAACGGGTTTTATACAAACAAATGGACTGTGTTGTGACTAATGCATCCATTGCTCGTGGAAAAAAGTATGAAGTTTCTCCTGTTGGTCGTAATCAATACTTCATCGTGGGGTATTGGGAGATTGAAACACCTAAAACTACATACAATGGACAACCAAGGAAAGAGGAAGGAACAAATTGAATTTAGTGAAAAAATGGCTTTTTGGTCATTAATTGGTATTATCGTAATTATTGTGACTTTGATAATACTTAATAGGTGAAGGAAAACCAAACTATGAGAATATACAAATCAAACAACTTAGAGAAAGAAACTATGTGCACTGGTACAATTTACAAATTTAAAGACCGATGGTTCTTTAGATACATCTTAATGTTCGACGATGAATATACAGAAATACCTGTTAATGAGGAATCAATTCCAAAATCTAAATGGATGTCGGAATTTTACTCTTCAGGTGTAAGAGTAAACGCTCAAATTGTTACAAAACAAAGAGAGGATGGTAGTATGTTTGACGAAGCAATTCTTGCAGAATAAAACTAATTTAATTATATGAAAACATTTAACGATTTAGAATTCGAACAAATCGATGAATCCCCATTTATGGTTGGTAAAAAGGTACGTACACAATTTGATAATGGATACGGGGTATCTGTCGTTTCTCACACATACTCCTACGGTGGTAAGGATGGTTTGTATGAACTTGCGGTCTTAGATAAAAATGGTGACCTCACCTACGAAACACCAATAACCAGCGATGTCCTTGGTTATTTAGAACCTGAACAAGTTACAGAGATTATGAAAAAAGTACAGTCTCTGTAATGATAGATAATATAGAATTAGTTAAGTCATTACTCAACTTCGAAAACGAGGGTGACTTCTATATGCTCTACATTTTCAAACGAAAGAAAGACCAACCCGAAGGGGAGAGAGATAATCACCAATCGGTGAGAACAATTAAGACTTACTGTATTGAAAGTATCGAACATCTTGAACGTAGGTACGATGAGATTAAACAACTGTGTGAGATGTTTAAGGCGAGGGCATACATCCACGTTCAAAAACAAAATCACTTTGATGTTTCATTGAATATGATGGTTGACCTCGCTCAACGTATTCAGAATGGACAACATAATCAGAAAGGATTATTTGATAGCGTTGTTGGTCAGTTAAAGACACAGGAGAAACGTTGGATAGTGGATGTTGATGATGTAAAAGAGATGAGTCCAATGATGGTTGCATTTATTGAATATGAATGTAAACCATTTACTGAAGTTGAATTTGATGAAGCCGGTGTTCCAATTGGTTACAAGGTGGGACCAAAGGTTGAGGCTGTAATCCCAACAAAGAACGGACACCACTTAATTACCAAAAAATTTGATGTGATGAAGTTTAAGGAGAGATACCCTGAATTAGATATTCAAAAGAAAAACCCCACACTACTTTATTTACCAAATTCATTAGATTAATATGATAAAAGAAAATCCAAATTACGTAAGGTTCGTAGAATCTTGGTCGTCAAAAGATGATTGGAGAGACCCAATCATGAAACCTGTTTGTTATGAAAATGGGTGGGTAGTTTCAACCAACTCATACAAAGCGTTGTGGTTTCATGATGTCGACTACATTAATAATGAAAACATACATGACCACAGCAAAGGTAATGGTGTCAACGCCCAACCTGTCATGTTTGAGTTTCGTAAATTTTATGAAGGTGATTCAAAACCATTCGGGAGAATTAAAGTATCTGACCTTGAAAAAGTTTATGAAGACATCAAGATGATTCCTGAGTTTGACAAAAAATATAAGGAATGTTATCAATGTGATGGACACGGGACTGTTGAGTGTAATTGTTGTGGACACGAAACCGAATGTGATGACTGTGATGGGGAAGGTAAGGTAGAATGTGGTGAAGAAGAAAATGGTGAGTACACTTATCCCAATAAACACTTCATTGTTGTTCACGGTGTTCATTTGTCATTATATGAGATGAGAGAACTCATCGATAATGTCAAGTTTATTGGTGTGGATGAATTGGAAGTTTATCCAACCGATAGTGATATTAAATCGTTATTTGGTATTCCAAATGAAAAAATGTATATTTTGATTATGGGTAATATGACTAACGATGTCGAAAAAACCTACAAAGTAAGAGTTAATTGTTAATATTATGGAAAATTTACATCCAGTAGCACAAGTAGTTGGAATAATCGTAATCGGTTTATGCGTTTGTATTGCGTTGTTATCACTATTCACAACTTATTTTGATAAAGAATAAAATAAATCTCATTTCACTTTGCGGTACGTTTATAAAATTATTGAAAAATATAAGAGGTCATTATTATTAATATACTTCTACATCTTTATTGCACAAATCATTTTCTTGGTTGAACCCTATGTGTTGGGTAAATCAATAGATGGTTTATTGAATAAGGAGTATTATTGGATTGGGGTTTTTCTTTTAATAGAATCTCTCTCCAATTTTTTCATTTATAAACGTATGGTATTTGACACCAAGATTTACACATCTATCTACAATGATATTGTGTTTAACTATTTGGATAGTTCAGAGGATTCGGATGTCTCAACGAGGTTGGGTAGAACGGATTTAGCACATAGTATTGTGGATTTCTTGGAACACCACATACACTATTATATAATGTCAATACTTTCCATAATTGGAACATTGTTTTTTATATTCATGTCCCACGTGGTTACTGGTTTTATTGTATTGTTATGTGCTCCGTTCATTTGTTTTATTGTATGGAAGTTCTACGGTAAGATTGCTCAGTCCACAAAAATTAGTCACAACCAACACGAAAAGAAAATGGATGTGCTCAACACAAACGATAGAGGATTGATTCATTCTTTAAAAGGAGAAGAAGGATTTGGATTTCAGCATCCACCCTACAAGGAAAGAATTGGACTTCACTCAATATGGTAAAGACCATCTTCTTGGTTTTATCATTAATCATTTTCACTCACGAAAATGTGAAACTAACACAAGGTGAAGCCATTGCAATGTATTCTTATATAAATCAATTTTTGGTTTCCCTCTTATCCATCCCTGTGGGTATGGAAATGTTTACAAGAATGACCGATATAATAAAAAGATTAAAAAATACAAATGAGTAACGAAAAACTAACACCGGTAAATTGGTTAATCACCAAACTTCAATTGGATACGAGGTATAGTGGAATTTATGACGATATACTAAACGAAGCAAGAAAAATGGAAGATGACCATTATGAAAAACTGAAAGATTTTGATAATTGGAAAGATTGGAAAAACGGTATAGAAACTAAATCAGAGTAATATGTTTCATGATTTGATGGATGAACTTATGGCGGGGGAATTGGGTGTTGATGTAGAAACATACATTGATGTCATTGAAGATAAGTGCACAATGGAAGAAGCCAAGTTTATTATTGATAACATCTTTCAAGAAAAAGATAAAGAGAAGGCCATAGAATTGTTTAACAGTAAATTAGAATAATATGTATAAATCATTCAAACTAACAAAGAGATATAGTATTGCGTTTAATACTTTTCCTAAGTCGGCTAAAAGTATCGAGACCAAAATACCGGCATATCACACGGGGATTTGTAAATCAACCGATGAGATAAATGAATTTGATACATACTTTTTTGTTTTGGGTACTTTTAGAATAATGTGGTATGTTGAACACAAACACAAGTGTGGTGTAACCAATGGATAAAAATCAATATGGAAAAGATTATTACATTCGGTTGTCAGAAAAATGTTTTTGTATATAAGGAAGGTTGTGGGTTATTACCAAATCCTCCTTACAGAAAACACGAAACGGTGGAAATGGCAATCCAACATTTAAAAGAAAAAGGAATACAGGAACCAAAAGTAATAGAACATGACACAAAAAGAACAAGCATTAAATGACACCAAAAACCGATTCACAAATCTGTTGGATGGTTGTGTAAGGTCTGGTGTAAGTGTATCAGAAATCATTCGTTACTACGAATCAAGATTGAACAACCAACCAGTACCTGAAACCAAAAGGTCGTCGGGAATTGTAGATAATTTTATCGAGGACTATCTCAAACATATGGAGAACGAAGATGGAGGATTTTAAATTATTAAGGGGATATGCCGACCCGTTGGTAAGTTTAAGAATGACCATAGAAAGTTTAGCCAGAGTCATGGAGAATTACAATTACAGTTTGATTCAATTGAACAACTCTTTAGAACAATTAAACAATACCTTACGAGAAAATAATTAAGATTTTTTGGAATATTCAAATTAATTGGTTATTTTTGTTAAAAACAAAAGGACATGGCTATCATCACCATCTTAATATCAATAATGTACGGATTCTATATCTTAGTATCCCTATTGCGTAGAAGATGGAATGATTTTCTTTATGGGATATGTCTTGGTTTACTTATCATTTCAAATATTCCAACCATTTCTTTCGTTATCAGTTTACTCGGTCTTATCATTTTACACAGGTACATAGAAGTAAGGGAAAAAAATACAAACGAATCATAATATGCTTAAACACTATAACATAAAAGTTTTATTACAATCGGCAACCACACAGTATTGGGCTGAGTACACAATATACGATGTGGTTAAATTCGAGGTAGGTAGAAACCATTATTTTTTACAGACCGAGGATGGTGATGAGAACTATTTCCCCATAAACTTTTCAATCATCAAACAAATAGAAGACCACCGATAGTGGAAAATATTTTCAAAAAACGTCGTTATAGTGGAAAAAATTCCCGGTTCCGGTGCCCGAGGTTCATTTTAATGGAAAAAATAAATAATATGGAACCACAAGATAAATGGGTATTCTTCAAAGACATTGATTGGGATTGTCCAAAGAACAATAAGTTTAATGTGGATACAAGGGATTTCCATGTGGGATATCATTGGAATGATGAAGGACATCCTGATATTTCTACCATAAACAAATACCCACATTTCTTTTGGACCAAGGATGAACTAACCACATTACTGGAAAGATACTACGAAGAATCTGGTGGTGAGGGTGAATGGAGGTATTTCTCATTGGAAACCTATCGCGATGGTTGGTATCTAAAGTACTTAAGAATATTCAGAACGGATATGGGATTCATCATATGTGATTCTGAGAATAAAGCGTTGAAGAAAGATATATTAAACGGAAAGGTTTACCAAGAATTATTGCATCATCATTAATGGATACAATTAACTTTACATTGTTAAGGGGAATAACCTATAAAAATCACCGTGAAATTCTTCGCCGTGGTGATATGACTATTATATTAAGATTCTTTGAAGAGTCCCCTGATTTTCGATTTGATACCCACGTGGAAATATGTCATAATAACGGAACCCGTGTAATTGAGGAAGGTGAGACTTTTAAAAGAAACGGAAACAGGGAAGACTATGTTAATTTTGCTAAAAGGATATTGGATACATATGAATACGTGGAAGGTAACATAGAAAACATGTACGATTATATTCGTTTGTTTTTGGGTACACTTTTAGTGATTAACGAATCGCTGGGGGAAATTAATGAAAATAACTAAAAAACAATAACTGGGGTTCCAACTAATAATATGAATAACGAAATTACATATAGAGTAATAATAGATACAACCATAAAAGATGGAAGATGTATATATAATCTCTCAACTCCTACAGACCAACCTCAAATAACTTTAAATCAAATTACCAGTATACTATCAGGAGCACTATCTCTAAGTATAAGAGGTTCAGAAAATGAAGCACAAACAATGAGGGATGTAATAAATTACCTTAATGAAGAATTTGTTAGTATAGATTCATTTAAAGATATACATGTAAAGAAATGAAAGGAATACTGTATAAAGAAAATAATAATTGGATGGTAAGATGGTATGATGAAATAAACTCATCCACCGATTCAACCCAAATTGGAATAATCCCATTACACCCTGGTGATGTAAAGAATCATGGTCATATACTAAAGGAATATACTATGGTTGATTTTGATATCATTCCTGTATTTGTGGAAAAGGAAGGTGAAGAATGTGTAAACGGGGAAGATGTTCCACACGCGAGGATTAAGAACACAGAGAACATTCTATATGGTTCTATAGAAGAATTGATTATTCGTTGGAATATTGATGGAACAAAAACCGCTGGTAGTCTCACAAGAGAAATAATGGATATAATAAAAAAACATATTACGTTATGATTACAGAACAGAATTTAATTGATTTGGGTTTTGAAAAGGTTGAAGGGAATCTTGAAGGACAAACAGAACCATGGTACTATTATAATTTGGATATAGATAATGTTAATCTAACTTCAGATGATAGTGACATGGTTAAAGATGAACACTGGAATGTTCATGTATGGGAATTGGATTTGGTTATTAATAATATGTCTAACCTAAATGGTTTCATAAACATCATCACAAGAATAATAAGGGATAACAAATGAAGTATATTAAAAAGTTAATGAACCACCTTTGGTGGTTAAAAAAACAGAAGGTAGAAAGTATGGTTTACTGCGGTAGACCCACATCGGTTTAAACAATTTGAAACCATAGTTGTTACATCTATATGAAAAAATTTATACTGTACAGACCACTCTCGGATATGGAATCTGATGGGGTTTATTTTGACGAATCGGTTAAGAAGAAACTGGTTGAAGAGAGAGAAAAACAGGTATGTCATTATAGTGGTTTACCCTCTGTTTGGATGTACAGTAGTGATAGGATTTTGACCCACGATACCCCTAATGTAATACAGAAAGAGTTAAAAAACCCTTGATTTTAACCCTGTAATCCAGACATTTTTTGTCGTAAGGAATTTTTCTCAGATATATACGAATGTATGACAAGAAATCCCGCTGGTCGTATTACAATCCATAAAAGTGGATTAAAGTGGGAAATTGTGGGACATAGTAGGGGATTGACCCTTGTTCGAAATAAGAGTTATATTTTTATATTTTCAGAAAAACAGATGTAAATAAAAAACCCCCAAGTGTCATACAAGGGGGTTAATGTATATACGTATATATGTCATACACGTCTCGTGTCGTCAATAAAAATTCTTACGTTGTGTTTCTCCCTGAACTTTTTTTCTAACTTATCAATAATATTATCTTGTAAGTTATAGGGGAAATCGGGACTACCTTTTTCGATACCATCTATGGTTTTAAATTTTGAATCAATGAACGGAATTAAATCTTTTTCATTTTTTATATCTTTTTTCCCGCGTACCACAACTCTAATAACTGGGTTGTCTACGAGTTCATACTCATGGTCATCTATCTTTCCTTTTTTATATACGGTGTAATACACCGTCGCTCTCTTTATTAAAATTTTTATCCACTCATCCATTTGGTCAAAAAACTTAGGTAATACATCTTGAGGTAATACAAGGGAATATTGGCCAGACAAAATGTACTGTATTGTTGGATTATCATACCTGAGGTGATTGGTATAATTTCTGTCAAACGATTCTTCTAATAAATCAATAATTAAAGGTCCGTTAATAAGGTGAAGTGACCTTATACTTAACTTGAACGGAAATTCACCGAACCCAATCTCTTGAATTTTTCTGCCAACCAAAATGTAGATGTCATTAATCATCTCAGGATAAACCCTGTTAACATCAACAAATAGTTTCAATAGACATTCACTTATAAAAGGGACACCATCTATTGTTCCTTGGGTTGGGTCTTCAGCTACAACATATTTTATTGTAATGGTCCCATCGGTCAGTCCTTTAAGTGAGTCACCTATTTGTGGTAAAGCGTCGTGAAACTTTTGGACATCATCACCTTCTAAAGTTTCTGTTAGTTTAATCATCTCATTTACTTTACATATAAATACCATTCCCCCGCCAAACTAAATCGACCTCCTCAGGTCCCTGAACTAACAAGTGTTAGTTAGTTTGTGCCAAACAAAATCGGTACCGTCGGACGATTCTGAGGATTCTGATTCCGCCAAACTAAATCGGTGGATTTATTGTTACAACATCAATTGTCTAAACAACCTTTCCGCCAAACTAAATTGACCATCTCAGGTCCCGTCGTCAGGATTCTCATTAAAAAAAAAATCCCGTGACGTTAATCACAGGATTTGGTTAAGAGACTTGAGTCGTCTATTACATATTACTCAAGATACTCTTACGGAACTCGAAAGCTTTCTTCTTGGAGGAGAAGTTCTGAGAGTAACGGGTTCCGTTAACGCTAGCACGTACACGGTAAGAGAAACCATCATAGTAGATGTGGTGTGAAACAGGTACGTAAGTACTTACGGTTGTTTTCATAGCCGGAGCTGCTACTGCTTTCTTCCCACCCTTTTTGGGGGCTGGAGCTGGTTTCGCCGCTGGTTTGCTGGCGGGTTTTTTAGTTGTGGACTTCTTTGTTGCCATAATATATTGATTTTGATATATAAAATATACACAAGAAAATCCTAAAAACCAAATCCTATAAAAAAATCTTTCAAAGAACTAATGCCAAACTAAATCCACAGTATGATTCCCTCCTCAGGGTTATCAGGGTACCGTGACTCTTCTAAACATACACCACATGTGGATGGTAATAATTGCTGCTTACCTTTTATTCCATCTACCTGAAATTGCGATAGAGGTGCTGGTATACTGAATCCACATATGTGACACTCTAACCTATATACGTTTAACTCACCCTTCCAATATAAATCAGTCAAGTTGAATTTCTTTCCCATCACTACGTTGTCATTAACGTCGGTAATGGTGTCTTCTATTATTTCACCTGTGGTAGGGTCCGTGAAGTATACCTTGTCCCTGATGAAGAGTTTCATTTACTCTTCCCCCTTTCTTCCAAACGTTGCAAATATTGTGAAAACATCTTGGCCGCCATTGCTAACCTTTGAGGTTTAAAACAATATTTCTTATTAAGTCTAGCCATTGCTATCCTCATGAACTGTTCCTGAATCCGTGGTTCTACTACTATCATGACTTTAAATATTGCTACAGGTGAGTATTGAATACATCAAAATCCCTAATTCCCATATTTTGTCTCTCCACTCTTGCGTTGTGCTGTAAAAACGCTTGAATACCTTCACCGTGTGGTACGGCTTGAAATATTAGTTGCTGTTTAAATTGCTCTGAAGTAATAACTCGAACAACAGACAGTCCAAGTAATCTCATCCAAAATGGTTCGTCGACCATTACAGATTTAATCCTGAAATAGTTCACAGATTCTCGAGTCACACTGAAGACCCCTTTTCGTTCAATTACACAGTCATCATAGAATTCATACCTCCAACAATCTACTTCGAAATATTTGTAGATATAGATGACTACCGCCAATGCACATGCATATGGGTGTACGAAGTAAGTTGCTGGTACCATGGCCAGCCAACCAATATTCAACCACTGAGATGGGGTGAATATGTGAATCGGTTCTTGAGGTTTCTGTGTATTGAACATAATACTAAGTTTTTGTTACAGTTTTATTTGCGGTTGTTCCTGCTGGTGAACATCCACATGGTGATGCTTTTCTACACATATTCATAAATGTCAGTGTATCCACTAAGTATACCTTCATGGTATCACCATATGAACCTTTATCCCATTGGGGTTTAATTACTTCTCGGGTTATGTTGCAATCGATAAAGTAAACTTTGTGTCCACTTACTAATGCCTTGTCCCCGTGTTGGATATATGTTCGATTGGTTCCACAACCAACTAATCCAAGTGCTGATATAAATAATATTTTTTTCATAACTCCAAATCTAAATAAAATTTATTACTTCTCAATATGGATATCACGAAAAAATTCAAAATCAATTACTTCGTCTTCCTCCACCGCGAAGTCAACACACATTGCAATAATCTTTCCTCTTTTCTTTGCAACATATAATGTGTAAGAACCATCACCAAAACCAGATGAAGAAACTACTCCCTCGTCATACACACCGTATCGACTATCACCCAAGGTACGAGAACACATACTGATGTACCATTTTTCACCTTGTTCTTCCTCACGGGCCTCGGTCATTTCTTTCCAAGGTGTTACACCAAAGAATGAAATGTCACCATCTCCCAAACCGATTCGTTCTGTAATAGAGTCGTCACGGTAAGATTCTTTGGAGAAGATTCCACACTGACCTGAGTCGACACCGATGGTTGCAGGATAATCTTTCCAAACCAGTTTGTCGTCTTTATGGTCCTCGTGTATGACAAGTATCATTGAACTTCGGATACCCCAATCACCACAGTCGTGACGCTTAACATAGGTGTCATACATACCGGGTTTAACACCACTAACAATTCCCTGACACCAGGTTGGGATTGTGTAACAAGGGTCGGATACTACGACCTCAGTTCCTAATTTGATTTTGTTTGTCATACACCTATTGATTTTTAATGTTCTATATTCAAAATTAATACATTTACTAGAATATTCCAAATTTTTCTAGAATATTTTTGCCAATCTAAATTCAGTACATCTCCTCCTTCAGTTGCTTTGCTTTCTCAAAGTGTTTCTTGATTTGGTTTGCAAAACTCACCAAACGAGCTTTGGTCTTTGCGTATGCGTAGAACTGACAATACTCACTGTCAAAATCGATTCCACTACAATTGATGTTTCTCTTGACACAGTCCTCGAAGTCATAGGCAGAGTCGTAGTCGTGACCAATTGCTTCTTTTTTAGGGAAACCAGTAAGTGTCCACTGTGCTCCATCCCAATCACCTTTGTAAATTGAGAGTCCAATACCTGTTGAAATTGTTTCTGTTTTCATACCTCTACTTTTTAAATGTTGATTTGAATACTCGGATGTTTTCCTCAATCTCGAGGTCCATAGCCTGAGCTAACTTCATCTTGGCTTTGGTCATGAACTCCTTGTCGCCAGACAAAATCTCCAAATCCTCCTCAGGGTGAAACTCAATCTTGTCGACAATAACACGGACATCTTTTGACTTCTTATCCTTACGGTAGAAAGGAGTCCTTGCGTAGATGTACTCACGAACTTGAGTCAACTTGATATCACTGAGGTCCTCACGAATTCTCATTTGGATTATAATCTCCTCGAGTGATGCTAGTTTTTCGAATGTTAATTTACTCTCAGTGATTAAGTTCTTATATAAACCAGTGAGCTCTTTAAGCTCCTTAGAATATTTCTTACCATCACCGTGGTTGATGAATTGGTCATATGAACTCAGTTCACTCTTTGACCCTACGATGTCAATGAAGACACCCTCGATTGTTTTATTTACTCGTCCCATAATCTTTAAAAGAAGTTTAATACAGATTTTAACATGCCAAACAAAATTCGGGGTTCGGCTGTCCCGTCGGAAAATTTTACTTCAGAGTTTTCCATTTCTCTTTTCATTTGAATTGCTTCATCAACTTTAATCCGTTGCTCGATGGTTCTTGCGTGGTATTTGGATGAAACAATGACATTCTCTTGAGTTCTCAATGCGTCTACCCATTCTTGGTAGGTTAATTCTTCTTGAGGTTCTGCTGTCGATAATATTTTCAAATCTTCCATATGAATTTATTTTACTTTTTCCTTTAGTTCTTCTTCGTATATTCTACGGATTTCTTTTGCGTCTTCCGTATCCACATAAGGGAATTGTGCAACGAAGTCATCAACACTAGTTTCGTTATCGATTGCATATTCCATCTCATTTTGGAAAAGGGATTCCCAAAAGTATTCTTCGTCAAAACGATAGTTACCTTCGAGATAACCATAATCATCCTCAACCACTCCGTTTTGATTAATGGTTGTTTTGCCACAGAAATCACTTCCACCCTCCGAGTAGAACAACTCCACATCCACACCATACATCTTGTGTAATACAACACCAAAGTTTATTGGTGGTGACCACGCCGTATCAGGTGACATATAGATAACATCCTTCTCAAAAGTGAAGTTGCAGTCGGCGTATGACACATCCCATTTGGTACCATACCAACTGGTGTTTGCATTATACCATCCACCTTGTTCGTATTCTTCTTTACTAATTTCAGGTTCACGACCGATTAAGGACTCAAACACGATACACTTTTCAGGTTCGGACTTTGGAACATCATTAAGGATACGAGTGAGCAAACCAATCTGCTCTTCAGTACCTGTTATTGTTATTGAGTTTTGACACCAGTTCGGCATAATCTATCTATTTTAAGCTGTTCATTAATACAAAGGTATAAAGAGGATACCATTTTACCAAACGATATCCTCTTTTTATTTTTTTACCAGGATGATTGGTAGTAGAAATCTCCTTCCTTTTCCTCTAATAAGGGAGTGATTTGTTTGATGGTATCTTCTAAACCTTTTAGATACCACTCATCATATTCAGTTCCCCCGAAAAAGAAACCTGCTTGGGTTGGTAGTAGTTCTTCCGCAAGTTCGGTGTCGGTGTAGACATCGATGTCCTCATACAATTCCTTACCACCTTGCCAACCAACTTTCACCTGAACCTTCTTCGTCGGAGAATTTTTCAGGGTTGCTCTAACTTTCCCACAGGTATCCACCAACTCTTTGAGTTTTTCGCGGTCTACATAATACTCACCACAATCGTCCTCACCGTCCTGTACATTGTTTACAAACCATGCGTGGATGTGGTTGTCCTTTCTCCAATACGCCACCTGTTCCTCGATGGATGAAATTCTGTCGGGTTGAATTTCCTTAACTACTTTCCCACCCTTCTTAACTGTCACCTTGTGAAGTTGTTCGGGTTCCATATGTGACCAATTTTTCACATAGGTTTTCTTCTTGAGATACATGTCTAATCCCATTGTATTATTGATTTAAGATGTTAAACAATTTTGTACCAAGACCAAATAACTTTTCGGCCTTATCTTCTCTTTTTCCTTCACTACACACGTAGATTGACTTATCAGGTAGAACACCCAAATCCAACATTCCAAATGTGTGTTCCCATTTACCATTGATGAATTGTTCACCTGTAAACCTTTCTTGTGCGTTGTACGCTTCGTAGGTCATTTTCAATTTGACATTATTCTCATTTTGAATAATTCTCATCTCATATGACTTATCTCTCAAGTGAGATGATACCGAGTGGATTACTTTTTCTTTTTTCATAATACAAAGATATAACAATTTTTCTTTTATACCAAATTTATTTTCAACTTTGTTGCCAAACTAAATGTCCTCGACGGTAAAGTCATCCGACTCAAGGATGTCTATGATGTGTGCGAGTTCATATATGTCCAATTCAACTAACGAGAGTTCTATACTATCACCAAAACTTTCCGACATCACAGTACCATCAGGTAATATTCCATACGCCGCGTATTGAACTCTACCATCATCTTCGTACATACCTTCGGTAACCCAAACTCCAAACACATTTCTAAATGTGATTTGTTGGTTCTCACCAATAATGGTCGAACATTTGTTTTTAATTTTTTTGATTATTTCCTCTTGTAGGTCTTGAATTTTTTTCTTGTACATAATAAAATGTTTTAGTAATACAAAGATATAACAATTTTTCTTTTATACCAAATTTATTTTCAACTTTGTTGCCAACCTAAATCAATGTCCATCCCATAATATATGTGTACGAGGTTTTTAATAAAAAACCCCACATTTCTGTGGGGTTCTCTCCTTAAACCAATCAATCATAAGTAATCCTCGCGTATTTTACTGTGACCCAGTTGTCCTTTACAACAATCTTACCCATGTCCTCACCATCCTCGCCTTTCCAATAAACCTCACCATTTAATTTCACACCCCACTTCTCAAAGAAATGATTGATGATATATTTCAACCACTCAACGTAGTTGTAAAACTTCTCACCACCATCCCATATTAGATGAGTTCCATTTTCATCCGTAGTCCACTGACACCATAAACCAGGTTGACATTTACCCTCTCGTGTTCTCAAATCATTTTGTGTCCACCTTTCGTTGTAGTTAGTTGTTAGAAAATCTAGTTGACCTGGAGGTGTATTGTAATCGACAATACTATCATCCTTGTCTTGACCTGCGAACCCATTACCACCAACAAAGTATTCACCATCGTTTCCGTAGGTTTCTTCTTTTGGTAGAAAAGGGTTTCCGTGTTCACCCTTAAATAACTCATAGAGTTTCTCAACATTTCGTTTCATTCTACGAGTGTTGTTGAACTTGGTGATGTAATTCTTTTCATCACTAGTAAGTGGACGACTGAATTCAAATCCACCTTCGAAATCGGTTGTGTATCCCATACTTTTTTAATTTAATTGTATTACAAAGATATAACAATTTTTCTTTTATACCAAATTTTTTTTCAACTTTGTCGCCAAACTAAATCCCCCCTGTGAATATGGGGTTTGGTCTGAACTCCAATTTGTACTTTGGGTTGTAACTACCACCCGAACAATTGCTACATGAATAAGACCTACTTCTTAAACGATGGGCTTTGGATACCTTACCACAACCAACACATGTTGCAATATATTTTGCTTCGGGTGTTTCAACTACTTTACTACTATAACAACGATGTCCATCACAACCTATTTCAATCGCTTTCGACCTCCATACATGGTTATGTTTTTGACCAGGACAAAGTGCGTGTGCAATCTCATGTAGAATAGTATTCTTTACATGACTTTCATCATTAAGTAATGTCAATACTTTGGATAGTGTAATTTGTTTAGGTCTGTATTTACAACACCCAAACCTACTTTTTGCATTGTCATACGCAAATGTCCACCCCTTAACATCTAACTTGTGTTTGTGAATTAACTTCTCTGCTAACCGTTGTGCTTTAATTAAGTCCATGTTGTTTTATTTTAGGCCAAACTAAATTTCACCTTCACCTGTCGTGATGTACACTCCGTAATCGATGGTGTGCAATTGTGGTACTCCATCATTGTCCATGATGTGACCATCGAATAACCAGTTGGGTTGAACTCGTGGATTGTATCGAACCCTACGACTTTCATCCTTGTATGGTTGACCTGTGTAAATCTTGATGTCCTTACAAAGTATCCACGCACATACTGTTTTATTACCACCATCGAAAATCTTCTGTGCTGTTTTCCTGTGGTTCTTAAATGTGCAACCTGTCATGACCAACTGATTATCTGTTGGACTGTAATACAATACACTACCATCAGGGTGTTGTACTTTCCACTTCATGTAGTTCTTACCTCTACCGAGATTGAACCTTACTTTAATACTTTTACTCATCTTGATTGGTTTATAATACAAATATAATACTAATTCTTTTATATTCCAAATGTTTTTTTGCCAAACAAAAATCCCCCTGTGACGGGGGACCTTTTTATTCTTTCAAATCAAAAATCAATTCGGTGTAATTCATCATCCCATTGGTTACGAGTGGACTATCTTTTTCTACCGAGATAACATCTCTTGCCCACGAACCAACAATCTCATTTTCATCATCACCTCTAAAATCTCCCCCACCCATTCCGTTACCTTCACTAGTTAATAGTGGTAAAGGGTGAATTTTTACACCATCCCATCCTTGAATTTCGGGAACTTTGTTTTTATCCACGAACATTTTTTTGGTGTGGTTTACAATGTAGGGGTATTCATCCGTTGATGACACTTTGGGTTTGATTTGGTTTTCATCATTACAAAGTGAATACAAATTTGCATCGTACTCCTTCCCTTCCGAAATGACTTTTACACCTGGTTCTTCTCCTGCGTAATCACCCGCCCACACTACACGACTTTTGTAATGTTCACCTCTACGGGTTAATTGTTTTTCAAAAGTTGAAACGAAGTTGTTCCCTTGATAGGAATGCTCCATCAGTTTGAGTCCGTTGTCGTACTCGTGTGAATACATCCACGCTTTAACTGTTTCGTGTTCACCCTCTTTTGGGGTGTTACCTAAAATGATTGGTTTATAATATTGTCCCATTGTTATGTTGTTTTATGATACAAATATAATACTGTTATTATTATATTCCAAATAATTTTTTATCTTTTTTATTGTTTTCTTGCCAACCAAGTTTTTGGATTAACCAGGGTCACCAGCAAAATGACCAGTAAAACTGGCTGTTGCAACCAGTCTGAAGCCAGGTGATTTTGGTTGGCACAACTTAAAGTGTTGATTTTATTAGGATTACAGAATGCCAAACAAAATTCCGATGACCAGCATCATGCGCGCAACATCTTCAAGCAATAAAAAACCCCTCATTGTGAGGGGTCTACTATAAACTTACTATCTTTTTGAGGTCGTTTTCGTGTGACTTTATATTTTAATCCCACAATAATGTCGTTCTCATCTCGATATCTCATATCATATAAGTCACCATCGATAACTTTTCTACCCCAAAACTTTTTGGGTATTTCTTTTTTGAAAACAACGGCAACTCGTATACCATTGTTCAACATACTAATACAATCTGAAAAGTTTGTACCACTAAATGAAAATGTTAAGTCGTAGTTCTTATACTTCTTAACTAACTCCATTCGTTTACCCACTTTGCTGTAGTCGTAAAACATAACATTAGGAAACAATTGCAAAATGTTTTTTCTTTTACCATCTATCTCCATATGAAAAGATTCGGGTGAAATGTCTGAAGTGTTATTTAAACGAACACTAAAGTGATAACCTTGTTTTTCTGCCTTCTTTTTTGCCGCCTCAATTTCTGCAACCATCCATTGCATGAAATACTGGCGATGTTCGAAAAACAATTTTGTTTTTTTAATTCTACTCTCAGTAATCATGTCATCTCTCATGTTCATTCGATTCATACCAGATTCGTTTAAACATAGTGCAGTACACTCCGCGTTTCTCATTGGGCAAACTTCGTAACCACTTAAGTCCGCGGGTGCGAGGTAAAGACTGTAGGTTAATTCATCATACTTGTACGCCTTAGCGTGTTTTGATGTCAGGTTAACTGAACCTAAATAATTGATTCCAGTTTCCTTTCTGGCTTGGGTTTTATTTCTGTACTCCATATAATATTGGTTTAACAATACAAATATAAAACGAATTCTTTTATATTCCAAATTTATTTTTATTTTTTTTCTTCAGGAGGGACCTGTTCTTCCCAGGGCGATATTGTTTGGCGGGCGCCAAACTAATTTAATAGACGAACTGTGCAGCTCCTCCGCACACATTCGAGCAATAAAAAACCCCCACATTTCTGTGAGGGTTTTTCGAACCGAACATTAAATCAATATACTAAACTAAAGAACCCCTTCTATTGAATGTCCCTTTTTGGTGAGGTTTTTACCTTTACGTTCATAGTTGTTGTAGCCAACCAAAAACAAATCGTCTTTGGTCCCTAACACCATCGAACCTTCAAGTTTCATTCCACCATAAGTTACTTTCAGCTTACGCATAAAATCATTGAAAGAACGCTCAAGCTGTACACCAATCTTATCGGTAGGAGGAACTGGTGCATTTTCAATGTGATAACGAGTACCAACACGAGAAAATTTAATTCCCACCATTTCCTTTTTCTCAAAGTTTGGTAAACTCTCATTAAGGCATTCACGAATTTCGTG